GTGGATCAACCAAGGTTCGACGGAGTTGTTGTACGTGCTTGTTGATTTCATTTTGATTCAAGCCTACAACGTTGGCCGGATTCTTCATGTAATCATCGAAGAGTTTTTCCCACCAGACATTGATATCGGGTTGTTGCGATCCTTCAGTCGCGACGATGTGACGGAGTAGATGACCCATCAAAAGCGCGGGCGGCTTCGTCCCATTAAACAGTTCACAGTTTTTCCAGTTGAATTCATTTTTGGCTGGGTTGGCTTCATCATCAGTAGGATCGATGTTAATTCGATACGTACTTTCAGTTCCTTCCTTCCAATGCAACTTGATGTCCAAGTATGCACGGGCTGGATTGAGAAAGTCGGTACCCTTGTTGAAGGCAGACCAATTCATGTCATCTGCGATGAGTGCCTTATTAAGGTTTCCCTTATCCGGCTTAACCGAGTTATGCGGTTTCTCAAAGTACATCGTGAGTAGTCGAGACCAAGTGAAGTAATTCACCTTACGCCATAACAGAACTTCACGAAACAAATAACACAAAATACCCTGGGCGTGTTTCTTACCCTTGAGCGGATCAGCAAGCAAATCTTTAACAGAATCCATTAGCTATACACCTACGGTGGTTGTTACGGGAAGTGGCGGTTAGTTAACCAATAATCAACTACTTGGCCTCTTTCATGTTGTCGATTAGAGTACGTGTAACCGTCAGGATATCATTGTACATCCTGTTGAGTACACGACAGTGGTAAGTGGTAGGGGCATTCTCCAGATAGCGGTTGTGATAGAGTACGGCTGTTTTCAAAGCATTAACACCGTCATGGAACGACATTGATGTATGGCCTTGAGTGATCAGGTAGTCATCCAACGTGGTGGGGTTATTGACGATAAACAGATCTTGCGACACGCCCATAACGACAGCTTCGTCATCATGGATCAATGCGTTCGTCACGTAGGTAATGATCGATGTCAGCTCAGTAATAGAACTATGTCGACATTCCAGGTTGATGTACATCAGTTGCCGTACGTCAGGACCTTCAATGAAGTGTCCCACGTTGACTCGGTTCCAGAACTCTACCAACATCTCAGGTAGGTTACCGATGCCAGCCTCAGGTGAGTCGAATTGTTCCAGTAGCTTTTTGTAAGTTTGTTTGGGTGTGGTCTTAAGCCAACGGTCCAGTAAACTCACCAATTTATCAATCATTCTATAGACCCCTATTCATTTTGTCATTGGACATAACTTTATTCAGTCAGGTATTTTATGGAAAACTCCCAAGTAGTATTCATTGACCCAGAGGTTCCCGATGTTGCTTACGAGGAACTGGATTTCGATGCACAGTTAAAGCATACGCAGAAACTGAAGAATCGCATCCTTCACAAATTGGTTAACGCCAACGCTGACGGGTCCATGCCTACAGACAAGGATTCCGTTGAACTGATGCTTAAAGTAGCCGACTCAATGGACAAGTCTACTATTGCTAAGAAGCGTGTTAACGTGGATGAGAAGCAAGGTAACGGTGCACTCAGTATTCTCACGGGTATTGCTGAGATGGTATCCAAGGGCGGTAACGCTAACATGTTCGCTACATCGAACCCTAACTCCAACAACAACCAAGACATTGGTGAGATGCCAGACTTCACAGGGCAGCATGCTGCTGGTGAGGGTGAGCAAGGTTTGATCTCTGAAACAGCTGATAAGTTCAACGAACGTATGGACATCGTTAACCGTGAAGAGATGGCACGACGTGAAGAGGCTATGGGGTTACATATTAACCCGGTACCTAAGTAACGAACATAGGCCAGCCCTTGAGGCTGGCTTTATGTCAGTCAGTACGATTACCACGGCCATACAGTTCGAAGTCATCACCTATCTCTACTTTAACAATGGAGGGTACTTCCATCGCTGTACTGATTTTCTCTTCGATTGACGATAGTACCTCTTTGGTATGTTCTGCATCATTAGATGCTTTGACTGCTAACACTACAGCTACCGTAGTGGATACGGTTGCTATGATGATAGGTAAGTTATCTGAGACAGTGTCGACTATTGGGTCAATGTAATCTCTCTTAGTACGTTGTAACCAGTTTGGTTGTGTCATGTGAGTTAGCCTTATGTTAGTCTATTCCTTGATAGGAATTGGAATAAAGAACTCAATTTGAATTCCCCCTATCATAGACATAGACTAACGCAGTATTATTTAGAGCAGGTACTGTAAACCTTGTAAGAAGCTAATCCCCCCACGAGTAACAGGATTGCACAAGCTGTAGCCACAGCGGCCTTATTAATTTCCTCAGTTGGCTTTTCATCAGGATCTTTCTTAACGTACGCAACGTGATCTACTTTACCAAAGTCGATCGTCATCGGGTTACCGATGAATTCGTGATATTTAGTTTCCTTCATCCAGACATTGGCCAGTACCTCGACCGATACAGGGACAGCTACATATAGACCGAACTCGTTAATAGTGAACATAACGAAACCATCCGACACAAGGCACTTACGGAAGTGCACAGCCATCCCCAACCTACTCACCAACCCCAACGTAACGATCTGTTTTAAGTTAGCCTCTACGGTTACCAGAGAAAGCACGTTGGTTACTTTTAGATGTGGCATTATACATTGAAGTTTAACGTACATCATGTTGCCCTTACAGCGGTTATTCCAAGTCATGATATAAACTTGAAATAAAATCTGTTAACTGCATAAAGCCAGCCTCAAGGGCTGGCAGTATGTTTGTGACGCTCTGTGGTTCGATTACAGCGTTATTGGATCATCGGGTTGTCAATGACGCGAAGTGGGAGTACCCGCGTCTTAGGTGCAGTCACAGGAGGTTTAGTAAATCGCTTAACATCACGTATGCAAAGCCACATGATGAAACCAAACCACACTAAGCACATCAACCCTAAAAGGATCGTACTTGATTCAGTAGCGATCCAGTATTGCATCAGTTGTTCCATAGGCACTCACTTGATCTGAACGTTCTTATTAAAGTGTTCAGGTACTGTCACGTTAGTTGGATCAAGCACCATGAACTCTGCTTGGTTGAAAGCACCGTGGGTAGAGACGTAGTGACTGATGTAAAAGATTTGCTGGTGAACCCCGTTCTCGATTAGACGCATGATGAAAGGAATCAGGTTATCCCGATGCTGTTCGTCAAACGTACGACCGAATTCATCCAAGAACAAAGGCATGTGATCCAAGTGAAGGAACTTACGCATTGCTTGCATGAAACTAAAGTCTACCATCTCCAACTGTGAGTCACTACCGCGTGAGATATCAGGAGCTACCACCGCACCATCAGAAATACTCAATGGGAAGTTATAGTCCAACTCATCCTTCTCAACCTTAGATGGCAATACTTCCATCTTGTAAGTCCAGATCTCAGAGATGTACGCATTCACGAGAGTGGTTACACCCTGCATGAAACCCATCAAGTACTTACCGAGCAAACCACCGTTAGGAGACAGTGCTTTAATGAGTAGGTTCAAGTCACCTTGTACTTCACGAGCATTCTCAACCTCACCTTCCAATACACGCAACGTCATTTCACGTTGAGTCAACACTGCCAACGAATGTGTACCCTGAGCCAACTTCACTTGAATGTCATTGATCTCAGCTTCATAGGCTTTGTCTAGGAGCCACTCTGTGTGCTTCATAGCGCGTTCACGCCATGATTGGTACCCTTGGATGATTGAGTTGATTTCGTTGTTCTGACGGCGGATGTCGACCTCTCCACGGGTGATCTGCTGTAGGTACTCAGTCATCGTGGTTTGTTCATAGTACTTAGCCTGAACTTCATGCTCCAGCAGCGAACAACGGTTACGGTTGTAGGCTACAGCATCACGGTCAATCTCGTTCAGGTTAGCCAGACGCTTAACCAAACGTTCTGCATCAGCTTGGTATTGATGTAACAGGACGTACTGTTTCATCTTAGCAAACCAGTGAGTCAGATCCATCTTGATCGCAGACGGCGTACGGAACATCAACTGATGCTCTGTAACGTAATCCCATATCGGGGTGAAGTCTGAGTACTCACGTGTCATCTGCGTAAAGGCATGGACGTGTCCACGGTACTCCTTAGCAGCCTCGATGTATTCCTCTTCCCGACGGATCAATAGATCTGTTTCACCCATAGCTTCACGAACTTGAGCAAGGTAGGTCTCAAGCTTCTCACCTTCGGTTTCATCAACCCCCGGTTTAAAGTCATGTTCGCATTTAGGACAGACTACAGTGTCACACGCTTTTAAGCGAGAAAGCCTTTGCGCTGCCGTCTGTTCTGCACGATCAAGTTCCCGACGACGACCCAATAAAACAGACAAGCTCTCGCGTACCGATTCAATCTTTGCATTAGAAAAGTATCCCTCGGAGTTATCCGGGAAGGCGTTAGTGATTTCATACCAACGTTGGAACATACTGGACAAACGTTGATCTGGGTTGTTTGACAAATCTAGGTTGACGAGTGGAAACTTAATAGGGTTAGCTTCAAGGTCTTTAAACAGACGATCCACTAAAGCATTCGTTTCTGTAATCTCGCTCTCTAGATTGGTCAGTTGTTCTGGGGATACTTCCATGTCAGCTACGTTAGCACCACGGAGGGATTCCAGTTCTTCAGCCATGCGGTTAATCACAGCTTGAATTGCAGCGCACTGCTCTTGCACTACACGCTTCTCTTCCATGAACCCAGCTTCATCACGAGCCTTGAGACGTTCAGGGAGTGTTGGGTAACTGTGGAGCACAGCCTTAGCACGTTCAACTAGACCCGCCAATATACTACTAGCCTCAACCTCATCACGGAAGCCAGGCTGTTGGTTAGCTTGTCGAGCCAAGAACAAACCGTTCAGTCTTTCGGACAGTTGGTTGTTCTCACGCTTCATGATACCCAATTCGTTATCAGACGGGATGTCATGGTTCTCGTTAACGAGACGCTTAGTGATCGTATCGACTGTACCCTTTTGTGACCGGGATTCAGTCTTAAGGATGTTGAACACATGGAAGGCATGTGATAGATCGACCACAGACATCTTAGTCAGAATCTCACGACGCTTAGCTGTGGTCATCTGGGTGAACTTCATTCGCCCGGTACAGATCTCATGGAACTCACGGGTCAGACCGAACTCTTGAAGACACAGGTCTTCTTGAATCTTAAAGGTGCCACCAGAGTTGAGTTCTTCGTCATCACGGATAAATGAATGCTTACCTGTACCGTGACCGTATTCGGACAACAGAACATAAAGACTACCGTTATGGTAGCAGTGAAATTCTTTCTGGCCACCCGGTGAAAAGTTGTCTGCGCCGCGAGCAGCTTTAGACGGAGTTGGCAGTGGTGACAGTTCTTCCATAATGGAAGACTTACCTGAACCATTCGAACCGATCATGATCATCAGTTGCTTAGTTGGGGTCCACTCAAACTCTTGAATATTGGATCGCATCAAACGACGAAAGCGTTTAAGGCGAAGGTATTTAATCTGCATTGGGCTGACCTTTTAATTAATCCTATAGATACAGCCATCCAAGTATTAATTAGGTGACCTATGGCCCTGCAAGATAAATCAATCTTAACTTTATTCTCCCTCGGGTATGTGACAGTCAACAAAGAACGTACATCCCGGAAGATTCAATGCCTTCCTGTTGAGTCTGCAACTGCTACTGATGGTGAAGTAACCCATAACCCCGTTGAAGAGATTCTCAAGGGCACTGACAAAGACGGGAACGCTTACGAAGTAAAGGCTACACAAACTCGTGACCTGGAATGTGAATGGATGCCCACCGAAGATAACCGTGCTACGCCACCCGATATGCGGCGTGGTGAAATGGTTGAGATCTATCGGGTTGGTAAGACTTCACAGTACTACTGGCGTTGCATGGGTTTCCGTAATGGTCTTCGTAACCTAGAGCACGTTGTGTACCTGTTCGCAGCTAGTCCAGATGCAGGTGGTGCTGGTGGTACGTTCGAGAAATGCTACAGTTTAGTGTTCTCTCCATGGGATGGTTACATTCAGATCAAGACGACTAAAGCTAACGGTGAACCTTTCGCGTATGTCTTCGAGATAAACACTAAGCAAGGCTGGTCTGGGTTGAGTGATGACGTCGGTAACTACTGGGAGGTCAACTCGAAAGACTCACGGGTTAAACTACAAAACGTTAACAAGTCCATGGTGTCACTCGAGAAACAAGAGATCGATATCAAGGCCGATAAACGGGTGACGTTTACTGTAGGTGGTACCGTCATGGAACTAACGCCCGAGTCGATCAGTGAGAAGACCACTACGATTAACATCGAGGCCACAACATACAACCTTAAAGCGCAAGCTGTTAAAGCGACCGTTGGTCGTTGGGACTGGTTATAATGCCTGGTGTAGCCGTATGTAATATCGACAGTGCTGGCGGTATCATTAAACCTGGACCTAACGTGACTATCTTTTATAAGGGTAATCCCGTAGCTGTGGTAGGTTGTGAGGTTAACGGACACGGTAGTGGTTCACATGCCTCCGCAGTGATGATCCAGGGCTCGTCTAAGGTGTTCATTAAAGGAATACCCATCGTATTGGCGGGTGACTTAGCAAGCTGTGGAGATCGAGCCACAGGACGCCCTGATCTTACGTCTAGTTCATGACAGCATAAAGCCCAGCCTGATGGCTGGGCAATATGTCGTTACACGCCGTTTTCTTCGTAGTGATCGATACAGTGGTTGATAAAGGTCAACCAAACGTTCATGGTGATTGCCAACCAGTGAGTGAAGTTATCCATTGGCTCTGCAAGTTTCTTCGAGATCTCACCGATGATCTGGAGAGTCAAGTTAGCAGAAGGAATAGTTTCACCCGAGTCGGTACGTTCCATGATTTGTCGGATTGCATCGTCCACGACCGTCTTAACAGTTTCAAAGTCACGACGACCCGTCTCTGCTTTTTCGGCCAACGTCAGGATACGTGATATTTCCTCAGTGAGGTCAGTCATTTCCTTAACGGAAGGAACTTCAATTTCACGTTCAGATTTATCTGCGATGTTCATGGTCAGTTCTGTAAAGGCCATCATGAAACTGGAACCGATTACAAACGCTGGGTCTGTCTTACCGGCTTTCAGTGCTTCTTCTGTCCCTTCAGGTGCCATGTATACGAATGCTGCGTTACCAGCTACCACTTCCGAACGGCGATGGTAGGATGGGTTAGCATCAGTCATATCACCTTTCTTCATAGCTGTTGCGCCCGGTGGGGCACGGAAGCTAGTGGTGTACGATTCAATGAACGTATCGACGATTTCATTAGCTACGTCTTTACGATCTTTGTCTTCAGCGGTCTCAAGGATATTCAGGAACTTGCGACTGCAATTACGTGCGATCTGGGTAACGCTTTTCGGATAGATGTTGAGTGTGTAGTTGGTCAGATCTTTAATGTCAACCAAGGCCGACAGATCCACACCCACAAACTTACCATTCACCGACAGACGTTGTACCCCAGCTACAGCCATGGATGACTGTAAGGATGCCTTAGAACCAAGTTTACCCAGTCTCCGGGTTACGGCTTCTTGTGTCCGTCGAACTCGACGAATACTACCAGTGAACTTGATGTACATCGCACTAAGGAACTGCCAGATCTGTTTAATGATCTTCCAGGCAGCTTTAGCACCAGCTACTAGCGCCTCCTTAATAGCACGCAACGTAATGGCACTACCCTCTTTGATATCGAACTCAGGGTCGATGTTCTCAAGGGCAACACTCATTACAAATGCGACGTCGCCACTCACCCGTTCTTTGCCAGCAAGCATATGCTCATAGCGTTCAAGAGCATGAGTGAGTCGAACCACCTTATCCCAATTATCGATTACTGGTTTCAGCTCTGATGTTGGGTTCATGTGGTTCATTCCTTAGTTGCCTTGGATGTCTTCGCGACCACCGGCTTCAGCTTTGAGAGAGGCTTCGAGGAAACCGATGTAACCTTTGACCAAGTTAATAACCCAGCCGATGTAACGGTGTTGGGACTCAGTCGAGGTTTTAGCCAGACCCAGAACGATCAGACCGTTGATCTGACCCGTTTGACCACCACGGCCAGAGATGAGGTCCATGAACGCACCAGTACTCGACTCAGAAGCAAACTGCTTAAGCTTGGCCATACCAGCTTTGGCGTCAACGATGAACTGGCACAGTTTCTCGAGTTCACGAATTACCGATACAGCTTCACCAGCCGTAGGGGTAGTCACAGAAACATCGCCGCCTTGGGGATCACCGCCTGGAACCAAGCTAAAGTTCAATTTAGCTGCATTTTGTGCATCTTCGATCGAACCCATCTCACCGGGTGCCTTCGATTTCTCTACACCGTAGTACAGAGCCATGTCACCCGGCAGTACGCCAGACCAACTCAGTTGATCTACACCCATGAAGCCCGACGGTACTTTACCTTTGTCGCCAGAGTTCAGGCGATCGAAAGAACGGAAGGCACGGGTAAGTGCTTGATCCAGAGCGTCCATCATTTGACCTGTTGGGGTACCACTCTTAAAGAAGCCACGGTTGCCTTTCCACTCTTCGATGATCTTAGTCAAAGAGGTCGGCCAGTTCATGAGCAGTTCTTCGGAAACTTTGTGAACGCGAGCGATAGCTGCTTTCGAGTCGCCAACGAATTCGCCACCCATGGTTAGACGGCCAGCGCCTTTCATGGTGAACTCAGCACCACCTTCCAGAACGTTCACACGCTTACGCAAGTCAGCCAAGTGGTTCTTGATCTTACCGGCATCTTGAGCAAAGCTAACGATCAGGTCAGCAACCATGTTTACAAAACGCCAGAAGATCTTAACACCGGCTTGGAACAGTTGTTTGAACTTAGCGCCCAGACCTTTACCTACTTCACCTGGATCAGCGCCATCATCGATAGTACCTTCTTTAGGCTTAGGACCACTCGAGTCGCCAGTGGTAGCCACTTCATTAGCTTCCAGCGATACACGGGATTTAGGGTTAAAGGATTCCAGAGCAGCGCGCTCAGGTTGGAACAGCTGGCCATCGATATCTTCCAAGGCCCACGAGATCGACTGACGGAGTTCATCCGACATATAGCGACCTTCTTTATGCATGCGTTGCATCAGACCATGGTACTTCTCAACAGTAGCGGTTGCCTTGCTCAGCGATTCAGCTTTAGCAGCTACGGAATCACACTCAGCCAGCTTGCCTTCGGTGACATCAGTCATGCCGGTAACAGCGAGGTCTTCACCGTCCAAGTCCATAACCATGCTATCAGCAGTTTCAATGGGCTCAGCGCCAGCCGAGTCAATCGTTTTCAGATCAGTAGTTTCAGCACCGGACTCATCGTGTTCTTCAACCGAGGTACGTACGTCAGATGCGCTCAGGCCATCTTTAGCGTGTACTTGATCAGGTAGGGTATCGATATGACGACCACCATTCTGATCACGAACCAGATTGGCACTAACGTCAGTCACGTCAACCTTAGTGGTTACTTCCTTAACGTTAACGGTGTGAGCCGTACCATCACCACCACCGTCTTTAGGACCGGGTTCAGAAGTTTGGGTATTACTAACGGCAGCATTCGTCAGATCATCCGCTTCAACGTGATCTGGCTCAGCGATGGAATCCTTAGGGAGTTCCTTCGTTACGTTGACGTCTACGGTTTTCACATCTGGGTGGCTGATGCTTTCTTGGGAGGCGATGGATTTGGTCATCGCAAAAATGTTTACACGGGTCATAACTTACTCCGATAAGGGAAAGGTTGTTCTACATAAAATAGTCACGGGAGTAGACCATTGTCGATAATGATCTTTTCGAGAATTGCGTTTCGTTGAGACAGCAAAGCGATCTTAGCGTTAGCTTCGGCCAGCCGTGCATAGTCTGTGGTGCGGTCAGCGATCGCCGCTTGACGAACCGCCTCGAGTGTATCGTGTTCAGCAGGAGTGATCAGATCAGTCAATGGCATGAAAGCGATATTGATTTCAGGTTCAACCCCTAGAAAGTCACTAGTCGTGTTCTTCAGAGCCTGTATCACAGAATCGAAGATGGTTGAATTGGGAAGAGGGCCAAACGACAGACACGCAACGAACTGGTTATACGGTTTGAAGTTCAGGTCCGGGAATGTTACGTAGGTGGAGGGAACATATAAAGGACGGGAATTAGCCGTCATCAGTGTTACCAGCACGGCACCGGCAGATCGGTCAGCTTGTAGATCAGACTCTAGCAAGTTGAACGGTTTATAGAACAACTCAAAGATGTTCTGCCCTAGGGCTTCGATGTCTTCATATTCACGAGTAGCGGCCAAGTGATAGATCGTGTTGGGTGTCATTGCAGCTTCAAACGGGGGAGCCAGAATGAACCGACCACGCGTACCCACCGCAGGGATAATAGTGTTTGCCATTGTAAGGCCCTTTCAATCAGTTATAACATTGGATCAAGGATGCAGCCTGACTAGCTTTTCGCCGAACCAGAACATCGAGTTGAACTGAGCTTTCATCCACCAGTTCATACCACTCGTACCACCCGCCGGTTCGATCGAATGGATTTCAGTCCAGATGGAATCAGCTGTGAAAGCACGATTGAACTTAGTGGCCATGTAGTCTACAAGTTGCACAGAGTTGGTAAGCGCAGTAACTGTTGGTAGCTCTGCGGCTGTGAACGTAGGTGTTGGGATGATGGTGGCCAAGTTGAATCGGTTATGGATAATGTCGTGGGTGATCCACGGCATGTGGTCAGGAGAAATACGCACAATGGTTTCTTCTGGAGCATTCGGATTGCCGAAACTTTGTACCAGTCGAATGATCGAGTTATCCTTATTAAGCTCAAGCTCAGGGTAATACGCATTCAAGCGAGCGAAGTACACAGTCAAAGGATCTGCTCCCTTAACCGTAAGTGTTGAGTCGATGGTGATACGTTTCATGTCTACCTCGTTATAAAAGGGAGTACCGAAGTACCCCCATTCATTTATGCAACAGCGTTAACCGAAAACTTCGTTACAACCAGATAGTTGACGTTCTTGAAGAACGCAGAGGCGTAGACAATATCGTCACGCTTCATACGGGAAACACCACGAGGAACCGAAGTATAGAGAGTCATGGTCTCAGCAGCTTTAATAAGCGTCGAGAACAGGATCATCCATTCAAGGGTCTCAGGGTCAATCCGGTTAGCATCACCGCTACCTGTTTCAGCTACCACGTACTGTGGATACTGTTGGGTAAGCTTGATAACGCCATTACGGTTTTGTGGGTTACCGATCGAACCGAAGGCCAACGACTTGTAGATGTTAACCGACGACTGATAGTTGTTCCCTACGAAGATATCCGAATACGCTGGACCACGAGCAGTACGCTTAATCAACGGTAGATCAGTACTTGGGTCAAACACAGGACTGTGAAGACCAGCTTGGAACTGAGCGTTAGGTACGCTGTAACGATTCCAGAGCGGGGTGATGATGAACTCGGTAGTCAGGAACAGGTCAGGGAGAATGACTTCCCAGTCCTCACGTGGGTGAGTCGACTTGTCCAAGATATCCTTAACGATGGCATCTTTAATAATGTCAGCGTTGTTACCTGCTTCACCGTAGATGATCACCAACCACGTAGCTTTGTATCGCAGTGTAGTGTTAGCCGGGTTGACGTAGTCGAAGTCAAAAGCTTTCAGGTACGTGTACGGATACTGTGCCCGTGTGGCTTGTGCTTCTTCCAGCTTCTCGGTGATGTTGTAATTCTTCAGCAACTCACGTACAATCAATGGGTCTTTGAAGAAGTCATCCACTGGGATCAGAGGCTGAACGATTTCAATGACGTAACCGTCGTATTGTGCCCGGAAGGAATTGTCCGCAATCCAGATGATAACACGGTTAGCTTCACCAGAACCGATCAGTGAGATCTCGATGAATTCGGGTAACCATACAAAGCCATTGTTCAACATTTGTCCAGAGCTGAACGAGTTGAGAACACCAGCAAACTCCGCCATTACCAATTGACGCAGGGTATTCGGATTGGAGTTAATAACCCCAGCCTGAGCCTGTGTATAAAGGTACTGGCCAATTTTAAGGACCTGATCCAAGTAGTTCCCTTCAACGGGAACCACCAAATCATCCCTTACACTATGAAATGAGATTAAACCAACGTTTGGGGCGGACGACCCTGTGTGGATGGTCTTGTCTTTTGCATAGGTTAGGCTATCGTCGGAGATCTCACCGAGTAGAGCCACTTGATCCGCAGAGTTATTGATATAACTCGGGATCTCATAAAAACCTTTTAATTCGTACATGTACTGTCCTCGCGTCTAGACCTTTAGGATGGGTAACCATCTATAGGATCTGGTATATAGCGATATAAAATCGTCGGGTGGACTTCTGTATCCTACAGGGTCACTGTCAATGAGTCTATACTTCTGCCTTTAAGGTACCATGGGTAGGCTTAGTTTATTACTGACCTGAGGATAATCCGGTGAGTTTGACTATTAGAGCCTTGCTCCTTTTTTGGCCCTTCTTGAAACGTGCGGTCTTTGGTGATCGGACTATTAAAGAAGTTGTGCTGGCTAACAAACATATTACCGTTGTGAACGTATGCATGTTTATCGCATTCATTGCATTCATGAACGCTGTGATTGAATTGAGCGTAGTTAAGTCAGAGAAGAAACAGTTGGAAGCTCGACTGGCTCAAGTCTGCGTAATTCCTGAGGCTGCAACGCTTCAAGAACGTCGTAAGCTTTTGGGCGACATTCTGAAATAAAACCGATATGGGAATGAACCACATGTTTAAAAAGTTATTAACGCTTGCCCCCGTATGTCTAGCTCTCTCAGCGTGCGTAATTTATGCACCAACATACGTTTCACAACCTAGTACAACGGTGGTTCATTATGAAGCTACCTCCACATCGAGTGCCAGTAACTCGAATGTGAAACAAAAAACGATTGAGGTATCGAAACGGGTGGTCCCTAAGGTACAAGCCACTACTCAGCGAAAGTTAGCCGACTGTGGTACCTTTACCCTCCCCCGTGAAGCCGCACCCAAAAACCTGACACTGCTCGAACTGGAGGCCGCCACTAGTGCGACCGCTTTAGACCAACTGTTAGGACTGCGGGTAATCGAGCTTCAAACATACATCGACAGCATGCATTCCAAGATTGAGCAAGCCCACGTTAAGTGGTTGGAATCCTGTCAAAAGAAACTACTTGACTAGTTAATGTTCTAGTAGAATCTAATTGACGAGGTATATTCGATGTGTGATGGTATTGTGTTATATACCGACGGGTCATTCCGTCACAACGTAGCTGGTTGGGGGGTCCATGGATACACATTCAAGGATGAACCCATGAAGACCAAGGCTGTTACTAAACAGCAGCCAACCAGCACAGGTTACAACGACGTACCGCTTGACGATACCTGTACAGTTATCGACTACATCGATGCGTTCGGCAAAGTAGAAGGACGTGCCACCAATAACACCGCTGAGTTAACAGCGGCTATTGAGGGATTTAAGGTTGCTCTAAAGTCGGGAGCGACTAACCTAATCTTCCGTATGGACTCCGAGTATGTGCGTAAGGGCATGACTCAATGGGTTCACAAATGGATCAAAGACAATTGGGTTAAGGCAGATGGAACGCCCCGCGAGAACAAAGAGATCTGGTTAGAACTAGTCTCTCTTGAGAAGCAGTGGAAAGACCGTGGTTACAAGTATCAGGCCATCTGGGTCAAGGGTCATAGCAATGACATTGGCAACGATAAGGCAGACGTTAACGCCGCTCGTGGCGGTGGTTGTGCATCTAACGCTCCTATGGAGGTTAAACAGGACGGCGCTAAGGTTAACAAGCTCAAGAAGAAACCAGTATCACCGTTGCTCTTAGAGACGCGTATGATCTTTGGTATCAACTCGGGTAAAGAACCTCAGGGCTACTACTACACCTACAATTTGGGACGGATGCATAACGCCGGTCATAAACCACGTGACACCGCTAAAGATAAGTTGGCTAAGTCTGACTTGCTATTCGGTCGTCGCATCTCTGAGGCTACTTACTGTGTCTACAAAGCCAAGGAACTCGACGAGTACCTTGAGCACCTACAACAACTCCATGCGAAAGTGTATGGGACGGAGAACCCAGAACTGGCTATCGTCAACCTGACTAATGCTTGTAATGCTAAGCAGCGCAATAACATTGAATTGCTTGGTGATGCGGGTCTACTCAAGTTTGATGACATCTACCTTTTGGCTACTCCCGAAATGGGGTTGATTAGTCGGACGCTTAATCCACCAAGAATGGCTAACGACGGGGTCATGGAATTCAACAACCTTGAAACCCGATTAGATGCTTATCTGGATGGGAAGTTGGGAGCGTCGGTAGAAGTATTTGACATTACCTCGCACTTTTATGAAGTGATCGTGGGTAAGAAGACGGTAACGCAACTAAAGAAATCGATTACACAAGCTACGACACACGTGGATGTACCAGTAACATACAAAGGAAAGAAGATCAACATCAGGCTTTGTCTGGCTATTGATATTCCCGGTCGTAACCAGCTTAATCGAATCGCCTGTGAGGGTGTGAAGATCGAGCTATTGATTTCTCCGTTGGGTCCGTGTGCCTATTCGTATTCAACTGTGTTTGTAGCTGACGATGGAGCTTCCATATTCAGCGCGCCTTACGCACAGTTCCTGTTTAAAAAATAGTGGGTAACTCATGAATCTAATTAATAGGTTCCGAGCAAGCTACTATCGGATTGGAGCGATGTTCTGGAATTGGATGTGGCTCAAATCTGATGTGAAGTTTCGGAGGATGTGTGTAATGGCTTCATTGCACGCACAGTTGGCGAAGTGTTCTACCGATGATGACGACGCCATCACGCTGTTAAATCAACACATGGGTCTGGTGAACGATTTCAATGCAATGCGACTTCCTACTCTATTTGCTGGACTGATCTGGAAGAACCTACCTGCCATTGAACGTCTGGATACTGATAATAAGAACTTGGTTACTCGGATTGTTCGTCAAACCCCATGCTGGTTGTATTATACATCCGAACAAGGTTACGAGTCTGATATTAAGGACCTTCTTGGGTTCTGCCAACGGACGTGTGTACCTACATAACCGTCATAATGCCCCTCCCGTAAGGAAGGGGCACTTATGTCGTTACAGAGCCAGCAGGTCTTTCTCGATTTCGTACAGTACGTTGTTGGTTTCGATGATGCGGGTCATCTGAGCCGAGTACCATTCTACCCAACGACCAGCTTCTGCCAATTGATCACTGATCATCTTAGCAAACTCGTTACTGGTGGTGACACTACGTTCTTCACTGATGCGACGGATCAATGCACCGGAGGTCTGTACCAAAGCTTGAACAGCTTTCTTGATCTCATCAGTTGCACCGCCATGAACCAATTGACTTACGGTTTGCATGTTACGTTCAGCCGATACGAAGTCAGCAAAAGAGTTGAATGCTTTACCGAAGGTGGTCTGGGCCTGGCGAGTACCCGTGTAGAGCTTTGACTCGTCTTCTAAGAGCTTCATGCGGTCAGCGCCGATAGAGATACCGAATTCAAAGTCACGACGGTCAGCGCGATCGAAGTTCAACGACAAGTAGTGACCAAACCGTGAGGTGGCTGGGCGAATCACTTCATCCAATACCAACGTCATTACCTTAGCGTGGTCAACCAACATTGCGGTCAGTGGTAGGATCTCACCTTTGAGGCCATTGGGTTGGGAGATCTTCAAAGACTCAACTTCAAAGTAGTCCAGACCATTAACACACGATTGCAGTTGGTTAGGGTGTAGGGTTTCCATCGGATCGTAGTTGTAAGTAGTCAGGTACTTGAAGCCTTCCTGAATAGATACGCTGAGCGAATCAACCTTACGACCAAAGTACTTAGAGATGTTACCCATCATCATAGCTTCGGTAGAGATAGTACCCAGTTGTTCAAACAGGGCATTGGACGGACCGTCGTCAATACCAAGCGGTTCCACGTTGGGCTCAAGTTCAGATACATCGAATTCTTCAACGGCTGGCTTGCTTGGAGCTGGTGTAGCAAAAATTCCGAAATTCATTTTAAGGCACCTTATAAAGTTATTAATTACAGTCGCGACACTGTTAACATAAAATTACGCTTAATACCAATCAAATGTAATCCACAACCCACCCACAGGAATAAACAATGTTCGCAAACCATTTTGAGAAACCTGCTTTCCGGCCAGCACTGAACATCGGCTGTATGATGGATATTCCCACCGGTAAGTACGAGCAGGGAAAGCACGGTGAGATGATCATGAACGGCGGCCTCGGTTCGCTGACTGGTATCGCTTCCCGACCAAACAACTTTAAGACCGCTCTGGGCGTCTACATGATCGCTATGGCTCGTCGAGCCCACCCAGGCAGTTACTCACTCATCTACGATACAGAGGGTACACTGAACCCTGTACAGCGTTTCTCGTCTTTGGCTAAAGCCATTGAGGAACTGGGTAGTATCGATTGGGAAAACGATGAGCAGTTCGTATTTACCGACTTGTCCCGTTATACCGGTGATGAGTTCTTTAAACTGTTCCGTACCGCATTGACTGAGAAAGAGAAGGATGCTAAGACGCATATCCGTTCTACTCCTTTCTTGGATATCAACGGTAATAACAAGAAGTGCTTGTATCCAACTACCGGCTTCATCGATAGCTTCTCTAAGTTCATCGTTACCGCTGTTGCTGATATGTACGAGAAGAACGCCATCGGCGCTTCTGGTAACAACACTGACGCAATGACCAACGGTAAGGCTAAGAACCAGTTGTTCAACCAACTGCCTCAGGTATGTGCCAAGACTGGTACTTACATGATCCTGACCGCTCACGTTGGTGACATCATTCAGATGGAGATGTATCCAACTGATAAGCGTAACCTCAGTGAGATGAAACGTGACACCGTATTGAAAGGTGTATCGTCTGGCTTCTATTCACTGCCTAACAACGTGTGGGACATCATGTCCAACAAGGTTATGCTGAACAAAGAGAAGATGCCTGTCTACCCACTGGACAACTCTACCGCTATTCAAGGTGACTCTGACCTCCGTGTATTGGAGATTAAGAACCTGCGTGGTAAAGGTGGTATCACTGGTCTACCATTCAACCTGATCGTTTCTCAAACTGAAGGCTTGCTGCCATCGCTGTCTGAGTTCGACTACTGCAAAGAAGCAGGTTGGGGTATCGGTGGTAACAACATCAACTACTACGTTGAGCTGTGCCCTGATGTTAAGTTGGGTCGTACCGTAGTGCGTAAGAAACTTGATGAAACTCCTGCACTGCGTCGTGCCGTAGAGATCCAATCGGAAATGCTTCAGTTGATCATGTTCCAACGTTGGACCGCCGAACAAGTGTGTACTCCAAAAGAACTGTACGAAGACCTGAAAGCAATGGGTTATGATTGGGATGTTATCCTGACTAAAACTCGCGGTTATTGGATGTTCGAAGAAGACGCACACTTGAGCGAGAAGAACTTCCTGTCCACCTACGATCTCCTGCGCATGCGCACAGGCGATTACAAACCTTACTGGATGTCCGATGCAGATAAAGCTAAGATCATTCCTCTCGCCCTTGCTAAAGGCGCTGCTACCCAAACCAAGTAATCCAGACAATACCGATATAGACCCGCGCTTAGGTGCGGGGCATTTAAAGGATAAGTAATATGGACCAACTGATAGATCACGGCCACGGGATATACACCGTTCGCCGTGAACGTCCCAAAGAAGCAGACTTGGTAGGTATCCCCATGTCAGAAAGAATAGGTGGTTACACGATGGCTCAACACCATCGTAGTCGCGGAAGTGACAGCAGTGCCTTTGAGCGGGCTATTGGTGGAATACCGGGTGGTAGCATTACTCACTACGCTACCTACCCGGAAGATGTGCCTCGGCCTGATGAACACGGTCGGGTGACATTCGACTGTAACGGTAACGTCATTTACGATCATCGTAAGGGTGATCGGGTATTGGACGATAATGGTCAACCCATTATCATTCCATCGACAGTTGACTACATCTACCACGGTCGTAGAAAGGGTTTCCCTAACGGTTGTGGCGATGAGATCGAATTTCGTATCAAAGAAAAACCTGTGGATGAGCAGAAGATCTTGGTTGACGCCATTGCTTACTTGTCCCCTGAGAAATTTGACGTAGTCTTTCGGAAAGTCGCGGAAGAGAAGATGCGTCGCGTAGCAGGTGGGGAACCACTCGATCCAACGATGGTAACTGCGAGTTTATAATCGATGCAAGTCCATACGTACCAATTATCCCGTGTCCACAAAGTAAAGGATCGGGGCGTACCCTACATGGATACGAGCATTAAGTCTGGTGACTGGATGCTCGCTCCCACATGGGAGTTACTGTCAGCATATAAGTACCATGGACTTTCCGACGAAGACTACGCCATCGAGTATAACAAACTCCTTGAGTCTCGATTACTGGAATACCCAGAATACTTCCGAGACTTATTCAATATAGAACTCTTGGCTGTTGGCTGTTATTGTCCACCCGGCAAATTCTGCCATCGCCATCTACTTGTCCAATTCCTTATTAAGCACACGGAGGCTATTTACCGTGGTGAGATAAAATAGGTATTTTTTATGACCGACCTGAAAATGAAACTGTTGTGTTCCCTGAGAGGGAAAGATGTAGAGTTAACCGAAGACCTTTACCGACGTATGGGTCAGTGTCAGGATGTAGCCCAGTTGAATAGTTACTTCCATGGGTTGTTGGCTCAGTATCCGGGTAATACCATGGATCTTCGAGCTGCGCTGTTGGTTACAGAGGATTTCGACCAATGGCATACCACCTTCGTAGCTAAGGTATTTCCGTACCTCGTTAAGAAGCGTCTACCAAGCTGCACCGATACAAACGTAGCCCCGATCTATGGTGCTCTAGTTAAGTAATCGTATGACTTTAACCGGAGGCTATCATGGCTAATGACAGAAAACTGGCTGAGAAGGAAGCCATCTATTGGATTAGTAAATTCCTTCCAGGCTCTGCAAACCCTCAGGTGTATGAGGAGATGTTTGCATCCATGACAGATAAAGACTTTTTGGAATGGATCGAGCGACTGGAGGATGATTCTGAAATCATGGCTCTCTTCGCGCCGAACCTCCAAGAGCAAACGCTTCAGATGAATACCATCTACGCGATTGCGGATGAACTGGAATACGATCTATTCCAGCACGTGATTCTCACCGACCAACAAACCGGCCAAACGTACCGTACTGCGAACAAACACCTTGTGGGTATCGTTCCTTTCCGCCGTCAGGTACAGATGTTGGTCAAGAAGGCTTCTATCCCCTCGTCTAACCACGTTGTAGACCAACGTACAGGCCAACCTACCGGTGACTCGAAAGGTGCTCGTCTGTCGGCTCCTGAGCTTCAGGTGAACGCATCGAAAGGTTTGCATGACATGATCCGTGAGATGATCAAATGTCGTGGTGGTGATGAACAAGCTTACCTCGCTATGAACCGCTCCATCATTGAAACTGGTGAAGCTTCAATTAACTCCATCATGACTGAGTTCGATAGTACTGTTAAGTCTAACAAGACCCTTTCGGTATATCTCAAAGCTCAGCACTTGAATAACAACTTGGTGTAACTATGTCAGACCTCAACAACCAGCTTAAAGAAGCTTTGGTTGAAGCCTTGGATGAACTGTTCAACGCTGAGGACGTAGCGCACTCGCATAAACTGATTGACACCATTACTGAGATTCGGGGTGACCTGAATCTCATTATGATGACTGACGACTATGCTGAGAAACACGTGTGGGATAAGTTACGTAATGTAACCTCTAATATCCAAACGTTGATGACTACGACCGCAACCTTTGTACAAGCAATCGACGACATTGATGTGGCTATTAAGAAGTTCGTGGGTGCTTTCGTTCCATTCACTAACAAGACTGCCATTGTGGATAACGAGACGCTTAAGAAAGCAGTAGAGCATACAGAGCTTGAACAAGTCCTGTTGAATAACTACTGGCTGTTCTTCTTGATGTACGCGGCTACCAATATGCGGGTAGTTAATGCGTATCTATCGACATTAATACCTAAGGGTAAAGGCAGGGGGGCTAAAGATGGGGCTTAAACGAATCCTGACACCCCTAGACATTCATTTAGACACGCGCCTTGGCACCATTGCCAGATTAGATCCGGACGTCGCTAAGAAGCTCCTAGAGACTAATGACTACTGGACGCGTGAGAATGATAACTGGGATGTATTGACCCATGGTAAGATCACGACCGAGGAGTTCAACACGGCTTATAAAGAACGTGGGGGTAGTAACACTAACGATACCTTACAACATTCGGTCCGTACTAACATAACGCCATTCATCATGCGACTCCTGACGGATGACCAAGTTAACAAGATGAACCAAATGTCTGAACCAGACGACGCCGTTAGTTTGGTGGTTAACTATTGGCCATACGAACTTACCCCAGATGGTATCGAATCTGTACGGGCAATCATGCATTACTTCTACGGTTCGATGACAGAGGTTGAAATGATCTCTGTACCGTTGGTGGAGCTTACGCCTGACTTCATGAACGAGAACTTCGCTGCATGCATTATGTACGAATTCGGGGAGTGGACTAAGACTCATGCTGTGGGTTTAGGTAAAGCACGGATGAACTGCTTTAACTTCATTGGTCCTACGATCTTTGAAGCTGACGTTAGTAAGATGACGCCACAAGCGAAGCAATACATCTTGGATGCTTTCCGTTTTGAGAAACTTATCCACATGGACTTTGAATGGATCGACGCTAGTTACTTCAGCGTGATTAACGTTCATGGCGCTGATCGTCCAGCTTTCCCAAGCACTAAGGACGAGGAAGTAGCTGACTTAACTCCAGAAGAGTCTGAACTGATTCCTGAGTAACGGCATAAAGCCCCTCCGTGAGGAGGGGCAATATGTTGTCTTTAGTACGAAGGACCCTTAGAGATGATCCAAGTACCGAAGCCGTTCCAGAAGGCAGTGATCACGGTCTGACTAGCACCGTACTCAATGTCAGCGGCGGCTACGCCAGCGTTGAACGCAACAGCGGAACCAGCACCCGAAGCAATGAAATCTGCTTTGTTAGTGGCGCCTTCCAATACGAATACCGCCAGCATGGAACGCCCGGTGGTAAATGCAGTCAGGTTGATGGTAGGTTTAGTACCAGTACCAACACGGAAGGTTTGCTGTGCAGTGAAGTCTGGTGTGAAGGTACCAGTCGACGCAGTGGTGTTGATCACCAGACTGTAGGTGTCGATCGATACATCTACCCATGAGCCTACACCACCAGTAACTTTGTAAGCCTGTGGTTTAGTGCTTGCACCAACTGCAACTTGGATAACCGACTCGACCCACGCACCATCTTTCAACTCGAAGCGTTTACCAGCGGTCAAACCAGTGATGGTCGGAACGGTGGCAACCCAGCCAGCGGAAGTACGGGCTTGTGGAATGGTGGTGTTAGCAGGTACATCAGGCACGCCCGATGCAGGAATGGTAATTTCTTTCCATTCTGTTTTACCGCCAGCGATACCAACCATGACGTACTGTTTATCAACTACTGGAGTTGTAACAGCCGGTACCGATTCAGCAACCCACTGGTTACCCAGACGGACTACACGACCCAGTGCAACGTCAGGAGACTCTACGCCGCCTGGAGCCAGTACACCGAAGCGAGTCCAGATGTCACCAGAACGGTAGAACACCACGAAGCCGTCAGCGATAGCCCAGTCACCGTCTTTACCGTTAATGGCAGTCGGAGCTTGTTGACCAGCTGGCAGGTAGATCCATACGGAGCCACGTGGACCAGTCAGACCAATGTTACCCTTCAGACCTGTCTTACCGATAGGACCGTCGTCACCTTTAGGACCTTTGATGTTACCAGCGTTGTAGTACACTGCATCAGTTTCGTTCCACAGCCACAGATCACCAACGATCAGGTAACCATCACCAACCACACCTGTTGGGTGTGCGGCTTGCAGGGCAGCCAAGTCAGGGTAAGTACCAACGATGTTAACCGCTGGACCCATCGGACCTTGCTTACCTTCTGGACCTTCTTCACCCTCAGGACCTTGGATCAGGATACCTGGACCCCAAACGCCAGCATCGTTTACTTGATACAGCATGTGGGTTTCAACCACAAACACTGCGTCACCGATTGCCAGTGTGTCAGCGGCAGGACGTTCACTCAACAGCTCGTACTGAGCTACGATGTTCAGACCCTGACCTACCGAACCTTGGAGACCATCAGCACCACGCATGTAACCGAAGTCAATCCACGCGGTACCGTTGTAAACGAACAGGTGACCTGTATCGTTAACGGTGTAAGCGTCATTGGTTACTTTAGGGTTGATAGCGTCAAGAGCAGCTACGTTAGCAACATTACCTTTCGGATTGATGCTCAGACCGTTTGCGCCTTTCAGCGAAGCGATGTATTCCGTAACCGTCTTATCTTCGTTACCTGGGATGGTCTGCCACACTTGGTAAGCAGATTGACCATTGGTACCATTAGTACCGTTGGTGCCATCCAGACCACGCCAGCGACCCATGTTCACAAATGCGGTACCGTTGAACACGTGCAGATCACCAGTAGCAGTGATGGAGTACGCATCGTTCAGTTGTGCAGTTGCAACGTATGGAGTCAGGTCAGCTACAGTCGGCAGAGCGCCTTTATAGCTAGTGGTGGTACCGTTAACGCCATCCTTACCTTTAAGCGACAGGAGCCACTCAGGTTCAGTCAGGAGACCGCCGCCATCAACGTACAGCTCGTAAGCTGATTTACCGTCAGTGCCGTCAGTACCTTTCAACGACTGGAGGAACTCGGTCTCAGACTTACCAGTGTTAGCTGGTTGAGATTCCCACAACTCGTAGGCGGACTCGCCATTGGTACCGTTAGTACCATTGGTGCCGTTAGTCCCTTTCAGGGAGTCCAAGAACTCTTGCTCAGTCTTACCTACGTTACCAGCTTGCTCTTCCCAGAGTTCGTAAGCAGACTTACCGTTGTCACCACCAAACTTACCAGCATCGATCCACGTACCACCAGCAAAGATCCACAGGTGATCAGTGTCAGCAGCGAGCCATGCATCTTGCTCAACTGGATCAACGATAGCCTTAATAGCAGCTTCGTTAGCTTTGGTACCCAGAACCTGAAGATTCTTACCGTGCAGAGATTGCAGGAATTGTGCTTCAGTTTTACCAGCATTACCCGGTTGTGCTACCCACAGCTCGTAAGCTGATTGGCCATCCAAGGCACCCATGTTCTCGTAGTCGTTTTCAGCATCGATCCAAACGTACAGATCTTTACCAACGTAATACGCACGAGTAGGGTCACCCGGTTTCGGGAGTTCGCTAACATCGGTCAGCTTAGCGATGATTTCGAAAGCGATAGCAGCTTCGCCTTTCTCACCTTTCAGCGAGGCGACCCACTGTACTTCAGTACCTACGTAACCGCCAGCTACAGCGATCTCATAAGCAGACTTACCGTGGAGGGATGCGATCCACTCAACCTGTGTACCGGTGTAACCACCTTCAACCGCGAGTTGGTATGCAGATTCGCCTTTCAGCGATTCAAGCCACTCAGGTTGGGTACCAGTGAAACCACCATCAACGGCGGCTTGATAAGCAGACTTACCAGTCAGGAAGGCAAAGAACTCTTCTTCCGTCTTACCGGCATTACCCGCTTCTTCTTGCCACACCACGAAGGCAGACTTACCATCAGGACCAGTCAGACCGGTATCACCCTTACCACCTTTGATGGCGGCGATGAAGTCGGCCTCAGGCTTACCAGCATTACCCGGTAGAGCGAGCCAAGTTTCGTATGCCGAAGCGCCACGAGGACCCGGTACACCAATGTCAACCCAGTGCTGTACGATACCTTTATCAGGATCAGCTTCGATCAGAGTCCACAGGGACTTCTTATCTTCAGTAGCACCCCAGATGTAAGTGTCACCAGCTACGAAGGTAGGACCCAGTGGCAGAGCACCACCAGTTGGCCAGGTACCCAGATAGTTCAGACCCTTACCAGCAGGACCGACGATAGGATTGGAAGGAACCCAACCATCTTCGCCCAACAGCTGGAAGATATCACCGACGATGTAACCGTCACCAACAACAGATTGGTTGTCAGCTACGATTTGATCAAATTGTTCCTGATCGATCGTTGCGATGATATTAATAGCCTGACCATTGGTACCGTTAGTACCATTGGTGCCGTCTTTACCTTTCTCACCCTTGAGGCTCAGAAGGAATGCATCGGCAGTACCTACGTTACCAGCATCAAGCCATACCTGATAAGCGGACTTACCGTCTGCACCGATCTGACCTTTAAGCGACAGCAGGTAGGCGGCTACATCACCAACGTTACCTTCATTCAGCCACACTTGGTAAGCCGAATCACCTTCCAAAGAAGTCAGGAATTCAGCTTCCGATTTACCGGAGTTAGCTGGTTGAGATTCCCACAGTTCATATGCCGATTGGCCATTAGTACCGTTGGTACCATCCTTACCTTTCAAGGACTCCAAGAACTCGGCTTCGGACTTACCAGCGTTTGCTGGTACCGCTACCCACAGGTCATATGCAGACTTACCGTCTTTACCGGTGATAGCCTCCAGAAACTCCAGTTCTGTTTTACCGGTGTTACCCGGTTGAGATTCCCAGATCTCATAAGCAGACTCACCGTCAGTACCGTTTTTACCAGTGATGGCAGTGATAAACTGTGCTTCAGTTTTACCGGTGTTGGCGGGCTGGGCTTCCCAGACTTGGTATGCGCTAAGACCATTAACGCCATCAGTCCCTTTCAGAGACAGCAGGAATGCAGCCTCATCACCTACGTGACCTTCGTCAACCCAGATCTGATAAGCAGACTTACCATTGGTACCATTAGTACCGTCTTGGCCTTTCAGGGACAGAAGGTAATCTGCCTCAGTACCGGTGTTACCTTGTGCAACCCATACTTGGTAAGCGGACTTACCCTGGAGGGAGGTCAGCCAGGCTTCTTGGGTACCAACAAAACCGTTTTCTACGGCCACGTCGTATGCAGATGCACCAGCCAAGGATTCAATCCATTCAGCTTCAGTACCGATCGTTGGATCGAGTTCCTTAGCGATCTGGTAGGCGTTCTTACCTTCCAAAGACTTCAGCCATGCGGTTACATCGCCTACGAAGCCATTGATGACTGCGAGCTGATAAGCGGACTTACCTTCCAGCGACTTTAGCCATTCAGCTTCAGTACCGTTGTAGCCAGCTTTAACAGCTTCATCATAAGCGGAGGGACCGACGAGTGATGCAATGAATTCAGCTTCAGTACCTACGAAGCCTAGGTCAACAGCGATTTCATACGCTGATTTACCTACGAGAGATTCCAACCATTCTGCTTGGGTGCCGGTGAAGCCGTTAACCACCGCTACTTCATACGCAGAAAGACCTTGGTTAGTACGGATCTTGTTGATCAAGATCGAAAATGTTTTCCAGGTACCGTCAACCTGACGGCTGGATACTTCCATCAGTTCGTCGCCGGTGATGACCGCCAGTGGCGACATACCAGAGATCATACCTGCTTGCTTTTGATCAGCCATTATGTTATCCTTTAAAAGTTATCTGCCCAACCGGCTTATTTAAAATAAGACCTATACTGTTGGGTAATTATTTCAATCCGCCATATTTAATAAAAGCGGCTTGGAGTTTATCGTCGTACTTGTTTGCCCGGTAATTCGACCCATTGTAGTAGCGTGCGAAGGTTACCCAATCATCACTACGGATTGCTTTCAGTAGCGCAGGTTGTGATTTAATGAAGCGTACGAAACATTCCAGTTGACCACGTTCAGATTCTTTCATCTTGGCAACGAAGCTATACACGCTATCGAACCCCAAGATTTTCCAGTGATACCCCATGATCTGGTAAGCACCCCAAGAACAGGATTCCAGTGCAGACTTCTGATCAATCAGTTCGGCGGCAGCCAAACGTTTATATTCAGCAGCTTTGCCGAGGTATCCACCAGTCTTCTTATTAACTATATCTGGATTACTGGCAGCGTACTTATCGGGGTCAAAGCCGTTAGCGAACAGTTGACGATACATCACGTGACGTTCATAAAGAATAGTAACTCGCCCGTCAGGCAAGAAACCACCTTGGGGTGCCTCTACTTCACGGACTGCTTTAACAGATGCCACATCGTCAGCAAGGAAATCTGCTGCCCAAGCGTAGTCCGCTTCGGTCAATGTCTTCAGGGTGGAGTTAGGGGTATTCAGTACCGCCCAAGTTTTATCTCCGACCACTCCGTCATCGGTCAATTTGAACCGGCGTTGGACTTCCTTTACATAACGTTCCGTGGTGTCTCCAAAAACACCATCGTCCTTAAGAGTATAGCCGAGACTCTTAAGTTGACGTTGTAAAGCTGCTACTTGTTCCCCACGGGAACCATTCTTTAATAAAGCCATGATCAACTCCAGCGGTTAATGCGGTGCTCGAGTTCACGGGCAACGCCTTCTTGCGTATAACGGATAGCGCCGTTCTCGAGATAACGTGTCCATTGTGAGATTGGAAGAACCTCGACCTGTACCTTAGTGCTACCGTAGAAAACATAACTACCTGACAATGCAGGCATGATGTACTCGAAGGTTGTACCCATTACTGGGATCAGTTCGTCAGAGAAAGATACGTCACTAGGACCGAACTTCATTTTACGGGAGCGGTTAATCTCAGCTGCGATGTTAGCTGGGGTAGGATCACCCATAATCTTAATACTGACCAATGGACCGAGGCAACGATTGTTACTCAGCTCCAGTCGTCTGAATTCAAACCATTCTTTCTGACTGGTCACGCGGTCAATCATTTCAATCGACGTGCGACCCGGTTCTACTATGGTTGGTGAAAAGAACAGGTCCTCGAAGGTTACATATTCATCCTTCAAGTCAGGTCGATTGGTAGATCGCCGAACCAGTTCTACAAGTGCTTCTCGCGAAGGCAAGTTGTAGGGAAAACGATCACTCATGTGAAACCCTCTTATAACAGTGTAAAAAACTACTTGAACTACATAGCATAATAAAACCTCCCCTATAAAGGGGAGGCTAATATGTTGTTTTATGCCGTAGTGAAACTACCAGAGATCATTTGCAAGATCCCCGACCCGATAGTCTTAAGAGCGTCAATAGCCTCAGGACTTAGGTTACCACCTGTTACACTATCTAGTCCAAGCACAATGACAATGGCCGCTAGGATAAGCGAGCCGTACATGCTGAGCCTTTTATAGTTAGTGTCACTGTTCAGTTCGGTTACTTGTCTTTCAAGCAACTTCTTCTGAACGTCTGAATCTTCCAACGAGTAGATCCGTTCCAGTATTACGTCACAGGGTGTAGTCGCATTCACTGCCTCTACACCAACCCTTTTGAGGTTGGCATTGATGAAAGCCCTCAACGAGGGTCCATTCAATTTGTCAGATAGAGGATCACTACCTTGATCAGTTAGCAGTTTTTCGAGGTTCATGTTTCATCTCCAGGTGTTGGTCATCCCATTCGCGGATATAACCGACCTGTCGATCACAGTCGATGAGGTTTCCCGTCTGAACCATATACGCATCGTACATAAGGAGGAACCGAGCTTCCCAAGGATCGATGATCGCTGGCATTAGCTGAGTAGCATTAAGTAGTTCGGCAGTAGCTGGAGGCGGAGCGATGTTGCATCTACTTTTCAGGGTTGACGGGATTGCATCGTGCGTCTTCTGGTCGGGCACGACAGTAGTTCTCGAGCATGCGCTTAGCAAGGCCATCAATACGATCAGCATCATCAGGCACTTTGGGTGCTTGATCAATGGGCTTAACCAAGACCTTAGGCTCGACCTTATTAATGTACTCATTCAGAGCCTCTTTGCGTATAGCATCGTTTTTTAGTTTGGACTCTCTAGATTCAGTAACAAAATCGTTAACGACCTTGTCCGTTATCTTCGCTGATTTCTCAACGTAGTCCACGTTGTTTTGCAGGGTAACATTCGATGACTGCAATGCCCCCTGCTCTACTAGCCCGTTTGTATAGGACTTGTAGAGGAACCAACTCGTTGCGAGTAACACCAAAATGATACCCACATACACTTTCGTGCTAATACCTTTTAGTAGCGTTAACATAGCTGCACCTTAAAGTAGTTGCGACGTGTAGTAATAACCAATAGCAACAGAGTCGACTGCGTGTTCATCGAGGTCGTCAATGTCTACACCATCCCACTCTAGTTCCTTAAGGGCTTTCAGAGCTTTACGGACATCTTCCTTATCCGTACCGCGAATCTTGATCATACCGATGTTAGTCTTCACCGTAGTGGGGTCAACAATCTGCAAGGGCATGAAGGGGTCGTATGCATACACAGCGTTGCGAATAACGATCACACACTCCACAAGGCTTGCGAAGGCATTTGCAAAGCGACCTAGATAGTTACCCTCGATGATTACACCGTGTGGCTTGTGCGTACGAAGGAACTGGGTAACAGTGTCATAAAGGATCATTAGGCGGGCTACACGATTCCCGTGTAACTCAGCCATGTCCTTATAGCAGAATTCAGTTGGATTCAACTTAGCTGTCTCAGCTAACTTCACAACCGGGTTTGATCCATCTAACCGGTTCTCAATAAGTGAAAGACCCAAGTTTGCACCTGGGTCAAATCCAGCGATTCTGAAAGCTTCTCTACTCTCAGGCATCACTAACATAGTCAATCCTTAGTTAACGAACTTCGCTTGGTTCACAGCATTCGAACCGAGCATTGGTTCTACACCACCAATGTCGAAGGTCAGATCCAGGCCACTGGAGTTATAACCGATCGGATGGTTGGTAGAAATGAAGACGTTGACCTGACAGGCGATTACTTCCAGATACTGGAAGCCTTGACCTGGAGCAGTAACACGTTTGTCAACACCGGAGCACAGACCAATTTCAGAGATGATCGGAGAACGAATACTACCCGTACGAATACGGTGAGCATCAGTGATATCACGGATCTCTTCAGCGGTGAGGTTAACCTTAATGATGGCCGAAGCCGACACGGTCTTATTAGAACCGATCACGGTGCCCGAGTTAGAGATAACTGGAGGCACTGGGTTAAGGTCATCAACTGTTGGAGTGTAAGGCTTAGCGGTAATGATACCGTTAATTACTTCCAGTTCCAGCAACTGTGGTTGTACGCCTGTGGTGTTAATCCGACGAGCGTAGTAAGCGATGTAGTTCTTACCGCCGTAAGGCTCGATAGTGCGCAGGCAGTATTGATCACGACGATCAGCTGGCAAGTCATTACCAGTCTCACGCAGGATAAACGGAATACCGTTATACAGAGCAGCATCATTGGCTCGGTGGATTTGGTTAGCTACCTCGTCAGCGCCATCTGGCCCTTTAACGGTGTAGTGACCCATGTTACCGATAACCATGTAACGTACGTTAGGAACCTCACCCACCGCCGGTACGGTAGTAGGCTCGATGCCATACTTTTCGTTGAGCGTGGTATGCGGGATAACGCGGAAAGGAGACAGACCGAGATACTTTACGGTTTGTAGATAAGCTGCGTAGCACGTACGTGTTACGTTGATCAGTTGTTGATCAATTGGGTTAGCGATTGTATCTGCCATGATTGGACCTCAGGGGTTTATAAATGCCATGTAAGATTGTACATCAATCCGTCTGTTGTTTCGGATCACCGAGGTACATAATGCATGCCCAGAGTTGTCCATGCTTGGATGGTTTAATCTCATGGAGTACGTCAAGCTTAAATGTAATCTGTTCACCGACCTCAAGAGTCAGTGGTGTGCGGTCCAGAAGGATCGTCTGTTTACGCAGTGCGGTACATACAACCGAACCACTCAGTTCTTTACCCACCCAGTAATCCATCAGGTCGAGGAAGCCTGTCCCTTTAGGGATGTCCAAGAACCAGCCTTGAATAGCTTTACGCTGTAGAGGCTCTGGGAAGTTAGGGCGGAAAGCTTCACGTTGTGCATGGGTCCAGTCAAACCACTTAGACACGTTATAGCGACTAAGTGCATTAGGACCGTTAGCGCCAACACGACGGCGGTAACCTTCGGCAGCATGGAACTTGACCTGTCGACTGAGCGCCAACAGCGCTTCGACTTCTTCTTTCGTATTGTCTAATAGTTGTTTGTACATGATAGCCTCTATTCGTAGAGATAGATCAAAGTGTAACGTCTGTGTTTTACAGGAGGTACTTCATGAGGTGGGGACTTGAATGGCATGATGACACCTTGTCCCGGTTTATCCACATAAAACACATCCCCTACTAACAATCCATCGCCATGGTCACTCAGATGAATAACCATGTTGTAACGGTACATCGCAATGTCAACATGCTCCGGCATCCCGTTACCAACTTCGTAACGGTTAAGGCAGATCTCTTCAGGTTTAGCTCCGTCAATAGTCGGAGCCAGTGCCAACAGATGATCACGTAGTTCTTTAGGCATCTGACGATCCCCCATGAACCAGTAGTCTGCTGTTGGATCACCCTTGGTTGGTTTACTATTGATCTTTAAACGATGGTACCACTGCGTGATTGGTAGTGTCTCCACGTACTGAACTAACTCAATGGCGCTGTGTGCCGAAAACGCTACCACCGGTAACATCTCTTGGACCAAGTGCTTCATGGATACCGCCTTCCATTCGAGCGGAAGTTTCAGCCTCACGTTGTTCGTCGGAGATGTAGATAACGTCTGGGTGGTCACGATAGAACTCCTTCTTAGCTGCGTTAGTTTCAAGTACTTGGGCGGTATAAGAGGTCATCTCTGCCAATGCTTGGAACTCAGGGTGGTCGTTCAAGTCATGTTCTTTCGCCAGTCGTTGCAGAGCAGCTACGACCAGGTTGATTTGATCAACAATTGGATAGCGTTTAGTGATCTTTTGCTCGGCCTGCAAGTTCAGAGCGTGTTCATAGACTTCCTCAGGTAGTTCAGAGCGTAGGATAACCTTCCAGTCCTCCTGCCACAGCCCTGAGGGGAGTTTGGTGAGTTGACCCTGAATCACGTCAAGGGCATGGTCAAACATCGCTTCACGGGCTTCGTAGAGCGTATCGTCATGTTGCGACATTGCCAGCGGTACCACTACGTAAGTAATGTACATGCCGTTTTGTTTGTTGAACAAGATTGTTACCGGAAGCTTACCGCCGGTGTAATTGGTATCAGGTGAGAACATGTGTGTTACTCCAAGAAATTAGAAAACAATATTGAAAGTACCGGGTCCGGTTTTAACACCGACCGTGAGGTTCCATAGCGCACGTCCACCGTTATAGTCTCGAAGGAATTGACCGATTAACCATGAACCATTACCAATGCTAGCATCCAGAGTTTTAACGCGGATAGCTTCATTTGCACCAGCCTGATCAGAACGACCTGTCATGTTACCGACGTAGAAGATAGAACCGTTTCGTTCGTTATAGGGTTTCATGATGTCAGCGATTTTAGAATAGCCGTTAGCACCATTCAATACCCATTCTTCTGGAACCCAGTCTGCTGGATGTGAACCGAAGTAAGTCACAGTAAACCGAGTTGCTGGATCAACAGCAGATGCGTCCAACCCAGTACGAATGTTACGCCATACCTCAGCAGCGGGTACGCCCGACAGATTGGTCGAGTCCACAGCCATCTGGTTGATGTTAAGATGCTGTGCAAATATCTCTTGGATCTGCTGTGTGCTATACAGGTTCAACAACGGGTCAGTCAACTGCACTTGGTGCGGGTTGTTCTGATTCGTGATGTGTGATGTCAGCAATGGCTTAACGTGCGTCTCAGTCTGATTGTAAATACCGCCAATAGGCTGGTAACGATCAGTTGCTGTGTTGCCGGTTGATTCAGCTGTATTCGCCATAGGCCAGTTGTTAACGTTACCCAACTGGATCTTAACCTTATCAGTTAAGTGTGGGTTAGAGCGGTCACTGACGTGTGCCTGTACAGCTGCGCGGTATGCATCTACTGCCGCCTGGGCTTTGATGATGTAGTTCTGGTAGTAGATACGGTTATCACCGATGATACCCGTTCGACCAGTGGCCCATGCCTTACCGAGTTGTTCCAAGTTGACGTTGGTTGACTCGAGACCATAAAGCTGCCAGTACTCATGTTCGTGATCAGCAGGGAACCACTGTAGCGGTTTGTTGATGATCTCGTCCCATTTGATCTTACCTTGTGGAGCTTCAGTTTCATCCAATACCGCTTTGAGTTCTTTAAGGCTCAATGCGTAAGGACCACCAAAGGCTTGGTAGGTGATACGAATGGTATTTGGTACGAGTGGGTTGGTTACCACAATGATGGCACAGATCTCCTTAGATGTGAGGAGACCAAGATCTTCGTAGTAGTACGTGACGACGTAATCCGTATCACGTTTAAGCAGTAGACCAGTGGTCGTACGTACCACGAGTGACTCTGTATAGAAAGCCCCGAACTCAGGTGTGATCATGCGGTTGACTCGGCCATTGGCTTTGTTCAATACATGTTCTTCACTTGTTCTCAGGTTTGAAGCTAGCCTCCCGCTGAAGTCAACGGGAAGATTCGTGATAGTAGCCATGTGGACCTCTGCTTACTGACGCGGGTTATACCACGTATTCGCGGCCTTTGAGAAAGCGGCCATGTTTAGAGACGATACATACGTCGTAAGTGCACCGTTACCAGTACCGATGCCCCAGCCGCCGGTTTCACGATAAATACACAGTGTGCCATCTTCGTGATTGGTACCTAAGATACCGTTGAAGACGGCAGCAGCTGTACCAGCACCATGTTCACCACCGTAAAGTACGTCAGCCCCTTTCTTAGCGTAGGCTGTGAAGATAGAATCAATGGCTCGCCATTGCATACCAGAATTTTTCGTGGGCACTGCAACAAACTGACTACCTGGGTAATTCGAACCCATGAAGGTTTGCCAAGGTAGCATACCGGTAGTTATTTCAGATGCGAAGATACCATGCCGGACGTTTACGTAGTGCTCATAAAGTGGCAGGCCACCAAGACCGGTCGTGTACTTAACCGTTGATCCACGATCGTAATACTGACCAGCCAGGAGATTCATCTCCAGTACGGTCATCGTGCCAAGTTTAGCGGCGGTGTCACGGTGTGGGTTATTGTAATCTTCGATGTGCGCCTGTAGTACAGGGGTGAAGTTAACAGCAATGGACTGGGCGGCACGTAGTGGTGTTGCATACGCGTTCATCACACTACCAGAAGCTGTCTGTGCCTGGGCTAAGGTTGCTACGCTCGCATTGGTAACGTACTGAAGCTGTACTTGCAGTGCAGTTACGTCGTGCGGATCGGATTGATCTTGGATGTGCGTAGTCAGTCGGGCTTCTACTTCAGCCAACCCGTCTTTGATGAGCTGGAACCGAATATTGAACTCAGCGTAGAGTAACTCAAAGTCACGCTTCGACATCTTCATAATCGCGGTAGTCATCCGATGGATGATTGCAGTCTGTGGCGTAAAGCCAAAGAGTTCCCACAATGCATGGAGGTGACCGTTAGGACGGAAGGAACTTGGTTTGTCAGTAAGGTTCTTGTAATACACCTTACGGTTAGTAGACCGGATAACGTTAGCGGCCATTTCCAAGATCGCCCGATTCAACGAGCAATAACGCCCGCCGACCATCTGAGCTTCGACGTAAAGGAAGTTACCCACATCTGGGTTTGTGACCACCAGTACACCACATGCAGCTTTACCCAGCTTCTTAGCGATATCTTGTTCCATCACCAGACACTGATAGTCAATGTCTTCTTTGAGAACTTTGCCACGGTTGTCCATGATGTAGAGTTTATCTTTAAAGAAATACCCTTTCTCCATCACGACGATACGGTACGGCAAATCGAACTGGTTGGAGATGTCATGGACTTCCCCTTTAGTTCTGTTGTTGGGCGCCTCACCGGTTGGATCATACGGCAGCGCTTGTAATACTGGAATCATAGTAACACCTCAAATCATAATCCAGCCACTAGCGGTTTTGAATGAACCACAGGTAGTCCGACCACCAAGTTGCCAGGCCCCGTTACCGGTACCCCACCAATACACCGCATCCAAATAATAGAACGCCACCGAGCCAACGGGTACAGTACGTGCCCAAGGTTGGGTGATAACGAAGTTATGTCCTACGGTACGGTCACCAAATCCACCACAGATCATAACCACCGGGGAAGGTGGTGGAGCCTGCTGTACGATAATCGAATCCCATGTAACCCACTGACCATCGCCATTCAGTGCCGTGTTAGCAGCAGGGGAACCACGACCAATACGGTAAGGGCTGATGTAGCCACCACCGCTTTCAGCTAAGAATTCCAAAGCCGCAATCTTTGACCGAGCGTACTGGTAGTAATCGTAGTACGTATAGGCTTCAGTAGCTGGGTCTGGATTACGACTGTTGGCGAAATAATCCGCATTCACTACTTGTTCATTCCGAAGGTATTTGGTATTCGCTTTAGCGTCCACCACCGCCTTTGTCGGTGAGTCAATAGTTGTTGGCGTTGTACGGTGTGGGTTAGCTGGTCTTAGGTTAATGTGGTTGTTCATCGGTTTGATGGCAAACTCATCGACGGTCGCCCATGACAATGCAGGTGTCAAGTAAGTCGTGTTAGACTGACCTGCCCGTGCAATCTGCTCAGACGCCACCGTATAGTTCTCCACCAGGCCAAGACCAACATCGTCCTTTACGTCAACGTGTGGGTTAGCTTTATCGTCGATGTGTCGTTGTAACCGATCATTGAACAACAGTAGGAAGTTGGCATAGTCGGCTAAAACGTGATCACGGAAGTCTTGCTCATATGGACCAGTGGCGCCATTGATAGAGCGGGCCATGTCGTAGATCTCGTTGTTGAACGGCTGGTATGTATCAAGGTGCCAACGTTCTTTATCCAACTCACCTGGCTTCCACTGGGGTTCATTACCATTGAAGTCATCGTTACGTGGGACATATCCAACAGGCTGGCTATTGAACCAAGTGACGTAGTCCGTGATCACGGTCAAACTGAATGCTGCATCGCCACCGACCATCTGAGCCGAGCAGTAAACTGTACCCACCCTTGTTGGATCGAGGAAAACGATTGCACTACAGATGTTGAGACCAAGCTCTTGGCTCAGTACGGCATGACGGTAAGTATAGATGTAATCTACACCGGGGGAAAGTTTGTTGTAAGCTGAATCGTATACGCGTAGCGAGCGGGTATAGAACCCACCGTTATCAAGCGTGATGATCTTGTAGGGGAAACCTGCAACCGCTTTAAGGTCATGTGCCTCACTACCCACTAGGTTATCCGCGTTACGTCCAGTTGGGTCATACTGCAACCGCACTTTGATGTTGGACATTTTAACTCCAAGGAAATAAATAACAGCAGAAGGAGACAACGGGTGGACCCGATGTACTCCCTCCGCTGTTCGGTTAATTACAGATCAGCAGCCGCAGCAGCAAAAGCATCGCCGATTACTTTATAGACATTCTTGTCCGTATAGTTATCAACTCGACGGGGGGTAACGAATGAGTTATTACTCATGCCGTCCTCCGCCTGCTTAAGCGTTGACGGTAACCAGTCTGGTACATTACCCAGTCCGATATCAACAGGTTCGAGATCGTGCACGTTACCAGTTGCGGCAACATGCGCATTCAGACGATTGCGTAGAACTGTAAATTTATCCACAGTTACTGCGAAGAACGTTTTCATTGTCGATTTAAGTTCTGTAAACTTTACGACGAAATCAGCCATTGCCATGATTACAACCCTCCGATGTCAATGTAAGCACCGTCACGCCAGTACAAGGAGTTATCTGGTGAGTTACCCCAGTACTCAGTATAGTTGTGGCTGTTGACAGTTACGGTGAAGTTGTAGCCCGCAGTACAGCTAATGAACGGACCATCCATTGGTGTGATCTCGAGCTGTCCTTCAGCATTGCTACCAAAGCTGAACAGGTCGGTATTCGTAGAACCCGGACCATCTGGTTGCAGCACGGTGAAGTGGGTGTAGCTACCATCGATTGCACTTACCGTAGCCAGAGAACCTATGGCCACTGCAACCCCAGTACTGTGGTCCATCAGCGTTGTACCGGCAGTAACGTCGGTCATGGTCACGGTAGCCCCATAATTCAGACGATACATCAGCAACTTGCTATCCGCACCTTTAAGGTACTGAACCAATACGTTATTCGTACCGAGACGCATGTCCGTGATAGTGAAACCTTCAGACGTAGCCCGAGCGTTCAATGCATTGATAGCTGCAACGAAGCCAGTGTCACCACGTGCTTGCCAACTACGTACATCAGGTGCAGGGGAGATCTCAATGATCGCAAATTCACGTGCATCGGTAATACCCATGTTTGGATGAATTGTACCAACGTCTTCCAATACTGGCCCTACGTTAACTGTACCGTCCCGTTTGATAAGGACGAGCTTCTCAGCTCTAAGGTACAAATACAGGTAATCCTTCGAGGCGTAGATCGCATCCGATTCATTACCCGCAGTCATTGTACCAGTACGGTACACGGCTGGGATATTGATAGCGAGTGCACCCCACGTGGAGATAGACCCGTCTGGCCGAATGTAATAACCCGCCTGATCGGCAGTAGCCCATTTACCCGATGCGGCTGGAAGCGGAACGGTTGGGTAGCTACCACGCAACGAACGGTCTGCCATGATGATACCTTCACCGATGGAGTTGTACACAGCGTACGCATTGTACTGACCGAAACACCACGAGGCGCGTTTGGACTCTTTGAGTGCAATCGCTTCAGGTGTATTAGGGTCGGTCACATCAACTGAACTTACAGCAACATAACCCAGGTTCCATTCATCAGCAGCTTCATCCAACATCTGGTTGATATCTGCTACGGCTGGAAACTTAGCAACCCATTGCTGTGGCGACTCACCACCAAAGGTAACCGCATCGCCACCTTGACTAACAGCCGCAATCATCTGGTCAATCTGTACCGAAGTATAAGTACCGATCATCTGTGGAGTGATGTGGTGCGGGTTGTTTGCCAGAATGTGCTGGTTGAAATCGATGATCAGTTGATCCAGACGAGGATCGTTCTGAAGCTTCTGAATCAACAGCGACGTGGTATACGGCGTCATGAACGTATTAGTGTTCGTCGGGTCGATTGCTTGAGCTGGTGTAGCTGGCTTCCAGTTCGGAACATTACCCAAGTCAATATCAGCAGCAACCATGTGGTGAACGTTACCAGTTGCGTTGATGTGTGCGTTCAGCGGGGTTACCGCGTACTTGTTAACCAACAGCAATACACCACGCGGGTTCGTAAACAAATCGTTCCGGTCTGCATCCAGCATCTGCTGGTCAGTAGCCATCGCAAAGTTTGGTACGTTACCCAGCTGAACCTGTTCCTTGGTTACAACGTGCGGGTTGTTATGGTTGTTGATGTGAGAAAGAGACGTACCCTCAGCCGAAGCTTCGAGAATCGCAGCAATCTTCTCCAACGTGATATTGATTTCTTTGGAACCTACCAGCGTATCGATACTTTGATCGTGCGGCAGCGGGGGGAATGCATAAGGGAGAACATCAATGTCGCCCCAAGAACGAATGAGTGGGTTGAGATGCTTATTAGACAGTTCACGAAGAATCGCAGCGTCACTAAAGCCCCATGGTCCACCAATGGTCCGGTATGTCAGTTTAACTTGACCAACAATCGTGGGTTTCATGAAGCGGATACTACCGGCGATAGGTCGACCGATGGAATCCATTGCTTCAATGAAGAGGTGACCCACCTGATAGTCGTCGCCCTCCACCAATGGCAGTCCAGTCGATGTTAGAACCACTTTAAGCGAGTCTACAAAGAAGGGTGCGGCATGGGGGATAATAAAGTAGTAGTCTGTTGGGCCTGGTGCCTGCAAGGTCTGAGGTTCATTAACGATCAGGTTGCTAGGTAGGTTACCATTTAGGTCTTCGGGATACAGATAAGTAGTACTGTAAGCCATCGCACCCTCCTAAGAAGCGCTAGTGCGCCATTGTTAGCTTAATGATGTGAATTTCACATAGGATTGTCCAATCTTACTTTCGGAGGTAAATATGTACACTCTAGTGCGTTCCCGGTTTCGTCAAGATCGTCGAGCTGGTCGTTGGAAAGAAGCAAACCTAGCTACTGCTGCAATTGGTAGCCTGACTGCAAACTACGGCGACATCTATCTTTACATTGAATATCCGGGTGCAGGGGAACCTGTATTGAAAGCCCTTCACTGGGTTAATGTTTTAAACCTGATCAACAACTACCCACCAGAGACTACAGTACAGGCTTGGTTAACTGCGGTCGGTAACCAGACGCTACCATTTGAAGCTAAGTTGCCTAACGAACGTATTCGTACAGTTAAGTATGCACAAGCTTGGCACGTGGGTTATGACATCCAAGCGCGGGCACGGTTGGGTACAGTTAAGAGTGAGGCGTCACCTTACTACAAGGAAGACTTGATCATCAATCACCCTGACTTTACTCCTGAGCGGATCAGGGATAACTGTTTGATCTCGGTCAATGGTTACTTCCATTTGACTGACTGGACTGTGGATGGGGTTCGAGTGATCGATGGTAACACCACGGCAGTTAGATGTAACGATAACCAAATCGGATTGTATTCGTTCGAGACGATTGGTAAACTTTCTTACCACCGTATTACAGCCGACATGATCAAGCCTCAAGAAGTTGATACCCCCTTGTGGGATGCCACCTACTTAACACTCCCTGACGATGTTGACCTTAAGGATAAAACCGTTCTGTTGGTAACGGGTGGTTATCTTAACGTGTTGTCAGATGTGTACACGCGTACTGGTGATCGTACATGGCGTTTGAGCTTTGGTAAGATGATGTTCCTTAACCGATACTTGCAGTCGGTAAAAGACATGGATCTATCGAGTCTTGGTCTGAGCACCTCACCAAAAGATCCATCCCTGTTTAACGTACAGGAACTTAAATGTGATCGTGTCATTAATGCGTATCTACAGTTGAGCCAGAGCTTCTTTGTTATCGTTGATTCACCTAGTCTGTTCCAGACATTTGAACCTGTTCAGTATCTGCAACTTCCGGGTCGTTTTGTAAACGCCGAAGGTAAGCAGTATCCACTGGTTGGTGCTTATGGTCGGATGCTTGATTACCACGTCATCGATGAGCCTAACATACACCGTACGATCGTACCTGAGCCTGAGGTTCTGTATGTGTACTGTGCAACAGAGAACAAACGCTACGACTACGATGCACACCACCGCCCTTGGCCACGTCAGACTGCTGTGAACGATGGTGCTTATCCAGCACGACCGTTTGTGCATGAGACCGCCTACTACCGAATCATCGGTGTCGAAGGTTAACGGCATAAAGCCCCTCCGTGAGGAGGGGCAATATGTTGTCTTACGGTTTATCTTCTTCCTCTTCTTCTTCCTCACCGAGTTCATCTTTCTCGGCGCTACCCATTGTGTCATCTAAGCCTTCAGTTTCGAAACTAGATTCATCTTCTTCGGCATTGCCATCACCGGTATCATCACCCGATGAATCCATACTGAATTCTTGGTCTAGTTCTTGCTGACTACTGTCGTCCAATGATGGTTCACCACCATCGCCTCCAGAGTCGTCACCGAAACTGTCGTCATCAAACCCACCACCGTCATCATCGAAACCACCGTCACCACTATCACCAGCACCGCCGAAACCACCAGAGTCTTCACCGTTGTTAATGTTCTCGATAACTTCTTTGTAGATCTCTTTGATGCGGTCACTGAACTTCTTCTTACCAGCCGCGTATTCAATGAACGCCTGTACTTGTGTAGCACGGGAGATATTGATGTGGTCAAGCAAGCTGAATGCAGGACGGTTACCATCCATCTCAGTTAGGATGTTCAACTCAGGCAAGATGTTGTTAGACGCCATGTACTGACGAATGAACAACGCTTTGATGTTAAGCAGTACGTCATCAGCCAAACCAGAGATTTCAGTTACGTCATCTGGGAACAGGTCAGGTGTGATATAGGCTTCCAAACCTTTATCCAACAGACGCTCGTAAGCTTCGATGGTTTCCAGTTGGCGTTCGTGTTGGGTGTTATCAGGAGCTGGGAGACTAACACTCAAAGCCAGGATAAACTCATCAGCTACTTCTGCTACCGACATCGACTTAAGTTCAGGCGATACCAACATTTGTACGTTAGCTTCAATAGCCTTATACAACTCAGCTCGAATGATAGAACTGTGCATCGAGAAGCAACGAACGAACTTAGACAAGTGTGCGCACAATGCTTTCTGACGTTCCTTAACCACACGTGATGTTACCAAGTCGTTATGCACGATCGAGGTTGCAAAGTCAGGCGAGGACATCGGGTCAACTTTCTCAGGTGGGATACCGAAGGAGCTGATGTGATAACGACGCAGGCGGTCTTGCAGTTCTGGGTTACCAGCGTTGACGTTAGTGTTGTAGTCGTCGAACTCAACTTTAGTTTGAGCGTAGGCAGAATCGTTGGCGTTAATCTGGAAGTCATAACCAGAGCGGATCAAGGCATCCATAGTCTGAGCTGGATCAGGTGCAGCCAGAGGGAAACTCCGGTGACCTTGTTCAACGATGACCGATTGGATGTTCTGAATGGTGGATTCTGGATCTGGATCGTCCGGGTCAATATCAACGAGAACTTTCTTACGACCCATTGCGTTACGCATGCCGCCGATTGTTTCAGCGAACAACAGAGTGGTACGCATAGTCGACAACATCTTAGTACGGGCGATGAGGGTTTCACCGATACCGTTCTTGTTGTAGTCGAAGGCGATGTAAGTCATCAGTTCTTCAGGGACAAAGATCAGTTGGGTAGTTTTAGCTTTCCAACTACGGTACAGCATAATCCGTTGGATCTCTTGAGTAACACCCAGCTCTACGTCTTGGTCATACAGACCGTTACGCAGACGGTTGTTCAAGTCACTGGTCAGGATAGCGTTAAAGGCTGTTTGGATATGGTCTACTTCATAAGCGGACTTATCGTTGTCGCCCATCGCTTCACGGGTCAACCGAAGGATCTCGGAGTTACCGCTACCGCCCATACCACCGCCGTCACCAGACTTCCAACCCGATTGGAGTTCGCCGTAGAAGTCACGTGTGGAGTCTTTCGATACCGGATAACCGTGATGGTCTACCAGCAAGAAGTAACCAATGTGTTCATATGGTCGACCTGCTACGAATACCGGAATAACAGCTTCCGATGGTAGAGGTAGAATCAATGGGTGGCCAACAGAAGGACGGGCCATGTACTTAGGCGAGCTGATCACCTGAGTTTGTTCAGAACCTTGACGGGAATTATCGTAGAGTCGTTCGATCTCAGAGTTGTTAAACTGGTGAACTTCCGATTCCATCGAGACACTGTTCTTACGGAGCTTAGCCGCAATACCCAGTTCACGAACGCGCCGTGACATACCCGGTACTTTCAACACGTTGAAGTTGTCAGATACCTTAATGTGTTCCAGCTGATATTGGTTACCTAGGTACTCGCCTTGTGCAGCGTTATCAGTGGCGCTTTGACTATGTCCTTCCAAGGAGATCTTTACACCGTCCTTGTACTGTTTAGCCGAACCAAGGAAACCCATGTTATCACTGGTGGTGTTCGCAATACGATCACGGATAGTCCCGAAGGCTTCCATAGACACGCCACGATTACCGTTAACCAGATTGTCCAGAACGTTCTCAGGGAGGACGCAGAGGACCGAAGAACCCTTGTTAAACAGACAGTCTTCAAGGATCAAATCCAGCCGGTCGTCAATCTTATAGTCTTTCTTAAAGAAATTCTCAATTGGCTCCAGCAAGAGTTTACTGATTTCGCTGTCAAATACAGCGGGGTCAATTTGAAACGTTAGATTCGCCTCCGACATGGACTTCGGATCTAGCGTTGTACCGATCGCTACCGTCTTCACCAACTGAAGTTCTGGTAGCAATTGCATCACGGCATTAGAGTCCGTGATATCTTGCGTAGTTTGTCTGGATACCTTATCCATAGTAAAGCGGTTGATATCCACTGTCGGCTTAGCCGAGTCTCCCGTAGGAGCATGGATATCACGACGTAGAAGGTTAAGCAGCGCGTTGGTTGGCGTTGCAGCGTGACCTAGTCGTACAGCCGCTAACTTCGGGTAAGGGACAGCGGGTATCTTTTGAGGCATTTGAAACTCCCAAATTAACAAGTGAGTATCTTACAATGAACAACGTGTATTTCGACGTTTATCGCGATGATATCATCAAATTGGTACGGTCAGTTATTATTAAGTACAGCGAAACCGCTGACCAGATAAATGCCCGTCTATTACAATTTGATGGACTCGAGGTTGACCAGAACGAGCCAACAACATGGAAGTACTACATGCACTTGGCGGGTGAGTATCACTCGACTGATGTCATGATGTACGTTAAGTCCGCCGATACACTCGAGATGATCGAATTCACCAAAGCTAACTTAGCCATCCATCGGGCAACAGCACGTGAGTACTATCCGGGTAGCATCCTTTATAAGAGCTTGGTGCGACAGTATCCGACACAGGCTGACCTAATTACAGGCATCCTTTATCCGATCGATATTCAAACAGCTATCGATGCTGAGGACGGTAAGATTCTTTATCACGATCCGAAATACGTTGAGGCGCAAGAAGATACGTTCATTTACGATCTACAGGATTGGGTGAATGCTTTCTATATTCGGTGGTATAACGATCAATTTAACATCGTGGATGATCTTTTTCACGCAGCTTATCTCGGTAACCTTTATTCGCGTATGGTCCCTGCGATCCTTGCAATGCGTCTGGCGAAGGCTAAGACCAACAACGCCCACTCGTATCACATTCGTGAGTACTTGGCCTCACACGAGCACCTAGACGACTTCATCCCCTATCTGGACACCTTCCAGATGCTGTGGTTGTATCGGAACATCAATTTCCTGCAACGTCACGCTGGTAGTAAGGATACCTTCCAACGATTGGTTCAGAACATTCTGACTCACCGTGGTATTCCTCTGTTGAAGTACACCTTGAATCAGAACTCGACGAATATGCTTCGTGATAACCTTGCTCATGTTGAGATGGTCAAACACGACGTTAACTTCAATGTGGTTCAAGATGGGTTGGCGCAAGTTCCAGTTAGTACCATTCTGGAACGTGAACAACTGCTGGCACGTGATAACCCATTGGTTCAGTTTGATACCGAACGGGAGATCATGCAGGACATGGGTTACAGTAAGTCGAGTATCTTACCTACACGGGTATACGACTCCGAGGTTATTGACCGCTCTGTATCCAACGTTCGTAGCCTTGAGCACGTACTACTCAATGAATGGTTGCAACTTGCCTCCAGTGATCGCTACAGGGCTTTCGTTCAGATCCCTAACCCTAAGACGGGCGAGAACATGACGATGTCCGTGAAGGATGCCTATCTGGTAACTATGTACTGCTGGATGAAATCCCGTGGCGTGTTAACAGATGTGATCCCAAGGTTTATTGCTTACGATGTACTGTTGAATAAGTCGCCCACGTTTATGGAACTTCGCAAGATTGCTCCTACACGTTTGATTACTAATGAAGTGATCACGGCTATTCAAGACTTGACCCCTCCGATGGGTCAGTACATCTCGACCGAGCAGTTCTATCTGGACTGTGTGGGTGTTCACTCACGTTACCTGAAGCAGTGGGAACTCTATAGTTTCCAAGAGCACATGGTGTCACGTGCTTACTGTGAGCAAGTCGTTCGAATGCACTACATGAATCGGGTATGTCAACTGGTACCAGATAACACCACATGGGATGACTACTTCCGTCAACAAGGTTTCAAGATCACCGACATGTCTAACCCAGAAATGGAGCAGCTGTGTTTGGATGCGATCAACATCGCTACTGGGGCTAACTTGGTTAAGATCATTACCTTGGGTGAAGTACAACGTGAACTGCTTCGTCTGATGTCGAGGATGTCCAGCTACATCGCACAGTACCTACGTAACGTTGAGTTCACTAAGTTCCACGTATTGGGTATCGTCATGCCACGTCTTGGTGACATGTCTGCCCATTCTGGTGAAACCCAAGTTGTACCCATCGTTAACATCAATGTGCGTGACATCGGTGCGCGCGGTATGTCTTTGATCAGGTTACCTGACGCTTTGATTGAACCTAACATTAGTTGGTCGTACAAACAAAGTGGTACTTGGTGGATTGACCCATGCGTTAACATCGTCGAGACTAGCTTCAAGGAACATGCGTATCCAATGCCTGTGTGTAACATCGGTGTAGGTGCAGTGAGTATTGTTGAGAGTCGCACTACCGATCCAGATGGTGATCTCGAATTCTACGAAGAATCATCTGATCCACAATGGCCTAAATTTGAGAGGTAATCATGTTTCTAACCCGCGACTATTTAAAGGCTGACCCTTGGGACGCGATTATCGCACGTATCAATGAACAGTACGGTACTGAGCTACAGCCGTACTCCACTAAACTCGAATCGTTTGTACCACTAGGGACGACCAGCACGCAAGTGGTGATTATCCCTAATCAGGTTGAGAATGAGTTTAACACAGCCCCACCGATCGAACGTAAGGAGTATGTCTACGACCGTTTGGATCTACAGACTTTCTTCCGTTCGTTTGGAGTTAAGGATCTTCCAGGCTTTACACTTCCAACTAATACTGCTGAGGTACTGGCTGCTATCGGTGAGTTTAATGAGATCGTATTTACCCTGAATGACTTCGTTCATGTTGAATACAATACCTACAACGAAACCTTTACGCTGACTGCTAATCCCAAGTCGTTGCGATTCGTAGGGAAAATTGATTTCCGTTTGATCAACACTACCCGCCGTGCATTGTCCGAGGTATCTAGTCAGTTTGAGTTCCCTTTGGCTAATACCTGGCCACTTGGTAACCCAGATGGGGCTAAGATCTCCGCACAGTACGTTACAGCAGGTTATGACTTCACCAGTGAGCGTGAGTACCTAAAAGTATTAACGCGTGCCTCAGTGTGGCCTACAGGTCGTAAGCTGGCAGCTATCGTGCAAGACATAACTGGTACACCATGGGTGTGCAGTAAGGACCTAGTCGATTGGAACCTTGCGTTCGATGCCGATAAAGGCGAGGGTCGTATCCGGGTGGTTTACAATGGCCGAGTGTTACCCCGTTATTCTCCACGCACGGACATCTTGAATGTTGTGGTATTGGAATTGGGTATCGTATCTAACAACGTGGCAGGTTATCTGCTCCTTCACTATAACTGAGGTCAACATGATTGTAACTAATGTAAAGCGGAGTCTGTTGAATCAGTTTAACTTGGCTAACAACATCGTCCCGGCTGTTATGATGGAAGATATCGATTGGTTGTCTCCTGAGATCTGGCTGCAAGGTCAGTGTAACTCTCGGGTGACTATTAAAGCTTCGGTCAATTCCAATGAGTTCAGTGGACAAGAGACGTTGTTCTTTAATCGCCGTAAGGTGAACGAAGATCTCCAACACGTTAAGATTCCAGGTAAGGCCACAGACTACACCCGTACCTATCAGATCCTAACCGTAATGCGTGAGCAATTGGGTATCCCGGTACAGAACGAAGAGTATCTGGATCGTCCATTCAGTGGTAGTGTGTTCACGTTGGATGTCACCACCATCAGCATGGCTTACCTACCGGGTTCTAGTGTCACGCTAGAGTTCGAAGAATAACAAAAAAAATAAGGCATATTGCCCCTCCACTAGGGAGGGGCTTTATGACGTTACAGATAGACCTCGAAGTTCTCAAGGCGCAGCATTGCACGTTTCTTTACATCGTCCCATACCAACAGAGCTTTCTGTTTGTACAGTGCATCGATCACTGGGTTGTGTGCCCAGATACGGCCATCACGATGTTGGATACACGAGTTCAGCAGAGTCCACATCGCTTTGTGTTCACGTTGGAACCACTCGGTGACGTTGTCAATTGCTTTGAGGTGACGCCCTTTACCCAACAGATCCATCACAGTCATCTTGTGACCGTTTACAACGATGCGCTCAAACATACCAAGGTCTGCGCGCAGAGCGTATAAGTTGTAGAGTGTGGCCAGTACTTCAGAACTACCACCACGGACCTGTTCCAGAGACAGTGAAGCCATCGTTGCGGTAGGGTCAACAATCGTTGACTTAGGACGAATGACTCGGGCGTGGTCACGGTACTGCTGATCGACGCCGTAAACATATGGATTGACTTCATGATACGCTCCATCGGTCCAACGCCATACCGAACCATCAGCTACCACGTGGTAGGTGATATCCGCTTCACCATCCAGTGGAAGGTTATCGGTGGTTGCAACGTATACAGTATCGGTTGGTAACTCATCCTGTACCTCCAGTCGGAAACGACGGGCATTCAGAGATTGGATCAGTTCAGCAACAGAAGCTTTAACGCGGTTGATATCGAACATCGTAAATTCCTTTAATTGGTTGTAAAGTCGGCACCATTGATTTGGGTTACGACCATCTTGCCATCTTCGTCCAGTTCACTATAAGTGCGGAATGTTAGATAGGCTGGGTTGGTATGAGTTAACGCAATGTAATCACGCATCTGGTTACCGTATGGTCCATATGGACGAACTTCCATTTGAATATACGGTCCGATTTGGTTCTGGTGAATCAGGGTGAGGCACGTCCGTCTTTCTTCGATGTTGCGTTCACGGACGATCTGTGCGGTTGGATTACCGGTTAATGCGGTTACATCAGGAGAACCATATTCACCATGGGCACGGGACTGCTGATACCGTAGGTAGAATATACTGTCCTCAAAAACATCTTCGAAGCCATCTGGGGTTTGATCAAAATTCAATTGAATAATGAACTTACCGTCGGCGGTTCTCATGATTGGTACACGCATGTAATATACCCTTTAAATGGTTTCTACTATTAGACGTAGTCGATGATCGACAACGACGGACGTAGCGGAGTTGTCCCATCACTGAAGATAGCATCTTCATGATAGATTGTTTTGTATTGGAGTGCTGTCAGCAACAGTTCGGCTTCATCGCCATAGAACTTAGCATCACATGGGTCAGTAGCGGTAATGAGTTTCCATTCACCTTCGGTGTCTTTTACCAGCTCTTTCAGAAACTGTACGCTATTAGCAGACAGGATCGGATAGTTTGTTACCTGAATAATCTTAGCCATTTTTAACAACCTCATGATCAAGTGCATTGTGAATGAATTGGGTGAAGCGGGTCATTGGAAAGATCCCACTACGTAACCCTTTGTTCGTGCGTATCCCTTTCAGGACACTCTTAGTGCGTTCGATAACGCTCGCCACACGTGGCCAGTCTTTCTTAGCAATGCTTGTTTGCAAAGCATCAGCGGTAATGTTCAGAATGAACTGGTACATGTACAGCCGGTGTTGATGGTCATTGAACTTCTTAGCTTGACGTGCACTCATTGTTATACCCCTTAAGACGAAATAGACCCTACCCGAAGGTAGGGCCATTATGACGTTAGCTAACCAGCTTCAACAGAACTGCCTTCGCTACCAGACGACCACGAATCACTTCGAGGTAGTGACCATCACTGGTGATCAAACGCATAGTACCAACAATGAACTCTTCGCTCTTGTTAGCACGACCGATCATCCCTTTCAGGACTTCCAGTACGGTTGGGTGTGCCGATGCAGAGATCAGTACAGCCTTACCTTTACGGACGTTGGTAGCTGCCAGATCAGCCAGGCTCCAACCCAGTTGGAAGTTCAGGTAGTTATCAGCAACCCAGTAGTTGGAAGACTCATCGTCAACCAGATCCATCAGGCACATTGCTTTGTTGTTGATGGCGATGCCTGCCGAGCGCAGAACTGCTACCATTGGCTCACCACGTTTAGCCTGGAGGTATTCTTCCAGTTGTACGTAGTCTTCACAGAAGTCACTGATGTCGATGGTCAGTGCCAGCGAGTCACGCAGTACTTCGTTCACAGCCGCAGTGTAACGGGCGTTGAGGAAGTTATAGTGACGCAGTGGCAGGATACCTTGAGCAACCAGTTCACGCAGACCCAGTGCAACTTGACCCAGAACTTCTTGCTTAGCCAACATGGTCAGTTGGTCATAAGCTTCGTCACTGATGTTCAGTGGGTGCAGGTATGACGAACGATATTCCGCAGCAGGCTGTGGGATCTCTTTGGTGAAGTTGACTTCCAACAGGTTCTGGAGTTCTTCAGAGACTTGAGCTTCGATATCCAGATCGGTAGTACCGGTGAAGGTACGTTCCAGGATCACTGGTGGAACCATGCTACGCTTCAGGTGACCATCTTTAACCAGCATGGCTACATCAGCTTCAGGTGCAGCATCGCCACCGATGGTGGACATTGGTACATCGTTAGCTACCACTTCGCCATTAGGACGATAGGCTTTACGGATCATGTCCGCATCGAGTTCATGACGGAGGTATTGCATGCTTGGGTTCCATTCTACGAATTTCTCTTTAACCACGCCATCCGGGAACTTCACGAGGAAGACACAGAAGCGAGACGGGTCAACCAGTTGCAGCCACGGCATGTCATCACCGAAGGTTACTTCCCAGTCCACTTGGTGAGCCGGACGTGCGACGATACCGCCTGGGGCATACACAGTGTCGTATGGACGCTTAAGATCCAGCTTAACGCCTTGTGGAGCGTAGTAGGTAGGATCTACAACAACCTGATCGACGTTCATCGGTACAGGCAGGTTGGTTTCTTCCGGTTCTACGAACTGGTTAGGTGCTACTTGGTTGAAGGTTTGCATTTTAGGAGCTTCCTGATGGGTGGATTGAGCATAGTAACCATTGTCGCTGCTGATCTCTTCAACCGGCATCAGTGGCTTGGTTGGAGCTGGTTCGTCATAGAACGAACTAGCTACACCATCGGTACCACCATCCTGAGGAATGTGATACCCGCCACCATTACCACCATTAGGCTTATAGCCCGAAGTCTGGAATTGGCTAATCCCATTGTTCACAGGTGGTACGTGATACCCACCATTGTTTTGCTGGTAGTGACCGATCGGAGGCAGTTGAGTACCGCCTGGGAAACCAGTAGGTTGTTGGAACTGTGGTTGCTGTTGGTTATAGGCACCCGACTTATACTGACGGATGTCATTAGTAACCGACTGGAAGATCTGCGCTGCTGTTTGCAAGCCAGCCCAGTAACCGCTAGGGGTTACTTGTTCGTTCTGCAACTCACCGGCGTAGGTACCGAATACAACGGCCAGCAGAGCTTCATACACACGTTGAGCAGCCATCTTCACTGCTTCTTGTGGCTGATAGCGTTTGACCACGCAGAGGAACTCTACGAAGTCAATTACCATCTGACCATATTCGGCATAGATTTGGCTACCGGTGAAACCGCCCTGCGCCAACAGGTTATAAGCTGCACAGTGAGTACCCGACTTTTGGATCGAGTTCTGCGCGTGTTGACGAAGTGTCCCCAAAGCCAGCAAACCAATCTGCTGGTTCGCATTCATCCAAGGAGAAAGCTGTACGTTAGGGAGACGATCGTTACCCTGTGGCAGATTGTTAGAGAGAGTCGACTGATCCACACCGTTGAACGGTACTGGGAGACGAACTTGCTGGTTGAAGTTGTTCTGGAACATATGCGACCCTTTAATGATTGAATTGATTATCGATTGAAACGCGCTTGCACTGCATCGAGTTGTTCACGATCTTCTTCACGTCTGTGAATCAGGCCATCATGACCAATTGGCGTATACAGGTTAATCCGACCACGGCCATCCGGGTTGTTCTTCGGTTGGTTCTTAAACTGACCCACGTCTGCAAGGGATACGTGAATCAATCGACTGGAGTCACCGATCAAGGACTTGTTGTGTCCGCCCTTGGTGCGTGCTCTGTCTTGTGGTACTACAATCGATGTAAGCTTGATTGCTTTGTTGTCACCTGGATAACTCACGGTATCAAATTCGCCGTGCTCACTAGTAAGCTTACGCATACACGTGTTCAGTTTGAATGAACGCTTCATAGCGTCATTGATCTCTTGAGCCGTCCAGTCTTTGTTCAGTCGAGACTGGAACGAATAGCCGAACATGGTGATAGCATAGTTCAGGTCATCGAATACATACTTAAGCACGCTCAGTGATTTAGACCATAGACTGGTTTCATCGATGTCTGTATCGTAGAGGTGATGTGCCATGTCAGTCATGATCAGGTACAGTAGCTCCCAGATCGTGTTGACTTTAATGCCCACGCTACCCAAACCCTTAATGGTCATCTCATCGAGATAGTTATTGAAGGAGGTCAGGTGAGCATCGATGTTCTCAGCCAGCTTACCTTGGTGCTCATAGTCACCGAAGATCATGAGACCTAGGATGATGCGCCACAGATCCTTAGAATCCATGTAGTGCGGTTCTACGAAGCGAGCAGGGAAAGCATCAACCACATACCAGAAGCCTGCGATCAAACGATTCACAAACTCGGAGTTCGCAGACTTAGGAACAGCAATTGCCATTTCGCCAGTTGGGTGATTACCAGTCAGAGTAGCCGACTGGAACACGTTCCATTCATCGCGAGGGAACTTAACTGGATCGAGGTCTTTGAGGTAACCAATCTCAACGTCGGTATTAGCCCAACGCTTAAAGGTTTCCTTTACACCGTATTCACAGAAGAAGTAATGCGCGAGGCATGATTCAATGAAAGGTCGGTTGTTGAGATCGCGCTTAGTACGTTTACCCATCTCGTTGTGAATCTGAGACCAGATGACATACTTAATCTCACGCTGACCATTACACACGTAGTGATGATCGATCTGCTTGAATGTAAGCTTGGCACGTTGGAACGGAATAAAGATACTGTTGTTGAGTACCGAGTAACCCACGTCGGTCATAACTGGAGAGATCTGATACGTTGCACCGTTAATAGGGCAGGTACCACCCTGACTTGCAAACGGGATCAGGATATAGCGATCAAACAGTGGTACACCGTGAAGGCTTGACTTCAGTGCGATCATGCGAGAGTTAGTCTTGGCGATGTTAGCATTGCGCTTCGAACCATACTCACGTGTAATCTCATCGAACATGCGTTCTGGACGCATCACAACACTACCCTCATACTTGAACCCTTTAGGGAACATAGAGGCGTTGATTGCCCACAGCTTATCGATATACGCTCGACGGTTACATACGCCAGCCGAGTTAACTCCCATCAGGTGTTCAAGTGCAATACCATCAGCAAGCGTTTTGTTAAATGGTTTAACATGATCCAACATCTTGCTGATTAGAAATTTATCCATTAGAAGCTCCGCGTTTCGTTAAACACACTTTTTACATCTTTGAGCAACTTACCAAACTTAACAGCTAGTTCCCCCACGTCTTTCAAGTTAAAACCATGTAGATCTGCATCAAACACTTGATCGGCGAATGGTCTTCGTCGGTCATTAGGTATCTCTGTTTTAGAACGTAGAAATTCCTCGAAGTCTTTTAACAGTTTGTCAGTTCGTTTCTTATCATGCGTCTTACCTCCGAATGCTTCAAGGATGTCAGATGGGCTTTTTAAGAAACCGTATTCAACGAAATCTTTAAGCGGTACATAGTGCACACGGTTACGATGTGCTTGTAACAACTCACCAGTTGCAGTGAGCCCTAAGGAAACCGATTGGTCGTCAAAGGTGGTTATGTACATCCCCTCATCGCGTAGAGGATCAACACAAGGCTTAAGCTGATTGAAGGTACCCTTATGGCCAGCTATATAAACAGGTGTTGCGCGCTCAGCATAGTTGACCACATATTCGTACACCGTGGTGATTGATGAATGACATCGCTCATTTAAGGTACTGCACAGGATCTGCTGTGGAACGATCACGCCTTTCACAAATGGTTGAGCCAGAGCTGCATGTTCGGTAGCCACCACTTGATAGCCAGACTCGCCGATCAGTATGCCGTTCTTATAACCCTCCACACCTGTTAGTTCTACGATGTTGTATAGCTTTACTTCACGACTCGTTGTACAGGGTTCTTGGCTTTTAAACTTCTCCGACAATTCAATAAGAACAGCTTTGTCTTCTGGCCGTGCATTAGTAATAATGGTTGACCAATCAAACTTAGCTTCGGGACCTATTAAGAACGTGTGTGTTATAACCAACGTATTCCGAGTGGATTGGGTATTAGCCGGTAAAGTTACCGTCATCCCTAATGGAGTTAGGATGGTTAGGTTCTTACCGGACTGGTTTTCAAACTCAGTTGATGTAGTCAACCCTCCACGATGAACTCCGTTGAAATCACGGAAGGACGCCAGCGTTCGAGGTAGAGGGTTTTCTGCAAGGTGATACGCTGGTTCCAGCTTAGTCCCGTAAAAGGTTTTTTCCATATGGGTTGGTTTCCTTGGGGATGATTAATCTAGAACACGTTTTTCACATCGCTGTTGGCGTACCGTATATTTGGAGGCACGCTTTGAGTTTTTCGACGACGGACCTTCACCTTCGTCCATTCTCCGAGATCGTTTCGACGGCGCATGATCACGGTTTCGAACTCGTCCAGCTTTGGTTTCACTCGCTTGGCTTTCACGGTGTGTTGGCCTAGCTGCCCTCCGATGTGCTTTCTCGAACTTAGCTTCAAGCTCGGGGAGGTTAGAGGGCATAATGTCATCCACGATGGGATGCATTGGAGTTTGGGTTACTTCGACTATATCAACCAATTCAACGGTTGGTACACTATTAGTAACTGGAGTAATATCTTGCATAACCTCTTCTGGGGTTACATAGAAATCACCGTGTGTCATACCGGTGTCGTTTTGCTTCTGCTTTACAGCAGCGTCATAGCGTTTAAAGAAGCTCATTGTAGTTTCCTCTAGTCAACATTGATTGTAGATACACTAGCATGATATAAACTTGAGATTATTTCTATTGGACCAAGACGACATAAAGCCAGCACCTAAGTGCTGGCAATATGACCTAGTGTCACCGCTCTAGTCGGCGGGGGAGCCCGCTTTCTTCTAGCCTGACGGTTGTGCCGTCTTCGTAGTAACGGAGTCCGCCCTTAGTGTCTCAGGCATTCAGACCGTCAACAACTGGCTTGTTCCACATCGAGTGACCCATCACTTCTTCGAAGCCTGTTACATCGAATTCCAGTGCGAATGGAATGTTGTTGATGTGCAGGTTGAATGGGATGGCTGCGATTTCACGGGAGATCTGATGACCACCACGGGAGATCGGCAGGTCGGCGATGATGGTCGACACGTAGAAGAACTGACCGAAGGACAGGATGTCGTTTTCGGCTGGAGTCTTACGGGTCGGAACTACTACCAACTTACCGTCGAACAGTTCGTTGTTAGTGGAAACGATGTCGTATTCCAGGTATGCACCCAGGGTACGGTCGTCGCCTTTAGTCATCAGGTAGTTAGCGATCTCTTTGTCCGAGCAGAACAGGAACATTGGACGCTCATCTTGGTTGCCCGAGATTACACGGAATGTTGCCTCGATGTTCGAGTCACGGTACGCAGGGAACAGACGACCTTTAACTTTGTTCAGGATCGCGCTGCACACGTCGTCCCAACGGTCTTTCGACTTCAGGGTATCGATCATGTCTGGCAGGTGCATGGTATCGTAGTAGTAGGTAGGACGCATTACTGCGGCCAGAGCACCCTCGTATACGTTGATGGTAGGACGGTTGAAGCCGTTACCAGTCAATTCCTTCAGCTGTGCCAGATAGTTCAGCAGGGTCTTAACAGCGTTGTTGCTGTTACGGATGTTGGTGTTAACAGTCAGAGCTTTAACAACTTCGCCTGGACCTTCTTCATCCATGGTGCTCAGCGGCAGGGTTACTGGCGCGTGCATTGGGATAGGGTGACGGAATTGCAGAGCACGTGTTTGCAACAGGTGACCGCGCTGACGACGGTTAGTGTTGGTGAAACGAGTATGCAGTTCGAAACCAACGATTTCCAGATCGGTGATGCTATCTACCAGAGTCTTACCGGCACCAGTGGTGATGTCAACAGGACGACGGTCGGAGTTCAGGATCGCAGCAATTTCGGCAGAGCCTGGATTGAAGCGGGAGTCACCACGGGACAGCGAGATGTTACCGGAGAAGTCAACGCTTACACGCATTACCCACTCACGGGATTCCAGCTCTTGCATCGCAGCAGTTTGAACACCATCGATAGTACGGGAGATCGAGCTTACGCTCAGGTCATCGGTGAAGAAGTCGATACGAGCGCCACGGGTGTCGCCGATCAGGTCAGGTTGGAACACAGCACGTGGCATGCGGTCAACTTTGAACTTGATAACTTTACCTTGGAACTTAACGTACAGAGCCTTCAAACGACCAGCAGGGTCGATCGAGTCGGAAACTTCAAGCATACCAGCCGAGATCAGCATGTTAGCGTTGGAGTTACCCATCAGGTCGATCTTGATACCAGGCTTCAGAGGCGCAGTTTCAATCGACAGGTTTTGTTCGTTGACGATGGTCTCAGCAGGGATCAGAGCCGGGTCAGCGAAGAAGTGCAGGTTAACGCCGTCTGGGCTGATTGCAGGAATCAGATCAGTTGCGTTGTCGTCGAGAATCGACGGATCACGGTATGCTTCTACCATGTTCACTTCGTCGTTCTTCCAGCGAGCACCGTTAACAGCGTGATGCACGTCTTTCATTACGGCGATGTAAGGCAGAACCTGTACCACACCACCCTCGATAGGGTTGATAACGGTAGTAGGGTAGATCCGCTCGGAGAATTCGTCCTGACGGGAAGCAGCCAGGTTATAACCAACGGTTACAACACGGAAGTCACGTTGCGATTTCTCGTTGTAGTTTTCCAGACCCATGGACTTGGCGCCTTCAGCGTCAAATACCTGTACGGAACCGGCTGGACCACTGAAGCTGTGTTCTACGGACTTAATGCTTTCAGTCGAAGGCATCAGTTTCGAAACACCGCGAAGTGCTTTGATGTACTGGTCTGGGTTAGCAGCAGCTACGGTACCGAGGAATGCGGCAGTCAGCTGGTTCTCAGCGATGCGTGGGTTCTCGGAGATGTAGTGTTCGAAGCCAAGCTTGGTAGCCAGGGCAGTCAGTTGCTTGTACACAGACGAAGCAGCGTGTTTGTCTTCACCTTCACCGAAGGATTCCAGACCAATGGTCTTTGCCAGACCGGCAGTTGCTACAGAGAACAGGCCATCGGCCAGATCATTTTCCAGCTTCAGGGATGCAACGAAGCCTTCCATGGAGAAGACTGGTTTATCGGTAGCAGAAGCTTTCAATACAGATTTCAAGTTTTTCATCTAAGTTTTCCTACGCAGGATGGGGTTTTGGTTTTAAACGAGTATCTTTTTGTCCAGGCTATTTTTCACCGGAACTAGACCTTGGACATAAGATAATAGCTGAAGAGGTTCGTTGGGGCTACCTGACTCAATTTGCAGGTGCGCAGCAACTCATTAATCATACTATCGAAGAACGTACGGTTACTAACTAAAGCATACCGTTCAGGATCGCTATTGGTGATAGGCAGACTCTTCTGCACCGCAACCCAAAGATTTTCGTCTACAGGATAAAGCGAATATTCACTAACAACTTGAAGTTGACTAGCGTGACGGAGTGCAATGGTCTCAATGCGCTCCTCTAAAGCATTATGCATATCTTGCATCTTAAACCGTTCAAGGTTCTCAGTAGACGCAGCGATAGCAATACCTGCACGTGGACTTGGAGCGAGGCTTACACCGCTACTCGGATCGAACGTGAAGGGGAATTTGTTCATAGCTATATCGATTTGCGCCAGGTCGTTAACCGAACTGACACTAGCTATATAGTTGGTGTCCAACAAGCGATTGAATAGAACACCGTCAGTTTTAAACTGATCGTAAACAGCTTCAGGAACAACTAAGAGCTGGGGCATACAGTTAACCTTTTGGTCTGGGCATGTTGTTATATCTACATAAACATTGTGATAAACTCACATGACAATTAAATACCTACACACAGAATGATACACGATACCATCCACTACTTTTTACTTTAAGGAAACATAATGGCTTCTCCCAAACAATTACTCGTTCAGTGTGCCACTCTGTTATGTCTGGAACACCGTGAAGATTCACCCGCTTCGCCGTCTACAGAATTGATCGAAAGGGTTGTAGCATCACTGGACCTTAAGGAAACCACAGTCGATCATGACCATGGTCGTCAGACGTTTCTGGAACTGCGCAATCTGGTTAATGAACTTAATCAGAAACCGGCTAATGCTTTTCCGGGGTCGCAAGAAGTATTACAGTTGGTTCGTGTAAGTTGCCGTGAGGAATCTTTCCTATACGATTCAGTAGAACAAGGCGTACTTGAGAACTTCCCAGATGGCATGGCAATCATGAAGGCTATTAATAGTCGACGTGCAGCCCTAAACTATTATCTCAATGACACCACTATTAAGACCATCCTGAAAGAGTATTCTCAGAAGGCTTTGTTCGACCGTGGTAACCTAGACATCGCGTCTATGGTAAACGAGATGGGTACCAAACTGGAACCATACATCAAAGCTCGGGCTGAGTCTAAGCACCCTGCTGAGATGGGAGCTATCGATTTCGATAACCCGGATGATGTAGCTGGTTTCTTCGAAGCTGCAAAAGATACACTGTCTGCTGACGGTGCATTTAAGTTAGGTTGGAAAGGCTTCAACAAAATGCTGGGTAGTCTAGGTGCTTTCCGTCGAGGAGAGTTCATTATTACGTCTGCACTGCAACACAACTTTAAATCCTTCCTAGCGATGTTCTTGTTCTGCCACGTATGTCTGTTCAACAAACCGTTTCTACGTGACCGTACTAAGAAACCTTTGATTCTTTTCGTAACACTCGAGAACGAAATCAACGACAACTTGTTGACCATGTACAAATACATCCGTGAGAACGAAACGGGTGAAGAGATTGTAGTCCGTGATATTGATCCGCGTGAAGCTGCTCAGTATGTCTGTGGTCGTCTAGAGGAAAATGGTTTTAAAGTTAAGATGATTCGCTTTGACCCAACCGAATTTACGGTTGCTGGTTTTGTGACGTATCTTGATTCTCTCCAAGGTCAAGGCTTTGAACTTCAATACCTGACTGTTGACTATCTCAACATGTTACCTAAGACTGGACTCGATGCTAAGATTGCGGGTGATGACATTCGACTGTTGTTCCGTCGTATGCGTAACTACACTGCGCCACGAGGTATTACATTCCTGTCCCCTCACCAGATGTCATCTGATGCACTGCAACTCCAGCGTGAGAACACAGAGGACTTCGTACAGACCGTAGCCAACAAAGGTTACTACGATGGTTGCCGTCGATTGGGTCAAGAACCTGACCTTGAGATCTTCCACCACATCATCCGACGTAAGGGTCGTGCGTATCTGGCTCTGCAACGTGGTAAACACCGTAACACCGTTACCGCAGTTGAAGATCAATACGTTCTATTGCCTATGTCGCAAATTGGTACGATGCTGTGGGACATCGATAAGGAAGAAGACTACTCCATGAAGGTAGTACCGGGTTCCGTGATTGGTAATGGCGAAGACGGTGACGCTTGGGATTAAAAAAGAAACAACATAAAGCCTCCCATCCGGGAGGCGACTTATTTACTAATGGGGTTAAGCATGTCACACATCACTAAACTGGTTGACAGCGTTATCAGTCAGATCAAGCTGGCTAACCAATTGAAAGACAATAAACACTACATCGGTGTGTATGTTGCGCGGAAGAACCTAGACCCCGTTATAGACGAGTTATGTAGACAGGCTGGCGTATATCTGTCTTTGAAGGTAACGTCGCGTAAAGAGCTTGTGGATGCCGTGTGGAAGCATTATCAGATCAAGATCGATGTCTGGCAAAAGCCTGAACCTTTTAATGACCGAAATTTCCTAACTTTAACAGTCGGCGGATTGACCGCCATCATCTTTGACTACGAGAACTAATCAATGACAGATCTAAATGCCATTCGTGAAGCCCGCTTGGCGCAATACAGCGCACCACGTGCACTGGGTGATTCGGTGGTTGCTCATATTGCACACTGTATCAAACATTTCCAGACCACCGCTATCCTGTTACGACTCGCTGAACAGAACGTATCGATTGTACGTGGGAAGATTATCGAGTTTGTTGCACAACTGGAAAAGTGGGAACACGTAGACCCAAATAGCTACAGTAGCTTTGAAGTTGCGTGCTCCACGTTGTTCCTGAAATACAACATCTTCATTCGTCAGGATCAGAAAGAAATGTCCTCGCCTGACTACGCCTTTACCGATCCAGATATCTCTGGGTTCAACAAGTTCTACTACGACTTGGAACTCAATGCTACCGATCCTTACTTCGATGTGATCAAACGGGATTACTACAACGACGTAAGTTCATAAACCATAGTCCTGCCTGCGGGTGGGGCTTTATGACGCACTAATAATATACATCATCTAACCTAGGTCTTTAAAGATGCGTGAATTATTACTGAGTTTTGCAGGGGCAGGTGCCAAGCCTGCTACAGTTTGGACCAAGCTAGATGTAGCGGGCGGTCCGGTGGGTATCAGCGGTCAAGCTGTATCCGTCTATAAGGATGATCTTTATTTCGTTGGAGGATTCGACAACATTGCAGCCACTGAGACAGCGGCTTTTTACAAGTACAACCAAACGTCCCAGACCTTCACTAAGTTAGCTGACATGCCTACTGCGATGCGTGAGCATCGATGTGTGATGGGTATCGGGAAACTTTATGTCTGGGGCGGCTATAGCACTGCTCTGGGGTACACGACGCGTTTCTATATCTACACCATCTCCAACAACACCTGGGCTTCTGGTACGCTCCCAGCGACCGTTGCAGACCGTCCAGGTTCGGCACAGGCCATGATGACCAACGTGGGCTCAGATATCTTTATCTTGGGTGGCGCTAATGGTGACGCTCCAGTTAATGGCACTGCCAACGTAATGCGTTACAACATGGTAACTAACGTCTGGACTAAATGTGCTGCCATGGCTAACCCAGTAGTTAACGGTTCGGCTATTGTTCAAGACGATCTGATCTTTACCGCATTCGGTGTATATAACAACGGTACGACAGCAAACTTACCTATCTCAGCTTATGACCAGGTGCTAAACACATGGACAGTTAAGATGGCGGATGTGGTTACCAACTTTGGTACACGTAGTGGTGCTAAGGTTATGTTAATGGGCGACGAGATCTTCTATTACGGTGGACGTGGTGCTAATAAGAACATGTCCCGTTACGTACCTCGTACCAATATCTACACCGATGATGTTGGTGTGGTACCTGACCTAATGAATAGCTCTGAGTCCCGTGGATTTAAAGCTAAGAATAAGTTCTACTGTCTTGGTTCGACTACTGGCACTGAGCTGTGGGTTTATAACCCGTACGTCAAGACTGGTCCTCCACCTATCTCGGTTATTCCTTTCCAAGAGTACTACTCGGGTACTGAGTTCTGCACCTTGACATCGATTAGTGGCGGTACTGTGAAGTTTGAAGGTTTGAGTTGGGCGGTAATGCGATTCAGTGGTCAGATCTGGCTGATGCCATTGAAACCTCTAATGGTAAACGCACCTTTGAGTTCTTCTTACGTGTATAACCCGAACGGTGCGGCCAAGACTGTAGCTGGAGTTCCAATGATGTGGTACGGCCCTCGGAATAACAACGATGGTGTCGGCACTGTTTGGTACGACATGTACAACCGTATTGCTAAGAGCTACGTTAACAATACAGCTACAATGTTGGCGCAGTGGTCAGACAATGCGGTTGGCTTTGGGGCAAGTGCACTATATAACGCCGAATGGACCACTCAGGAAAACGGTGCGTACGATCAGTGGGCACGTGGTGGTACAGCGCCGGGTAACCAAGGTACCACACTCAATAAGACCTCTGGTCGTGGCGGTGTTCGTCCAATGATCAAGATTCTATCTGCGACTTTCCCTTGGTAAGCTTGTTTTAGAATAGTCCTCTAACGTCATAAATGCCATCCCTCTTGTGGGGATGGCTTATGTCCGTGTTACTGTGCTACGCTAGTAGAGCACTAAGGAGTCTATAACAGCATTGATGGTTACTATCGTAACGCTGTATATTAAGAAATAAAAGCCCCTACGGGGAGTCCTTTGATCTTAGTACTGTATTAGATAAGCACCCACAGTAAATAATCCAATCGTATGTTAAAATATAAACCCTGATCAGGTATAAACCATGAGCACTACCCGCTTAACAGATATGGATGTGAAGAACACTCCACAAGTAACGATGGAAGATACTGAGTCCGATTGGACGAGTCTACCTGATGATGAAGCCGCATTAGAGATCTATGCCACTGAGCGTGCTCACAGTGCTCTACTAGAGCTAGCAAAGCGCGTAGACACTGTACGAGACCAACCTTCACTAGAAGCCTACCATTGGGGCTACCAAGCCCTTACAGGAAACAGTGGTGTTATCGAACATAAGACCGTGGCATTGGAATCCTTTGGTGCTGGTACGCTCACTAAGAAAACTGGATTGGCCAAAGCTATACGTGCTGAAGCAGATCGTCTAGCAACAAAGCTTTCAGTATCGATTGAGAACTATGGTCGTGACATCAAGGAAGACTTCTTGATGGTGTGTAAGACCTACGATGCAGCTCACCGTAAGCTTAAAGCTACTGACGCTGATATCGAAGAAACAAACTCCAAGAAGATCGATGTTAACCATACACGTATCTTTGACATGTTCATGGTTAAGGATGTTTTCAAGGGTAAGGAACCTATCACGTGTATCCGACAGGAGTCTCAACACCTTGAGCGTCTTGTAGCTATCGTGGGTAAAGGTGTTGAACGTCTGGCTAAAGACGTGCACAGTCTTACCGATGAAGACAAGCTTGAACGTACTGCACGTGACCTACCTGATACGGCCACGCAATTGCAACTGATGTTCAACCGTAAGGCGAAGGTTAACGATGGACAATTCGACAACGATGCGCGTAAAACTCGTGCACCTAAGAAGACTCATTCGTGGGGTCAACACTTCTGGATTGCCTTTGGTGCAATCATGTTTGGTCGGTTGGGCTATGAGCTATCCAAGTCTATTAACAGCAACAAAAAGGATTCAGAAGCAAAAGTCACCAATAGTTTGACTGATATCCATAAGTTCATCCGACATGTCGAAGGAATGGATGAGATTGTTGACGACCTCGCCGGTCATGTACAAGACCTGATCGAGCTTTTCAAGAAGGTCACCGAGGATCAAGAATCAGCATTAAATCGCCGGAGCGTTCCGATCATCGAACTGGCAAACTTTATCATGAAACAGATTATCGATATCACTAAAGGCACCGATACTCTTTTCACCCGACTCGTACGAAAACACAGCAAATAAGGTACCTTGAAAATGGCCAAAGTAAGCCCAGTAATGAAACACGCTAAACCTCAGCTCACCGCAGAGCAGGTAGCAATCGAAGACTTCATCAATGCGATCCCGCCTGAAGTAGTCCGCGAAGGTGATCCAGCACTTTTTGCTAACAACAGCATCACAGAAGTAATTGAAACTCCAGAAACCAGTCTGGACCCAATCGTTGACTCGGTAGCTGCTGCCGATAGCCTCGATGAACTGGCAGGTGATATCGACGGTGTTACTACCGCTATCGCTATGGAATCGTACAAGCGTATCTTCCAACAACTGACTGAGTTCTCTGGTCACCCTGTTGCTAGCCTGGAAAACTTCCCAGCTACCAAAGGCGGTGTACGTAAGTTCGCTAAGTCCGTACGTGGTCACGCTGAACTGATCCGTGGTTGTGTAACGATCGCTCTGGAAGAGTTCGGTACAGGCGTTGAAGAATCTATCGGTACCTCGATGTCTAACTACAAACAAGCGTTGGGTAAACTCAACCAAGTTCGTGAAGATGACTTTGCTGCTGAAAGTGAAATCACCATTAACTACAAAGCGTTCTGGAAACTGTTCCACATGAACGACGAGTTGATGAGCGCTAAAGACTTTGGTCTTGAAGTAGATGGCGTTAAGAAACTGGCTGCCCTGGTATCGCAAGGTAAAGACAATATCCAGAAATGGTCGAAAGGCGAAGACAGTGCTGGCACCGCGATCGAAGGTAAGACCTTCGTTCAACTGATGAACAACACTGATGTGACTGTTAAAGACGGTCGTGGTAAGTGGGTTACTGAAGACGTTCCACCACCTAAGAACAACGAAGGTAAATGGACCGCTGGCGACTGGTTCTGGGTCCTCGTGTTCAGCTGGGCTGGTTTGATCTACCGTATCATCAAAGGTGGTTCGGGTACTGACCAAGCCAAGAAAGAACAATCGCTGAAAGCCATCCACCAAGTGATTGGCGAAATGAAGCGTCTGGCTCCGATCGTTCAAGGTATCGAGAAAGATGCCAAAGAAATCGTAGCAGCTTGCAACCAAGCTCAAGCTGACCGTCAAGGTGATCTGAAGCGTGCAGCTAGCCCGGTACTGGAACTGGCCGCTAAAACCATCAGCCACGTAACTGAAGTTACTTACGGCGCGATGAAGTTGTTTGACCAAGCTGAAAACAGTGCTGACAAACAAGAACGCGAAGACAACCGTCGTAACCGCTAAAAAATAAAGCACACTGCCCCTACCGTAAGGTAGGGGCTTTATGCGGTTACAGCGCTTTGTTCCAGCCACTGACTGTATAGGTCGCCAGCGTTGATGTAACAGTGAAGTTACTGTCAATCAACATGTTCGCAACGATCGAGTGGATGGTGTCGTCCGATACGACGTGCGGGCTATTCGTTCTGTTGAAAATGCACTCACTGGAACCTTCAAGCATGGCGCCCTCGATGGTCTCCAATGCTTTTGTGTAGGATGCTCGCATCCGTACGTTTAGTTTGTCCAAAAGGGTTTGCATATTGTCCAAGAAAAGAATACTCCGGTTGTAATGTTATGTGAAATGAATGTTGATTTGTATCGTACCGTTGTAAAGAGTTAAGTGAACACTTAGTCCCACGAGGGGATTAGGTGGAATCAAGACTCAATACAACAACCCATGGAAAGAGGCGACTAACCTCTAACCATGGTCGACTCACTGGGAGTAGTGCCCCGGTGAGTCACCCTTTTCTTTATGCCGCATTCCATGTGAAAACGATTTCATCACCGTCCCACACGTAGGTGCACACTACTTCTTTACAGCTGGAGTTTTTGAAGACCTTTCCGTTACCGAGGGTGTAATTACCCACGATACCACAGGAACGACCTTCTTGTTCACACATGGCGTTTAACACCGCGCCCATGGAACCAGCTTTATAACTACCGAATGGACCGTCAAAGGTTTTCATTTTGTGATCCCTAGTCTAAGCGCACGTTCATGAATCTCAGTGAGGTCAGGTTTGATAACCTTATCCCACGAACCCGCCTCCAGTTCCTCCTGGACTTTAAGCCAGTATTTCATGTGGAACTCTTTACGGGTTTTCCAACCACCGAACGCGTAAGCCAGTTTTATGATCACCGCATCGGGTTGCTCGTTCGTCCAGTCATCTTCAATCACCTGAATGAAATGACCCCAGAGTGTGCCCTGACCACCAATGATCTTTTTGATGTGCTTGCATGCCCAACGGTAAGTAAACTTACTGTGGGTAGCCTTTATCGCGATACACAGATACTGTGCACGATCGTACTCAGGTGAATGCATCGCATGGTGGATGATGTTGATCAGCCAACGACGCTTGAGAAATGTCAACCAACGATTCATACGAGTTCCTTAGTGATTTTGCCGAAGGTGAGATAGAACAGACCGAGGTTCTCGGTGTAATAGGTACCAAAACCCTTCTGGTGGAAATGGTCCTCCACATACTGGTAGATCAGTTTGTGCATGTGACGGTAAGGCGTTTCTTCAGCCGCCTCAGGATTCAGCATGCGGGTGAGGTCAAAGCGCAGTTCAACTCGACCATCACCGTCGATGCCACCCCACCCACCGAACTCGAGGTAGCACTCACGTTCTAGCTCTGCTTCGATCAAGGCAATCGCAGCATCACCTACTTCACGCATAGCTTCCAAGTAACGCTTAGCGACATACTGGCAATCGGTTTTAGATACTTCGGTCATACTAAAGCTCCTGCTATAAATTTATAGATGAAACCACCGACCAGGCCGATGACTAATCCCCAATAGAGAACCTGGTCAGCGGGTGTCATGGTTTGAGGTACAGATGAAGTGAGACAGTCGCCAACAATGCCACACATACAAAGACAATCTGTAGTGCAACGTTTAGCGACCAGTAGATCTTGAAGACCTTATTGTCTTTGACCTTCTCGATCTCATGTTGAATGTAAGCACATGACACGATCATCATGCATGCCATGAACAAAAAGAAACCCAATGCCATCCCGAGGATTGCAGGTAGAGTTAGAGAGATAGTCATGTTAGTCCCGTTGAAGATCAGCGATGAGGTGGTTGACGGTATCTGGGTCAGGTTGCGCACGGCGTGTGATTTTGTAGTAGTCGCCATAACGACCATTGTCCTCACGACAGCAGCTACAGCTATATTCGTACGTCCAGCGCTCGTACTCGATGTCTACTTCAGCCAGACCAATGGCACTACCGAAGTGCTCCTTGATGGCATAGAACAGTTCACCGAACGAACGCCGATCCAATGCGTTACATAGCCACAGGGTATCTTTGTCGTTTTCTGGATAGCTCGGACTATCAGCCACGGTAAATCTCCATATCGAAGTTAGTGAAGGTATCGGGGTTGTAAGACTCGCGGATGTTATTCAGGTCGTGAGTCATCCACTTGATGATCATGTTGTTCAACATGTTCACGACACATACAGCTGCTTGAAGATCAAGGTTCGCATTGGCCTTGCTGAAGCAATATGCAACCGATTGTTTCATTTGCTCATGCTGGGGTTGGTTGACCCATGGGAAGGACTGGGTCAGCACGATGACGGGTACGGTATAACCGATGCGGTATACCGTCAGGGTCTGAACACCCACGTCCAGATCAGTCGACCACTCGTAGCGCAGGTTCTCACCGCCCATGAAAAGGAAGATCCGAGAAGAGTCTTCACCTTTCGCTGTGCAAGCTTCGATCACACGGGCCTGTTGGTTAATAGCCTCACGCGACAGATAGTGGTTGATGTGGAATGGGTCTTTGGTGAGACCCGTGATTTCTGAGTTGAACTTAACAAGGAAGTTAGTGGTGGTCATTTCGAATACTCTGTGAATTCTTCGAGTTCATACTCGAATTGATATTGAAGGCTGGTGCTGTGAGGAATCACCAGCGTACCTGATGGGAAGACCTGACCGTCCAGCAGATGGTTAGTCGCTTTAATGAGACGCTGACCACGAATAATCACGTGAGTCCAGCATTCAGGATTACGTTGGATAACCAGCTCACGCTCGGTCGTACCTTCGTCTTTGAAGTAGTGACCAGTGTCGTGTGTACCGACATAGTTCACGCGGTGTAACTTACGGTTCTGCGGGTTAGCAACAACCCACTGGCCACATGGCCACTCGATCAAGTTGATAACCGTTTTAACCGGGGTTATATCCAGATCACCGTAACCCACTAGTTCTTCCAGATAGTCAATCGACTGCTGAACGACACCGGCACCCATGACGATAACATCGGTACTCATTGGATCAGTACTCCAGTTATCCCCGCCACACCAGTAGCATCGATCACCCCAGATACCGATCTCGACCTGCGGGCGTCGGGAGATCACCACGTGGTTAAACAGCTCACTGAGATTACCTTTCATTGCATTACTCCTGTAGTACGATTAAATAAAAAGAACAACGGTAAAGAAAATAAATACCCTCCCTGTTACGGGAGGGCTTATGGCGTTAAACGCCGACGTGCAGTACGTCAGTTTCATGACCCAGGGTGAGCCGGATCAGTTGACGCTTAACACGTTGCATCAAAGGCATGGACTTGTGGATGCAGGTGGAGTTCATCACGTAGGTCCGGTTAGGTTCCATGGTGAAATGATTCATACCCAGTAGTTCACCGAGCATGTGCTCACAACTACCACCTTGACCTGGGGTATTGAAGAAGCGACCAGTCCAGACATCACAGCCTGGGAAGTTGGAAGCGATCAACGTACCACCCAGCCTGGAACGGTATTGCTTGGTGTGCTCTTCTTCGGTCAGTTCACGGCCAGGTACACCATTCAACCAACCGTTACCCCCGCCACCACTCCAGGAGAACAGATAGTTACCATCGATGTGAACACCACCACGACGATGGGATTCACCTTCAGCCACTTCACGTTCATCCACGGTAATGAAGAACGGTTGTGGTTTAGCGATACCGGCATCAGCCAGCATCTGGGTTACCAGAGCTTTATACTCCGGGGAGACCTCGTCAGGGATGATGCCATCCTCAACTCGAACCATGTAGTACTGCGCCCCGGTAAACTCAGGGAACGTAATAGCCGATAACGGGCGTGCGATGGAATGCATGTTAAGCAACCTCGGTTTGAATTTCGTAGGTGACCAACAACGGGGAGTTAGACTCCAGATTCTTGATCAGGTCGTGGTGGTCCAGATTGCTGGTGTAGCTACGTGGACTGAACGTCATGTTGCGACGCTTGAGTTCAATGTCACGTGACATGAACAACTGGTAGTTACAGTCTTTAGCCAACTTAACAAAGTGGGCGTAATCGACTGCATCGTGTTGCGCAGTTACAGCTACGACATACTGAGACATTAGGTACGCTCGAAGGACAAGTTGCATTGGGTTTCAACACCGTTCTCGACACACAGCGTCAGGAAGCGGCGCAATGGTTGACGATACAGAAGACGGATTTGCCAGTCACTGGTCAGATCACTTTCTTCTTTGATGTCGCGCAACATAGTTACCAGCGGTTCATCGGTCTTGAAATAGTCGTAAGTAGCGTGGGCTTCAAACAACTCTACAAGCGCGCTGTGAGCTGGCATGTGAACATGACTACCTTTGATGTAGGTAGCTTCGAACAATGCTTCAATACGGGCGTGGATCACATCAGCGGCCTTGAGTGAGTCATCTACAACTTTGTAAATGGAGTTACGGGTTTCAACATCGAATGAGCCATCGACATTAACTTCGGTATTAAATACCAACGAGGTGGTTCCTTCGAACCAACCATCATGAACGTAGTTCTCAGCCTTCATAACCAGATCCAACATGAAGCTGGTGTCATCCAGCTTATTTGGATACAGCAAAGCCACTGGTACCAACTTGGCATTGCGTGTACAGTAGATCAGTTTACGGCCATTAGCGCCCATCACTGGGTTGAAAGGGGTACGGTCCATTAGATGAATCCTTCTTCTACGAGTTCGAGGATACGCTTTGCATCAGCCACATCAAAAACGGCATGGCCATTTTTATTGCGGACGGCGCTGCGGAGTTCTTTGATTGCTGCGACTGAGGGCCGCTGACCTTTGACCATGGCGTACCAGTTCTGACCAGAGTCACCGGTCAGTTCACGTTTAGGGTCGTGTTGTTGTACTTCGGAGATCAACTCAATGTCTTTGATCTTATTCAACAGACGTTTGAGTTCAACTTGGAGTACCATCGGCTCCATTACGGTAACACGGCCACCCAGCGCATTCGAATCATCGACCAGTGTAGCAAGATCGGGATTACGAAGCAGAGACTCCAGCGCATCAGAGCACTTACCGATGTCCAGCAACAGGGCTTCGGTGGTTTGTTGGAAGTACAGTGCGTTTTCTTTCGACATGATAAAACTCCTAAAATAAAAAAGGTATAACCCACCCCCGTTCATGGAAGTGGGCTTTCTGTTATACGGTGCGGAGACCCACGATTTGATTTTCATGGGTAGCGTCGAAACGCTTAGCCCATTCAGCAAACTCAGGGAACTCGCCATACACTTCTTTGAACAGATCACGGATGATCATCACAGCGGTCTTGTATGCCAGAGTGGCTTGATTAACATCGGCCGGGAAATCGGCGATAGCGGTGTTGTACGCGTCCAGCATGTCTTCGTAAGCCGCGTCAGCAGCTTCTTGAGACCAGGACACACGACGATGCCATTTCCATGCAGCGATGCTACCAGCAACTACTACGGCTGCCACAGCGATACCACCAATAACGATTTTGTCGGAGAAGTCGAGCACGATGAATCCCTTGAGATAAGTTTGGAAGGTGATACCCTTTATGAATATCACCTTTGTAATATAGCCTTTAAACGACTTCTATTACGAACGGGTTACACGCGCATGCGTAACACAGCGGCGCAGGTATTTACGGAACCGGCGTTTGTGGATGAACATGGTATCGCCGATACGGCTGAATACCTTTTCGTTGATGTCGAACATCTTGAAGATCACACCTGGCATCGATACCCAGTGACCCCCTTTCAGTTGTGGCATCAGAGCGTTAACCAGATCACTGACGTAGTTCAGGAAAGCATCTTCCCGATAACCCAGGTACACGGCGTAGTACTCTTTACCTTTACCGTTGTAGAACTTGAGTTGACGACCAGTTTCAACAGCTTCAGGGTTAGTAAGTTTCATGTTACGCTACCTTTACATTGAGACGTTCAAAGAGATCGTGACGATGACGGTCATGATCGATGTATTCGCCTGTGTGGAAGTTACGGCAGACCCAGGCACCCTGATACGGATTACCCGCTTCAGAGATACCATACTCACGGTTGATCATGAACAGATCGTCCACCACTTCATAGCTGAAACCGATCAGCTTGTTGTGGGTACGCAGCTCAACCGCCTTTGGTTTAGGTTTGTCCAAAGCGGCCATTTCCTCAGCGGTGATGCACAATGCTGACGTGGTGACGACTTCATCCTCACCTTTGGCGACAACCTTTTTCTCTACACCCATACCCAGACTATGTCTGAGGGTGGTATCAACCCGCAGGTCTTTCGTGAGTTGAGCATCAACCTGATCAAAGGTAGTGATACCGTTAACCAAGTATGCCTGGGCGATCCGCAGGAGTTTAAGTGGGTTGACGTCATAGTGACGAGTCATGAAGAAATCTCTGAGGTAGCCAACGACCCGCGTCAGTTTATCCTCTTCGGTTTCTTTCCCCAGCTTGAGTTGCGGCATGTTATCGAGGAGCAGTGGAGGCCAGGCTTCTTGGGTACCAACTGATTTGAACAGAGGTTCGTCCAGGATCTCGGTATCGATCTGCTCGATGAACTGACCAAGGCTAACATCATTGGGGTTATCTGGTGTACCGGAAAGCCCCAGATAAGCAGCCACTACAGATGCCGCTACTGGGGTCGGACGACCCATGGTCAGTTGATGGCAGTTAGAACGGATCTTGTGGAACCGTTTGGTGTTCTGCACGCATGGCACGTAATCGATAGCTTGCCGACTTGTGTCATTGGCACGCGGGAGCAGACCAGCGTCACGCATGAGTTTCACGGTACCATCGATGATCAGTTGATCGAAGGCACCCAGTGCTTTTACGTTAAACATTTCAATGACCCTTAAAAAGACGTTTGTGGAAACGGATGGAGAGCATAGTTCCTACAGCTCCCCCAATAGCGCAGGGGACGAGGATGGCGTAACCCTGATACACGAACAGGCCGAAGGTTGCGAACATGCTACACGTCACTAGGACCGACGTAGCAGCCGCAGTCCATTCTTTACCCTGAGCGATATTACGGGATTGGAAACACTTAATGAATGCTTCTGAAAACGTAACAGCGAACGCGGTAAAGAATGGTAACACCAGTAACACATAGTCCATTAGTTCACCCGAGGGTTAACACGGACATGGTTACGTGCAAGGTGAGCACGACGGGCTTTACCGTGGCGAAGGCAGCCATGGTTGGTGAGTTGTTGCAGGCGTGCCAGCTTTTTAGCTTTAGCCTTAGTGGCGCACTGCGTTTTGAAGGTTTGGTCAGGGAACCAGCTCCAGTACTTATCACGCAGATCGGTGTAAGCATTGAGGACGTTCGCCCCGTGATGGTCTACAACCCGAGCACCGTTGTGCATACGACGCATGCGCTTAACACCATCCTCACCCACCGCATAAGCGTTGTCCAGACGGTTAACGTATTCAACGTGTTTCTTACCAAGACGACGGCACATAGTGAATTCCTTTACTTAGAAGTGAGCAGCATGGTTTGACCATCAGGACCAGTCCGATGACCGTAGATAACATCAGCCTTAGCAACCAGGCCAGTTGGGGTGTCGTACTTAGCGTTCATGAACAGACCGCCAAGGATTGCGCAAACGATGAAACCGATTACTTTAGACATGGTAGTACCCTTTAGATAAGTTTGAGTGTTTAAAACAAATGATCCAATGGATCGGTAACAGAAAATAAAAGGGGTACCGAAGTACCCCGTAAAGCTTAGAGCCAGACAGCGTACAATTCGTTTACACGAACCATAGTGTCTTTGGTGATGTAGGTGTTATCCCAGATCACACGGTTGGCACGGATGAAGTCAGCCATCAAAGGTTTGATGTCTTCTTCCGCACCGATGGTTTTACGCAACAGTGCCTCGTGTGCAGCGATCTTGGCCTTGATGTCTTCGTACGCGCAGTCATCAGTGTGATGCATGGCGATTGCGAAAGCGATGGCGCCAACAGCAGCTGCGAGAGAGTACTTAACGATAGTGCCGAGCATATAGATACCTTTGTATTAATGGAGGTTGATGATGGACTTGATGTCCCACGCCGTACAACCAGTTTCTTTAATGAAACAGTCGTACGCTTCAAGTAAGTCCATCTGGCTTTTGGCTTCCCAGACTTCACCGTTGTAACGGGTAAACTGCCAGAGCATAGATCACCCGTTAAATGTTGGTTTCTGGGGTTGCTTCTGGAGCAGGTTCTTCAACGGACTCAGCCGGAGCTGCATCCATCTGGGTCAGGTAGTACCAAGCTGCACCACCGAGAACTGCTGCCACGCCTGCTGCACCGATTACGTATTTCATTTGTAGTTACCTTTGATGTAGTTAATGACACTGCTACGGATGTCTTCTTCCAGCATTGGTCGAAGGGTTTCACCGAAGCGAGTGAGAGTTGTTTTTAAAGCGTGTTCGACGAAGGGCATTACTACAGCCAACTTGTCATCTGGATTCATACGGGCATAGACGTCATCGCGCTCGAGACCGAAGATCAACATGAAGATCGGTTTACGAACAGCGTCACGAATACGATTAAAGTCTTTGTCCAGATCTACGACAATGTAAGCCGCCGAAACTGCAACAGCGGTTGTCACTACGACAGCCGATACTAGCAGTGCCGTACCCACTGATGCTATCTGTTTAAGCATTGATCCCCTCATCCAAAATGTCGATGACGATTGCTGCTACAACTACCAGCAGGACCAAACCAAATACATTACGCATGACGCTAACCTCTAGTTAGTTTATTCGCTAAAGTAATATAGCGCTGTGATAGGTTCTAATCTACATTGACCTGATTCACAACATCGTTGAATGACATACCGAATGCCCCACCGAGATATTCGATGGCGCCATCCAGATGATCTTCTGACTCAGCCAGAAAGAGTTCTTCAAAGCGGTCTATGGGCGCGCCTAAGCGTTCCTGACGGATAGCCTGACCAACGCCTACCCGCTCAACGCAAACGGTACCACCGTACTCCACAGCGACGTAGCCACCGGGCTGACGCTTCTTCTTTACAGACCAGAGTACTTTCTCAACCGGGGCAATCATTTCGATTGGGCGGATTGGATCTACTTGACCGATGGCGTTGATCATTGCTGGGATGTTAGTAACCGGATTTGCATACAACATTCATATCTCCTATAAAGCGGCATAAAGCCCCCACCGTCTGGTAGGGGCTTTGTTTGGGGTCAATCCCATTTATCGTCTTGTTCCATCCATGGTGGATAGACCACCACGATTGGGTTTGGCATGTGAGAGGCGAATAGCTTGATCGTTTCTTTTACGGTCGCGAAGCTAAGGCCACCATTGGCACAACCTAGAGGGGGAATGACTATCCGCCAACTAGGGTCGATATCCCCTTCATCGTCATCTTCCGTTATCACTGAATCGACCATCCACTGTAAACCAGCGGAGATGTAGTCAGGGAGCGAAGGATCTTGCCAACGATCTTTGGTAGGGAACATCATGTAGCGTTTACCATTGTCCGCCTGATAGATTGCGGGATTACCGATCGTGATGATCTTCATCTTGCAGTCGTGACGATAACGTTCGTAGAGGTCGGGATGTAGCTCTTTAAAGCTCTTAGCCAGACCTTTACCCATAACGCCAACGCAGTTGACGGTGATCAGATACAGGTCGCCTTCTTGACGAAATATATCTGTTCCAATTACGAATTCAACCATGGGAGGTCTCCAATTAAAAGAATGTGTTTAGACTCATCTAATTGAACACCCAGTTGGCTTTAAGTGAATTCGTCGATAAGCTTTTTAACACCGAGTACTGCACCCACAGCACCAGCGACAACAGCGAAGGCTGTTACGTAGTGTGCGGTTACTTCTTTGTTGTGTCGAGCTTTCTCAAACTCTTTCTGATTTTCTTCGCGTGTCTTTGCTTCATCATAGAAGTTAGCGAACATAATAGGTTACACCCCGTTAAAGATTACAGTGAGTGTAAGGCCGATAGTGAATAAAAGCCCCAAGCCCCGAGGAGAGATCCACGAGTCTTGAGCTTCACGATGGGCGGCTTTACGTTGTTGAATCATCTGTTCGGACATGTAGTACTACTCCAGTGAATTCACTAAAGTAATATACTCTTTAAATAGCTTCTAATACTACTTAGGAGGCCACTGTGGTATCGTGTGGAGCACGATACCTTGTAAGATGCCCGATGGCTCTACTGCGGGGGTTGCGCCTTGCACAATGCACCCTACGGCCATATAGGCCAAACGATACTCTGCAAATAGTTTCCGATAGGCTTCAGCGATCTTTGGCGCCAATGCTGGATAGCGTGCACAGATCTCGAAAGCCTCGGTCAGTTTGTCATTGTAAGTCGCGGTGGACATTCCGTAGTTGAAATTGATCTGGGTTATAACGTACAGCATTGCACCGGCATAGAACTCATTGGAGAACTTAAAGAAGTCTTCAACCTGTGATATCAAAGGCTTGTTGAATTCAAAGAACTTAAATGACCATGACTGGTCTATGGGGATAAATACATTCATGGTCATCTCGGTTAAGTGGCTGGTGGAGTATCAGTCTCGGTGTGACGAACTAAGAACAGGCTCAGTGTTGCAATGCCATCGTACTTAGACGTATTGTTACCGGGGTCTACAGGAATACGGTTATCGTTTACACCCAATAACGTCCCATAGTAAGTTTTGACTGTCTCACCATCCAGTGTTTGATACCGCACAGGCATACCTGGGTCTAACAGATCCACATTACTGCGGAACCATTGAACATCTAGAGGTTGCCCCTGTTGTTGCGCCATCAACGTGTACTGTTTATATGGATTAGCGCTATAGCGTTCGTCCGCCCAGCGCATGTTGTTGACACCACCCGCCAAAGCATCACCTGCAACTTCGTACACGTTAGTAGCACGGTCTAATAGCAACCGGTTGTCTTTAACTTGTCCCTGCGTCAGGATCGTATTGGCATTACCAAAGCGCGCACCGTTACCATCTTGGATTCGAGCGCCTGTGGATCTGTCCACAACCTTGTTCTTACCCGTAGCGATGATCGTCACCGACTGGTCAGTAACTAGGAAGGTCTTCTCCGTACCTTGGAAACGTTCGTTAGGCATGTTGATGATGTTAAGCACCCGGTTGTTCTTCTTATACCGAGTCGTATCAAACAACGGGTACACAAAGAGCTGACCGTTTTGGATGTAGCGCCCCAACCCAGTTGGATACACACCGACCTCATCGTTCTGTAAGAACCGAGGAACGTCCTTAAGCATCATCCCATCGGGGAATGCGATTTGGTGTTGAATGTCTGGATTAAAGTCTTGTCGCCAAACGTTCTCACCCTCAATACGGACACTATCACCATCAAAGAGTTTCTTGAAGTAATAGTTGTGTAACCACAGGATCATATCCAAGGTGGTCATTTGCCGTAGGGTGGTCCCAATACTGGTCATCATCAGTTTGTAACAAGGTTCATCAACCAGAGTGAATACTACAGACTTCATACCCATCTGATTCATTTGAGCCTTGGTAGACATTGCAGCAGACTTATTGGTGAGGGTTGTGTTATCCCCACCCTTAAGGTCAAGAATTGCTTTATACCGTTTCGTCCCTGCACGCCGTCCCCAGTTACGAGCACTCATGCCTTCGACCAGAGGGATCTCTGTGATGTCAATCAGCATGTCGTCACGGTAGGGTAGGAGGTCGTAGGTGTAATCACCCAACAATATCAGGCATTCAATCTGTCGAATGTCTCCTAATGCACCGGTGCTGTAGTCACGAGCCAAATGCAGGTAATCAAACCGCACAGGCTTCATCCACTTCTTATTAGCCCTGATGTTAATGTTAGTACGAACGTTGTAGTAACCCTCGCCGTCGGTGATTACTCGTTCAGCTGCTTTGTAAAGTAGCGTTGCATCATAAGACATTAATAAAGCTCCGCTATATGACGCTCGATGTCATCAACGATCGACACGTATGGTTTAAGGTTTCCGTCACGTTCATCCATAGCCCGTAGACTACGGTTAGTAGCCATGAGGTTACGGCGTCTAGACATCTCGACCAGATTATCAAAGATGCTACTCTGAACCTCTGGTCGAGGCTCTAGTTTCTTGGCGGTCCGATAGACTTCCAAAGCCAAGGCTTCAAAAGAACGCAGGTCTTCGATAGGTGGCACTTCATCAATGTGCAACGCTACCTTAGCTGCTTGGAAGTGATCATGTAGATGGTCTTGGATATCCGCATACATCTGCACGCAGTCTTTCAATTGCGTGATAGCGATGGGGTGACCCTCGGCCATGTTCATAGCCATGGCGGCAGCCGTCATGTTCTTGTATTCCATACGGCCACCCGCCAAAGTATCAACGGTCTTGTTACCGGTTACGTTCATTACAGCTTTGCCGGTAGCAAGATACTCGGTCATTACCTCAACCAAGTTGGTGGCCATTACTTTGTATTGCAGATGGAATAACCGCCATGCGGGCGTGTAGCGTTTACACAGTACGATTGGTGCAGACATATCAGTTCCTTATGGCATACCCCAGCATCATGATCAGCACGGGGTGGTAGTAGAACCGTTCGAGGTTATCCCACGAAAGGCAACACTTAATAACGGCCAACAGTTGTTCTTTGTTGAGGGGTTCGCCTTTGATCATCTGCCATGCAAGCATTTCCAACTTAGACTGGAGCTTAGCGTCTTCGTAATAGAAAGCTTCTGAGAACACGTAGTAATCATCGCAAACAACAGGTTTAATGTCAGGCGGATACTTCCAAGCTTGCTGGAGGTCATGTTGGTCTTCTGGAGCTACACGACGGAACCAAGGCTCATTACGTTCTTCCTGACTCTTATAAGGGCCAGGAGCTGGACGACGTGGTTGTCCTGGACGGAAGGGGATACCTTCAGGCATCGCACGGTTGTAACCTTTATACTGAGCGTCGATGTTAGTCGGAGCATCAATAGGGAACACCATACGCGGGATACCGGAGTAGCCGATCGCTTGGAGTTCTGGTTTCCACCGTGAGATCATGGTCATTACCAGGTGTGCCCGTTCAGTGGCACCACATCCAATACTTGGATTCTGGTTAACCAACATATTCCACATTGTGGGTTGGGACATCACCGGTTCGGACATCACGTTCAGAATCTTAGAGCGTCTCAAATCCCAGCTACGTGAAGTATCAAGAATATCGAGCAGCAACTTAGCTACGAAATGGTCGTACGTATATTCCAGTTGGTCAGGAACCATGAAGGTGTAGTACTGACGGGAATAGAAGTCACTGATGTAACGACGGATGATCTCTTCCTTAGTAATAGCAAACTCTTTATTAGCCGCTTGCTCTACTTCGGTCACATATGGGTTACAACCGCTAGCCAGTTTGTTGGCATCCCAGAAGTAAGTGATCTGTGTCTTCTGTTCCAAGTCCGCCATTTGTTGCGCAGACAGGAACCCAACCATCTTCCATTCAACAGCGTAGGTCGAGTCACGCATATACGTTTCACGACGGGCACTGGTAATTGTAAACAGACCTGCCCGACCATCACCAATGTCACCGATCATCATGTCGCCTTGGTTAGGCGTCAGTGCTGGGTAAGTGTGGCCTGCCCCCGTAACACTGAACGTACGGATACGTTCGTCTTGGGAAATATCTAGTGGTTGGTTAACCTTAATGTCAATACCGTTAATACGTTGGTACTGTTGATAAGGTGGTGTGCGATCCAATGCCAATGGCGTTGGCTCTTGTGTAGGCTCAAGGATCTGGGAGAAATAGGTTACTCGCCAGTTAGAACCATTGATCCATGCCAGCATGCTGGACTTAGGGGCGTACCGTGTATCAATAGCAATACCCCGATAAGCCGCAGGATAAGCTTTAACATTGACGGGGTTAACCTCGGGACTTACCGGGATGTCTTCTTCGTCTTCATACAAAGGCATGACGCTTTCCTCTTACTTGGTTGGACGCTTATCAGAAATAAGGCCCATCATTAATACGTTGGTTGGACCATAAAGATCACGACCGGTCATACCCCCGCCGCCGCCACCTGGACTGGTTTCATCTGGGATAGTCTCACCCCTTTGAACCTTAGCACAGTTGATGTCAGACATACGTACATAACCTGTCTTACACACATCCTCAAGATCACTAGTCCATTTAGTAGTACCTTCACCCGGCCACTTAGGGTCCTCTGCTCGAGGGCGACCCTTACCGATCAGATCCATCTTATCGAAAGCTTCACGACCTTTACACACACCGAACAATGCACACAGCATCCAGACCACATGAGGGTAACGACGGATACCTTGCCACTTAGGGCCAGGGATTGCCAACCAGTTACCGCGCACAGCTATCTGAATGTGATAAACGTAGTGCGGGTCTAGTTCATGGGTAGCCATTAACTTAAGCGTTCCCGGTTCCATGGTCATCGGTACAGTTATACGTTCACCGTTACGGTAAAGTCGAACATCGAAGAAACCATTGAAGTCGAAAGCTTCGGTACCTACAGTTTCAAAGAACTCTAGGAAGTATGGGTTGAAGGTAAACTTACCTAAGGACTTGAAGTCCATGATGTAACGTAAGTCATCGCAGTCCAATGAAAGCAACCCGGTGAAGAACGTTAGTTGATCTGGGAATTCCTCATTAGCCACGAAGTCATCCGTATCTGGATACTGGACGTAAGGTACACCTCGTCGCTGTGCCAGAATAAACGCATGTTCCAATGATCCCCGCAAACCAGTAGTCTTACGATCTACTTGTTGATAGTTCTGCCAGAGTACATACTCAGGACGGAAGATCTTAGGGATAGGGCATTGATGAACCAGCATCGGGTACTGTACGTAAACGTGGGTAGGTCGATCATACCGACAGATATAACTGAAGGTTACCTCATAGGCACCAGCCTTATCTGAAACCGGCTGTGGTGTCTCTGGGGTGTTGATAAAGTCAAAGTGACCCACCACATCCACTTGGCGTTCGTACACCGTCAGGATCGGGTGTGTACCGTTGTAGGTAACCATCTCGGTGGTCGGTTGAACGAAACGTTCTTTGAGCCAACCATCAAAGTCTTTATCACTAGGCCACGGTGTTTTCTGCTGGGTATCGTACAATCCACGAAACAGCGCCATCAATGCAGTTGGGATGTTGTAGTGGTAGTCCAATGCCAGTGTGATATCCCCCACGCCTTCACAGTAACGGATACGCATGCTATCCAACCACCGCTGTGCAATAACAACGTTAGGGGCCTGATAACGAATATCGATACGGAAGTCCACGAAACGACGTACTGGACGAACGACAATACCACGGACATCGTCTACGAAGATTGGGGAGTTCTCATTGTTCTTAACCGACGTTGATAGAGTGAAGTTCTCTTCAGCTATTTCGTCGTAGGTAACCTCGATGCGTTCTTCTGGGTCAAAGTGAACAGCATCAGCTGACTCACAACAGTTACCAAAGATACCATCATTCATTGGTACGGTTTCAGACCGACCGGGGAAATAAGCGGTTGTGGTTCCGGGTAATCCCATGAACTGAACCAATTGACTTACAGCACTAACACTAACAGCACGGACGATAGTTTCGTAGACGTCTGGTAGTGGGATAACTGAAGAAGGCATTGTAGTGTCCTCTATTAGAGTTTATAACTTATTAGTTTACCGCCTGGCTGAAGCGAATAAGCATATTCACCGGCACTGACAAACAGACTGTTTGAGTCACTTAACCTTAAAGGTGGTAAAGGTTTAAATTGACCAGTGGTTGGAATATAAGAATAAGTAAGCTCAAAGGTGGATGTGTTCCCGCCGAATAGTACAACTCTATCATCATACGCGACAAGCGCGCGGGTGTAATACGTTACAGGTATATTAGCTGTTACCGACCAGGTATTAGTTACAATATCGTAAACATCGAGATGGTTGGTGTTGTTAATCATGTAGAATTTCGTACCCAACCTACCAAGACCAGTATAAGTCATGATAGGTTTTAAAGGGTTTATCCCCACTCTAACAAAACTATTGCTTTCTGGAATGTATTCACATATGGCGTTTAAATAGTCTGGTGCGTTAAGCAACCCGTAACATAAAAGTCGACCATTATAAACCAGCGTGGCTCCCCCGTAGGATGGCATGTTATTCGGATTACTTGGGTTCGCCAATTTTGTCCAGGCCGACTCACCCGAGTTAAGTCGATACATTGCTCCGCTACGGTTAATGTAGATAGTGCCGGACTTACACCATATTTGGAAATAGTTTGTCGGGGTAACTGTACCCGGTAATGGTGGATATTCGGTGTATAGCTTACTTGCGATATTGTAACTCATTACGCGACGATTAGCACTGGCAGCAACCGTGTTACCCCCGGCGAAATAAATATTTTCACCTAGATCGTCAGTAACAATGCCAACGGAACTACCCCAATCTGCTGGATTTAACGGCACTGGTAAAGTCTCTACTGGAGAAATAACCACCTTAGCTAATGAAACTAATAGTAAGTCTATCATTTTACACCTCATTAAAAGATCATAAGATCCGGCATAAAGCCCCTCCTTGCGGAGGAGCAGTATGTTTACTTAATGGCTTTTGCCGCAACACCACACAATGCGTCAGCAACTTCAACGCAGTGCTTAGTGATAAACTTGTACAGATCCAAATGGGACTGAGCAAGCAGTTTCATTGCGGTAGCAGCAGCATCAACACCGTGTTCATCGCCACGGACACGAGTGTCAGCAGTAATTGGCAGGGCACGAGTACGAGTGGTACGCACTTTGGTAGTCAGGCCAATAGCACGATCGCCTGTAGTGTTAGCCAGCTTACGTGCAACCCCTACGTAAGTCTTAGCCATCTTCAACAGGTTAGCGATATCACCTTTGGACAGATTGAATGACGAGCTTTCATCTGCCACCTTAGCCTTAACACCGACTGGAATACCGGTATGACCCAGAGCTTCAATCTTCTCAGCGCGATCACTACCCGAGCCCTCACGGATCTCCAGTTTCCAACCACCCAGCAAACCTTTATCAAAGGCAGCGTTAGGGAAGCTAGTCTTGGTGTTCTTCAGAGCAGCCAAACCGTCGAGAGCTTTACCAATCTCATCTGGGTTACCAGCGGAGATGATATCGTTCACGGCTTTGATCACGGTAGCCTGAAGTTGTTCAGACGCCTTGACGCCTTTGATGGCGATGTCGGTAGTGACGTTGAGGTCAGAAGCTACAGCTTTAACCAGATTGGTATCACTGGTTGCCAGATAGCCACGTACGCCTTTCACTTCACTGGTGGTATAACCAGACTTACTGAGTTCTACCAGACGGAGGTCGATTTGTTTATCCAGAGCGTCAGCACGGGATGTCACTTTATCAACCAAGCTACGGGACCACCATTTCTCGATGCGGTGAGCGATACCGGTAGACATGGTAGTCACACGGGAGATCATCCCACGGAACGATTCCAAAGTGGCCACGTATGCCAGGTCAGTATCACGACCAAACGATTCAACCGAAACTTTATCTGGAGTGGTGATACCGAACGCGCTATCTAACTTAGCCAGTTTCTTACGCAGTGGTTCCATCTCGGCATTCATGTACGCCAACAGACCAGCGTTGTACGATTCGTTTGCGATACCGTCTTCCAACAGTACGCGGAACTTCTCAAGGGATTCCTTTTCCTTCTGGAGTTCTTCAATCGTTTTGTCAGCAAGCTCGGCTTCTTTCTCTTCCTTATCGCCCCACTCACCAATTACCGCTGCGTCGTTCATGGCTTCTTCGACTTCTTCATCGGTAGTATCCATGTCAACGTCTTTTACATCCACTTCACCTTCTTCAAAGTTAGCTTCAGTATCGTCTTCAACTACGACCTCACCAGCTTCAACATCAGGACCCTCTGGTTGAGAGCCGTCAATGCTAGTAGATGGTTCTGGATCAATAGCAGCTTCGACGTTAGCGGTGTCATCAACGTTTTCTTGATCAGGCTCCGATACGATTGCATCAGGTTGACCTTGACCAGCATCATCAACGCCCTCGGCCAATGGTTCTTCGAGCGGAGCGGCATCATCAGCTTCGCCAGAATCTTCCATTACATCAGTGGTAGCATCGGCTACAGCATCAACCCCATCTTGCAGGTCTTCGGCAGTTTGATCGGTAATGGATTCTTCTACGGTTGCGCCACTTGGGTTCTCACCCGGAAGATCACGTTCAGTTGGCAGCAAGGCAGGTTCAACTTCTACATCCAGTGGGGCAGTAGCACCCTCCAGAGGAGTATCGTCTTCCAACTCAGCTACTTCTGCTTCGTCCACTTCTACGTCGTCGGCAACTACAGCTTCAGGACCAGCTTCGGCAACTTGTTCTTCGGTGGTTTCAACATCACCGTACTTGTCTACCTTAGGGCCATCGATTACTTCGGTTTCTTCAACCGGAGTTTCTTCTGGCATGGTCTCTTCGCCTTCGATGTTACTACCATCACCAGCGAGTTCGGCATCAGCCTCAGCGTCGGCAGAACCAGTAGCTTCATCGGTTACTTCAGCAGCAGCGTTCTGATCGGTGATAGCGGTGTCTACGTCATCAGTACTATCAACTTGTTCCCCACCTGCTTCATCTTCAGTAGTAGTTTCTGCGGATTCGTCAGCAACAGCACTAACGTCTTCACCAGAAGTCTCGCCACTAGTATCAGCCCCAGCAGCACTATCATCAATGCCATCGTCGGTCCCATCACTACCACCTGCATCTTCGGCACCCTCTAGTGGGGTGTCATCATTAAGGTCAGCGTCGATACCCATGTCGCCTTGGTCATCTTCACCCTCACTTGCATCCCCGCCACCGGCAAAGTCACCGTCTTGAGAAGTCTCAGCAGACTCGCCAGCATCTTCACCCAGATCACCATCGGTCTCGGGTTCGTTAATGGCGTCGCTCAAAGCTTCGTCGGAGTTCTCATCTGCTTCAGCAGCTTCTTGATGGATATCCTTAGCTTCGGCTTCTTCCTCAACCTCTTCTTCTACATCATCCTCAACTTGATCTTCCTCGGCGTTAGCCACGGCTTGTTCTTCAGTCAGGGCATTGCCGTTCTCATCGAGAGTGGCGTCGGGTACTTCAGTTTCTGCACCACTGAATTCAGCAGTAGCCTGTTCAACGATCTCGTCCTTTGTAGCTTGGGCTTGTTTGCCTTCACTCAACAGTTCGGACATCTCGGCTGAGGCTTCACCGCCTTCAGTAGGGGTTTGGGTAATATCGGAATGGGAGTCTGGAGTAATTTCAGCTACCGGAGTCGCTTGACCAATATTGTCACCGGCTTCAACGGTGTCATCCCCAACGGTAACTTCTGCAACGACTTCTGCGGAATCTGCGTGCGACACAGACCCTTGCTCATCAAGTTCTTTGATGGCCGAATCGTCATGATCCTCATTACCGATAGAGAATAGGTTCTTCGATTTCAACATGTTGTTTACCTTTTTAGTATTGCTGTTTGTGGTTAGACGGTTCGTCCTCCACCTAACCACGGGACGAATGATACTATCAGATAATAAGTCAGCATAGTCCGAGTTAGTTGTTCGCTTCACACACGTTCAAGATAGCCGACATATTGCGGCAGCTCAGTGCGAGTAGGTTCAAATAGGGATTAACCAACCAGTTATCGAAAGCTTCAAGTAGTTGAATAAACGCTGTGGCGTTCTGTAACGACTCACCCTCGTACTTACCTGCGATGATGTCATTACGGATTACTTCCAGAAAGCTCACGATCTCTTTCACGCGGTTATGACGGCGCATACGGGCCAGCATACCGATACGTGTAGCCAGCTCACTGGCGGTGGTGATGACCTGCCTCAAGATGCTTTGTTCTATGGTTCGAGCGAACACATCAAACTCGATGAACTCTGGCGGAGCTTTTGGTTCAGTGTCAGATGGTTGCAGTACAAACTCCTGACCTATTAAGCGTTCTACTGGATCACCATTGGGGGTCTTACTGATTACGATCAGTTGTTGATTACCCAATAGGTGAGGACCGGTCATACGTGGACCATCATCACTAAAGCCTGCACCGGTTGCAAATGCAAAAGGACTGACATTATTAAGGACTGCAATCAACTGATCAAGGTCACCCACACCACCCGGATTCAACCGTGTGATAATCGGGATTACCCGCATGAGGTCGTCTTCTTGATAACGGAAGTACTTGCGGACAATTACGTCTACAGACTTCAGGTACATCAGAATACGTTGTGGGTCATTGATGACTTTGAAGTTAACACAGAGGTTAGGAATACGGGTTTCAATCTTAAACTTCCCATCCTTGTTAACACGTCGAGTCGCACGGGATGCGGTGTTAATGTTCTCTGCGCGGGTGACGATACGATTGAGGTTAAGGCTGATAGCCGTGGAACCTTCAGTCAAGTCTTCGATCATTCGAATCAAGAACTTAATCAACCCATCAATCAGTCGAGCGAGAAAACCTGAATCATCCGCTTCAAGGCTTAGAGACAATCCACGAGGACTAACATGCTTTGGATTATCGTAATACTCCAACCCGGCTATTAACTGAGTGAGCTTATGGTAAATCGTTTCGTCTTGTTCGAGTGTATCGATCATGACGCCTCCTAAATAAAACGGAGCACCGAAGTGCCCCGTTAGTAGTTATTCTTTGGCAGCTGGTTTAGAAACGGATGTCATCTGTGCTTTGATTTCAACACACTGCGCTTTGAGGAACTTAACCACGTAGTCAATCACCTCACCAACCCGTGGGTTAGCTTGATGGATGTAGACAGCAGCTTTATTCAGCAACTCCTCATTACCGTTGGTTTTAGCAGCGGCCAGAAGTTTCTTACCGGACGTGGAGATCTTCTCAGCTTCTGGGCGGATCTTCTTGAGTACTTCAACCACAGACTTCATCTGACGCACTTGGTCACGAAGTTCTTTGGTCGTACCGATACGAGCAGTCTTGGCGTAAGTGGTATTAGAATCATTGTGCTTAAGACCAAAGGACAGACCACCTTCAGATACATCCAGACTGTAATGACCTGGAAGATCATCGGTATCCGACTTGTGCTCGATCATGTCAGCGAGTGGCTTAGTGGCATTGTCCAGACGTTCCAGAATCTCGGTAAGATCATCAGACTCTTTATTAGCAGTCGCCAAGATCTTAGCAGCCTCATCGAAGAAGCGGCTAACACGTTGTGGGTAGTCCACGACTGTAAACTGAACCAGCATGGCCACATTAGGTGGTACGCCTTTAACCAGTTGACCGTCTTCACCCACCAAGATACCAGCAGAACCTTGAACGGTATACGTATCGGATTCAACACCCAGTACCTTAGACGCTTTGAGTTCACGATCCAATTGATCGATTGCTCGTTCAGTCTGAATGATACCATCGAATAGGTTCATACCCAGACGCTTGATGAACTCAAGGATCTTCTCGATAGCGGCGATAAAAGAATTAGCGGCGCTTTGAGCCATCTCACGTACAGACTCAAGTGTTACAGTGGCGAGTTCGTGTTGTTGCTCAGGACCCTTAGCTGTAAACGATTCCATAGAACCGATCTTAGTAGAGACCCCAAGGACAGCCTGACTCAACTGGATGTGAACTTGGATGGCTTCAGCAGTTTGATTGCTGATACCATTAAAGCCTGCGCGACGGATAAGACCTTCGTAGCGCTCCATTGCGGTTTGCAATGCAATCAGCTGATCGGCTTTATCTTGAATGGCATCATGTTCAGCATTGACATTGTCAATAGCTGGTTCGGTGGTGTCACCGAGTTTCATGATCGGCACGCCTTCAACAACATCACCCGGTTCTTCAACAACAACGGATTCAGTGAGTGGGATACTGACAGAAGGTTGATCAACTGCAACAGCATCGATCGGCAAAAGAGGTTCTTCGATGGAGGCTTCAACCGGGATGGCTTGGAAGTCTTCAACGCTAACGCCGGAGTCGGCGAGTGCAGCTTGTAAGATACTCATATTCGTTTCCTTTATAGAGAGCTATAGGATTAGCGTGACGCATTAAGTTCTTGTTGACACGCAGCGTTACGCGCGGCACCTACTTTACCCAAATACGAAACGATTGGTTCATAGTTAGGCTTGAGTCGAACGATCAGATCCATCATCATAGTTGAGATGGCATCAAGGTCTTCACGTGCAGATTTCCAAACGGTTTCCCCACGACGACCTTCCAGATCACCAACGGCCTTAGACAGTGTACCCATGTGACGATAGATATCAGCTTCTTCGCTGAACATCTTACCCAATGCATTCATGGAGGCAATGTTCTTACGAAGAGTACCCTGGATCTCGGCATTAGTACGTACGGTGTAGGTGTAGGCATCTGGTGCAGCCTGAGCATTCTCAGCGTTAACCAATTCGGGTCCGAGAGCTACATATTTAAATGTGATCTCTTTATTACCCGGTAGGATACGCCCAGCCAGTGTGTCAGCCAACGATTGGTGGTTACCGATGAATTCAGAGTTAGCCGTGAAGTTCTCAGAATTACCCGACTCAACATCGTATTCGGTAATCATCTTCTTGGCACGTTCGATTTGCTGGACAGCATACTTAGGCCAAGTGTTGATAAAGAACTTGATTACTTCTTGCTCAGAACGACAGTCATCGATACAGAACTCGCCGTCTGCAAATAGCAGGCCAGGTGAGTTAATGGTGACTTCTTGTTCATCACCGTGAAGTTCAGTGGACGCCCGAGTGCCCCGAGTCCGTGCTTTGTCGATCAGTTCTTCAGCTTTAGTAGTAACACTACTAATACCAGACATGATCTTAGCACCTACGACTTTAGCGTGGGCGATCAGCTTTTCGATGAAAGCCATGATCTTAGCACCGATTCCGTCCAGTGTTTCTTTGAAGTCTTCTACCGATGGGATACCATCCTCACCGAAAGCCTCAAGGCCATACCGATTACTACCCAATCCGATCTGACGCAGGTTAACCTGCATAATGGATTTAGCCAATGGGTCAAGGCCATCACGACCAGCGGCAACTACTTGATCACGATAGTTTTCAATCGCTGTACGCAACCCCATTAATTCGTGCACCTCCATGACGGTATCTTGAACAATGTTCTCGTCATAGGCGTGTGTATCTTTGACATCACCAGGCTCGGCATCTGGATTGCCGTGGTGTTCGCGTGTTTGGTCAGTCATAACTTACCCTTTACGAAATGGAATGGGGAGCTAACTCCCCAATTTACGGTTACTCGGCTTGACGGCCACCATAGAAGTTCTTGGTAAGCTGTTCGATCAACACCACCTTCTTACCAGCTGTACCAGCCAGGTGACGAATCACGGTGAAATACTTGTCGAGGCTCAGTGGTTTAACCAGATCAGAAATTACAGCGTTCTGAAGCTTCTGGAAAGTGATCTCATCGTACTCACCCTTACGTGCACCAGCCAGAGTCGTGGTTACTTCACGTTCCAGCTGTTTCAGGGTATTCATTACCGATTCATCGCTGAGTGCAGTCACGTACTTAGTGAGGTCGCCGAGCAGTTTAGTCAGCTCACCCTTTGTAGGGATATCGACTTCAACGGTATCACTGTGATTAGCACCGGTACCGTAAGCATAGTCTACAGCTGCGCCAGCTTGAGTCAGGGTCCAGTTACCAGGCAAAGGTAATTCTTTATGGTTGTTGCGCGTGTAGTCATCGGACATCTGAATGATAGCTTGTTCGGTGTCTTCACTGATACCTTGACTTTTAATCAGGGCCAGAGCCGGTTTAACCAGTTCCTTAAATGCCTTGGTCTGTGTGGATTGCAGCAGACTCAAACCATCCCACTCTTCACGGGTCATTTCAAGGCCGATGAAATCAGTCCCGATAAACAGTTCAGGACTAGCCTTCACTGTAATGGGTCCGCCATCACGACGACTCTCGTCCAAGCCCTTAACCTTTTCAAGTGTAGCTTCAATATTGTTTTGAAGCGTAGACAGGTTGTTATTGAACTTGTGCCACACGTTGGTAGCTTTGTCATATAACTGACGCAGGAACTGAAGAATCTTAGCACCAATCTCACCGGCACGAGACAGAAGAGTTTTCTCATTAACCTCAGCATCTTCCATAGCCGCACGTGGGGTAGTGTCGTAACCCTCCATACCGGTAGCACGAACTTTCAACCCACACTTACGATCGATGTGTTCCAACCCAGCATGCAATACAGCGGCAGCTTGTTTAGAAATACGACCAGAATTACGGACCAGTTGAACGTACTGTTCGATGGCCACCTGACCTTCTTGCAAAGTCTGAATAGCTTCTTGAACTTGGTTAATGCTGGTGATACCCACATCCAATGGATCGATCTGTTGTTCAGTCAAACCTGCGGCAGCTTCAGGATTGAGGTTATCAATCGAAGTCTCAGCTACGGGTTCGTTAGCCGATTGAACGACCAAGTCGGTGAACTCTTCCAGACCCGCTTTACGTTTATCATGCTGACGCACTTCTTTATCGAGCGCGGTAACACGAGCCTTACCAGCTTCAACCAATACACCGATAGACTCAGCAGAGATGGTTACGTTAGTGGCGTTGCCGGTACGACGAGCAACCCAGTTCATACGCTGTTGCAGTTTCTCACGATCGGCCTTAGGGTAGCCTACGATATCGAAACGACTAGCGTGAGTCAGGTAACCTTCCAAAGACTCCGTTACTTTCTCGGTCTTCTTCTTCTCGTCTTCAGCGGCTTCTTTAGTTTCGTGCTCAAGCGGTGCATCCACAGGCTTAGGCTTATCAGCTTCAGCGGTCTCATCAGCAGCTTCATCTTTCTTTACGAAAGGAGGAGCTTTCTTGTCGATGGTATCGGTGGTTGGCTTTTGAGCCGGTTCCTCAGTAGATGCAGCTGCCGGTTTAGTGGCGCCTTTCTCAGCAGACTCTGCAACCGTGTCATGTTGTTTCTCGGTAGCGTCGTCGGTGTCTGGTTTCTCAGGGATGATCTTGGCTTCACCAGCGTTGTTTGTGTCAGTATCAGCAGAACCAGATTTAACACTGGCTGCGATGGTCTGAGCATTCGGTACTTCTTTTACGCCGTCATTGACAGGCTCATGCGAATCAGCAAAGTCTTCTTTGCTTGCGTGCAAACTTAGGTTGAACAGGGACATGTTTGTTCTCTCTATGAGGAATTAGAATAACATAGCATAATGGGAACCACGTAGGTTCCCACTGGGCTAGTTCTGGTCGAGTTTCTCTTGTACTTCTTCTTTCGGTTTCTCAAGCGGCGCCTCATAGGCTTGCAGCTCAAGGTCAGACACGAATCCTAATGCCCCTACCAATCGGAGTTGTCCAGCGATGGAGTTATTGAACTCGTTCACTAGTCTCATCGTACTGGTCATAATGGTGGTTAGGTCCTTAACAATATCGGATACCGAAGGTCGACCTTGATCGGTTTCTTCCTCAGCTGTGCGACGGTCTAACTGTGTACGCATTTGACGAGCGGCATTACGGATCTTATCAGCACTGCGTTCGATCTTCCTCAACTCAGCAGAGATCTTCTGGTCGTACCCTTTACGGGCAGCAATGCGTTTAGCAATACCCAGTAGATAACCAATACGCTGACGGATAGTTGAAGCACCGTCTACCTTAACGGTGTCGTCTGATTCGTTAACCGGTGTTTGGTTAGGAATCTTGATGTAACGAAAACGGATAGTCCGAATAGTGTTAATGAAATAACCCCAGTCTTTAATATCCTCGGTCTTAGTCTCAGGTGGCCCTGAGTAATACAATGCCCTTTCCCCTTGAGCAGTAATCCCTCGAACTACGTAAGCAGATGCTCGGAACCGATCGTCTGGTTCTTCCAAAGGTTTGAAGTTCTTCATCCACTTGCCAGCAGTAAACAACTCAAATCGCATTACCGATTCGTCTGTCCACGTTTGGTCCATCTCGACAGTCTGCAAGAGCTTATCGATCTGCTTCATGTAGTTCAAAAGAACCTTGTCATAGAAGTCGTAGATATTGTTAGTGTCTTCCAACACGGGACGAATGTCTTTAGGTTGAAACCCGCCATTGACCGAAAACTTCGCAGTCTTCTTCAAAGTGATCTCTTCCTTGAAAGGTTTAGAGTTGGCTTTCTCAGCCATCTTCATTAACATCTCAAGACGTTCCACCAGTCGATCGGCTCCAGATTGAATCACCTTGGCATAACCAAAGAGGTCACTCTGGAATCGACGCAAATTAATCTTTACACGATCCCAAGCCTGCATTGCCGCACGATTGACGTCCTCTGAGGATATCACCTGTGTGAGTTCGAACTGCTCGAGAGCAAGACCAAACAACTGTGGGTCACCCTCTTCAAGGTAAGTCATCAGTTGCTCAAGCGATGCCATTTCCTTAACCAGTTTACCCATGTTTTCACTCTGGGAATCTAGCTCTTGAAAATACTCATTGGACAAGACGTTAAAATCGGCAGGTGTTACCCCGCCGAGATTAGTAGGCTGGGATTGGCTAATTGAATTAACCATTATCCCTCCTTAAGTGTTCACTTTCTCTGGCACGTTGCCAAACAACATGTGCAGCGAGTACATGAGATCATTAAAGCCGTCTTTGTGGGACAACCACTGTGCAATGAACTTATCGGCCTGAGTAGGCACCGTCAGTTTCTGCATCAGGAAATAGATATCACGACGACCTTCAACCGATTCGGTAATCACTGGAACTTCGTAGGTCAGTAGAGCAGGCCACGTGTGGATGCTAAACTTACGATGACCAGTTGCAATGTATCGAATGGTGTCGAGTACGAATGCGTAGTTCTGATCCTTCAAGAGTGCGTTAGCGTCTTGACGAATGAACCAGCTATATTCACCAGCGAAGAGATCTTGCGCTAGTTCGATCACACGTTTCTGGAAGTCCCATGTGATAGCTTGTTTAGGGAAGTTGGTAAACTCCACGAACAGGCTGTGTACACGTGGGTCACCAATGCGCATCTCAAACCGACGACTGGCTTTGGCTTGACCACCGGAGTAGTCACGGTTCTCAGGGAACGGTCTTACAGCAATATTCGACATGTGTCCCCCTTAGAGACCGGCCTTCTCTTCAATGCGACGCATCTCGTACGCGTATTCAGAGATTCGTTTCTCGTATGCTTGGATCTGTTTTTGGATAACTGGGTTAGCCTGCTCGCCACGTTGCAGCTCTTGAAGTTCGTTCAGTCGCAGTTGCAGACCATAGAACTCTTCCTTAGCTTCGTGGTAGCGACTTACCTGCATCTCGGCCAGGAACTTACCCGCCATCATCAGGAAGTTCTGACGTGGGGAGAAACCATCCATTTCCAGAGGGTCAGTCTTCTGCACACCCAGCGACTGCTGTGCGATAGCAAAGGTAGCAGAGTCAACGACGGCATTCGATGCCTTCTGAAGACGAGCTTTAAACTGTTCTGGTGGCAGGGACATGGTAACGTACAAACCAGCGAACTGGTCCATGTTCTCATCAACCCATTCGGATTCAGCAGCTGACCACTTTGGTGGAGTAGCTTTACCAACCGCCAGTGCTTCTTGAGCAATAGCGAACAGCATGAACTTACGACCGTAGCGGATGTAGAAGGCCAGAGCTTCGATGAACTTCAGAACGTTAGCACGCTCGAAGGACATGTTGGTGTTGGTGAACTGAACACTGAATGCAGTACGTACGTCTTTCTCGATGATCGGGAAAGCATTGCGCAGGTTAGACAGGTTGTTCAGGATCAGGTTAAACGAGTTACCTTGGAAACTTACATAGCGCCGGGTTACGGTGTCCATGCGTTTCATCAAGTTCGATTTGAAGTCCACCCCACTAAAGGCTGAACGTACATCGTCAATGAATGGAGCGACTGTATCGTCGTACTCCATCTTCAGTTGTTCCAGTACCGCAAGGATGCTACGGCGTTCCATGACGGCTGGCATGGATTCGATAAAGGCGAGAATACTCATCGTTGGGCGTCCTTAGATGTTAGTGTGCATTTGCTTGCTGAACATTTTGAAGATCTCGGTGATATCCTGACCTTTGTTCTTTTCAGCAACTTTGATGTCATCGATGCGCCAGCTAGAAGCCATGTCCACACCACGGTGATAAATAGTCACACGACCCCAACGCTCATCAACAGTCATCATCATCAACAGGTACGAGTTATCGAAGAACTTCTTACGCACGTTGATGTCATCCATCTTAGCGTAGAGAGTGTTAGCCGATTGCTTCATGGTAGTCGAAGAAATGATAGCGATGTTAGAGGCATCAGCCAGACTCAGTCGACCCGAGGCAATAGCTTGTGCAACGTTATTACGACGACGATCCAAAATGGTCTTATAAACGCCGGTACGATCCGACATCAAAGCCTTCATGTGGGCATCGATCATATCCTGACCCATTACGAAGTCACGCCAGAATTTAATCTGACCGGACTTAACAAGGAAAAGACGGTGCGCCCAAGTATCACGTCCACCAGCAGTAAAGATATGAGTGATTGTGTCAGAAGGCACAACCGCAGGAATCAATTTGATGGTCACTGGGAGCTTAGCTTCTTCACCGCCCGACTTAACAGTAACGTTAACCAGTTTACCGATAGCCAGGTTCTCAGCTTCATAGATTTTGCCGCCATCACTGGACGACATACTGTGAACTGGTTCCTTACCACCTTTCTGATCACGCTTATCGGCGTTAGGATCTTCAGCTTCCAAAGAAGCATGATATTCCAAAGAGGCTACATATTTCTCTTCCGAGTATTCAGCAATGAGACCCTGACGCATAGGCTTGGAAAATGCTTCCAGAGATGGAATGCCATTAGCGTACGTACTTGGTTCATAAACCGCAGCACGGAAGTTCTCGAAACCGAGGGCTGATGCGCCACTACGTTCCGGGTTAAGGGTATCGAATACTTTCAGGGTATCGATCTTACCTACACCGAATACCATGTTAACAGCTTGCAGGTAATAACCGGCATAAAGGCTAACGCTCAACTTGAGCAGGTCTTGGATGTAAGGTTGGTCAGCAATAGACTGATCGATGATGGTGATTGGCTCAACACGCAAAGGTTTGGTTACATCAGCAAGGGAGCTAATGGAACTCATCGACTTTGCAGCGGTCAGTACAGTGGCCATTAGGTCACGACCTACAGCGCCTGCATCTCCACGGATTGCGGAGTTAACAATTGGTAATGGCATGCTCTCTCTTCCTTTAATTGACTAAGAGATTAAAAAAATGGCGTTAAATGATTTCATCAATCAGATCGTTAAGAACACGGGTTTGTCTCCACGAGATCAAGCTGTATCTGAAACCTTTCGTGGCCTGAATATTACAGGGCGTAACAACGCTGTTCCTCTGAACACAGAGAACCATGGTTACACTTTCTTCACCCGTCCGTATCTTAACTTGTCCGAACAAAACTGCATGGTCGATCGGCGCTTACAAATGCTACTCAACCCAAACTCACAGAGTATTGAGCGTCGAGTTCGTGCTTACCTAGATCCAGAGCTACACCGTACGATGGGTTATGATTGGTGTCCAGGTGTGGACCCACTCAATCCGTTCATTCCGCTGCTGTCTAACAATTTGATTAGCCTTACCGGTTGGGAAGACTTCACGTTGAACTTGGGTACAACTACTCCAGGCGTATACCGTGATGCGATGTCATATGTAGATGACGTCCCGTATCAATTTGGGACCTACGATCTACAGATGACCTGCCGGAACATTGACGGAGATCCTATAACATGGATGATGTACATGATGCAAGTCTACATGGGCTTGTCTCGTGAAGGCCGTATTATGCCCTATCCAAACCTGTTACTATTGAACGAATACGATGCTAACATCCGTGTCTATCGGTTGGTAATGGACTCCACACGTACCTTCGTACAGCGTATGGCCGCACCGGGTGCAGCTCTGTTCATGAACGCTCCAACTGGTCAAGGTTTGAACTTCACCGGTGATGGTTCAGAGACACCGTATCAGGTTGTTAGTGAGCAGTTGAACTTTAGTATCCGCTGCATGGGTTTGACGATTTACGACTACATCCTTATTTATGAGTTTAACGAACTCGTGCAAGAATTCAATCCGGCAATGAAGGATGACCAACGTGGTACAGCTACCGTTAAGCTGAAGAAGAATGAGATCAACTGGTTCAACTTCGAAGCATACCCGTATATCAACGTTGCTGCACACAACGAACTCGAATGGCACGTACTACGTTCAGAATACGAAGCCAAGCTTGGTGGTAACCTGACCCGTAGTTTCACTGATTAACATAGGTACTTCAATGAGCAGCTTTAAAGACAATCTTTACGAGGTTCTACGGAACCCCGCTTTGATCCAAACTCTGATGTTGAACGAGTTGGATTCACAAGTTAACCCCGACGATCGGAACCCAACCTACGACATCCCGGATGGCACACTGCCATTCGTGTATCTGATGGAATGTGGTAGCATGGAGACGGCTGCTAACATCTCTGAAGTTGAAGCACTGATGGGTAAGCTTTATGCTCGTCAAGCCCAGACACAAGAAGATCTTTACCTGCACATGTCCGATGACGATTACCTGAATCGTTTTGCTGTGCCCGCTTCCACCCCGTGGTTACTGATTTTGGATTACGACGAGATCGTATCTAAGGCTGTCCCATTTGGTGACCAAGGTCTTAAGCGTTTGGTTATCCCACGCATGTCTGAGTTCAAAACTCCAAGCCTTGCGTTCACCATGCAGTATCCGATTCAATTGACCGTAATGCGTCACGGTGGTATTACGCTCGAATACGTACTGGACAAGGAATCCCCTGTACAACAGTTGTCGACTAACATCGTTAAATGGGACATGCTGGTTTCTAAGCGTGATAACCAACGTCGTCGTTTGATGATGATGACTATCCCGATGCTTCAGTTTAAAGTTAACTCTTATTCTGACATCCTGAACCCAGAGGCTTTGTTTCAGACTGAATACGTCTTTACCGACCAGTTCTTCTACGCCCGTGCGTTTATCTCCCGAGACGATGAAACCACTTGGAAAGAAGTCACGACCACACACTCAGCTTTGATGTATAACCCGGCTGATCTAACGGTTGTGTTTAAGGTGGTGGGTAATCGACTCAAGGTAAGTATCCCAACCATCTACGTTACAACCGGGTTGGCTACCGGTAGCGTTCGGATCGATATCTATACCACCCAAGGTATTTTGGATATGGATCTGGGTACCGTTAAAGATACTGAGTTTAGCGTTAAGTTCAACTCGATCGATGATGACCGTACTTTCACCGCTCCGCTCGATACCCTAACGACTTGCCAAGTGCTGGCGCGTGAACGGATCACCGGTGGTGCAGATAAGATGCCATTTGAGACATTGCGTGACCAAGTGATCAACAACACCTTGGGTCCAATGCAGGTACCAATCACTAACGTTCAGTTGCAAGCTCAACTTGACCGTCGTGGTTATGGACTCGTAACTAACGTTGATAACATCACGAACCTTGAGTACCTCGCTACACGTCGCCTAAGCCGTCCTAAGGCACTAGACGTCGTAAGTGGTGCAGGTGTGGCCATGTCAGAGATTACGTTCAACATGGACAGTCTCTCGGGCTCTGCGCACGTATCTGACAACGGTAGTCGCATGACTCTCATGCCGTCGATGCTTTATAGCTTCGGTAATGGTAAAGTCAACACCTTGACTGATGCCGCTATCGCGCGCCTTGACGAAATGGGTGCTGAACAACGTGCTCGTGAGATGAATGGTAGTCGTTATGTTTACTCGCCATTTCACAACGTGTTGGATGCCACCAATAACAACTTCGATATGCGCCCGTACTACTTGGATAACCCAAGCATTACCCAGAAGATCTTTGTGGGTGAGAACGATACCGCTAACTTGCAGGTTGCTGTCGGTGATTACAACATCACTCGTGACGAAAAGGGTTACGTGATTACTGTGACGTTGGAACAATCAGAAGCTTTCCGTAAACTGGAAGACAGTCAGATCGTTCTGCAAATCGGTTATCAGCCAACTGGTGAGAAACGTTGGGCCTCTGTGAACGGCACGCTGTTTACTAAGACCGAGCGTGAACGTACGTATCAGTTTAAGATCGAGACGAACTACGACATCGCCGCCAATAATGAACTGCGTACAACCAACATGACGATGTTCAGTAATGCACAGAACAACTACTACGTTCCGTTGCAAGCTAACTTCGACGTAACGATCTGTGTGGTTAACTCCATCACACCGGGTTACCAACCTAACGAGCTGGATGAGCAAGTACAGGTCCATCTGCTACCTGCTTTGTTCATGACCGTTAACCGTGATCGTTTGGTTACGACCTTGGGTTACGACCTGACTCGTCTGTGGCGCCGTAGCCGTCCTGTGTTGAGTTCTGAGAGCTATAAGAAGTACGACCATAACATCCCCGCCTATTACTTGCAGACCGTCTATGCGACCGATGCGAATGGCGACATCATTATCGTGGTTAAGCCTGATGGTACTTTGGATTACCAAGTATTGCATCGAGCTGGTGATCCGGTATTGGACGAACAGGGTAATCCCGTGATGGCTCACCGCATAGGTGATCCAATGTTGGATGCAGATGGTAAACCTATTCTGCTCTCACCCCGTAAGTTGATGTATGAGACTACGTTGTTCATGGTTGATGGTTTGTTCTATTACGCTAACGAACGGGATGCAGCGGCTTACGCCAAAGAGATCCCTATGGAAATCGTTAACTGGATTAAGAACGACATCGCTGCATTGGATGCCAAGTTGTTGTCTGAGGCTGAGTTGTTCCTCTTCCCGACTACGACCTATGGTGATACCGTGGCTTCTATCCGTGAGGGTCAGCAAATAACGATCCCTGTGGATCAGTCGTTTACTGTTAGCTTCTACCTGAATAAGTCTGGTTATACCAACCCGACCATTCGACCTAGTCTGCTGGCTAATGCCAAGTCGGTTATCAACGACCACCTACAACGCAGTACGATCAGCATGTCCGATATCCTGACAAAGCTCACAGAGACATCTGGGGGTGATGTAATGGCAATCGAGACCTTTGGTCTGGGTGGCACGAATAACTTCGCTATCATCACGGTAGAGGATGAGGCAGTACGTTTGGCAGTACGTAAGAAGCTTACTGTGTTGCCGAACCAAGAACTAACCATTGAGGATGACATTGTCTTCAACTGGTTGCGTCATACACTCGAACCGATCTAAGACGACATATTGCCCCTACCGATTGGTAGGGGCTTTATGCTGTTAAATACCCATCTTCACACAGATGTCTTCCCACGACTTAGACATCTTGTCGGAGAAGATCTTAGCGGAATCAGCGTTGTCATGTTTCAGGATCTCTTGAAGCATCAGGTCATGGCCACGGATGTAGAAGTTAGCCATTGTAGCGGAAGCTTTGTAGAAGTCTGTAAACAGCGTTTGCTTGATGGTGATGATACGTTCCAAGCCTTGCATAGTACCAGTGATGTTATCAACAGCACGAGTCAGGGCATCGGTATCTTTCAGGTCAGCGAAGTTAGCGTTACGGCGGATGTCACGAAGACGCTTAGCGATATCTTGAACCTGTGCAATCTGCTCAGAAGGCAGAATGGGTTTACGCGCCAACAGTGTCTTAGGTCTACGCCAGTAGTCTTTACCCAGGTGCTTCTCAAGGTAGTCGACTTTAGCGTCAGCTACGTTCAAAGCTTCCAGTTGGTAGGCTGCATCGTTTACTTGTTCGGCGTAGTCATGACCCAGGTTCATAGGTTCATCTTTCTCAAGACGTTGCTTGAGTCCGGCGATATCCATGATGATCCAACGGTAGGCATCTGATGCTTCATTACTAGCGTCTTTATAAACACCAGCATTCTCAGTCTGACCAAAAGCATAGAGCATAGCAGGGCTACGGGTAAGCTTAGGATCTTTAAGAGCTTGAGACCAGATAGCCTCCAACTCACCATTGAAGTCACGGCTAACCGAAGCTGCACGCTTATAAACGATATCGAATGCGTTAAACATCGATTGCAGGTTATGGTCGATCTGACGCAGGCGTAGGTTAATAGCGGTCTCAGAGTTCCAAGCACCACGACACCAGTCAACCAAACGGATGACGAAGTCGATGAACTTAAAGAACCATTCCTTCAACGTGATACCTACTTCAGCCAGAGTAGCTTCCTGAGAAACAACTTGGTTGATCATGGACCGACCCGGAGTAAACATACCTTCGTAGTTTTCCAGAGCAGGTGCATGTTGCAAGGTCATGAACGGAGCCATACGTTCGCGGATATGACGCAACGCACGGACGTCATCAGCTGAGACGCCTTCCTGAGAGATCGTGTGATAAAGATCAACGGTAGCCCGGAGGCATTCCATGGTGATCTGTACAGCCTGAGCAACACCCTGATCACTGACGACGTTCTCGGTTACTGGGTTCTCATCATGAGCTGCCAGCTTGTCCATCGCTTCATCTAGGGTCTGAACCTGTGTGTCCAGAATTTCTGTTTCAGTCAGCATCGCCGACCTCCTTAAGTTTTTGTTCATGTAGCTTGGTACGTAATTGGTACATCTCGGCAGACATAATCTGTTCGATGACCTTAGCCTTAGCAATCACAGTCCCACGGGCTGGATCAAACGTACCGCGATTAGCTACGATAGCATGGTCTATTAACCTGTGCCCGTTCTTTAGTTTGACGATACAAATAACCACCTGCATTTCAGTGTCGATGATTATCTTCTCTTTCACGATCAAAGCTTTGGCGAAGGCTTTTGTGATGCGGGGATGTCGAATGGGTTCATCACCGTTTTCCATAGCCTTTACCTTTACTCAGCTGTGTTCAAAGAACGCAGTACGCTCTGGATACCGTTCTGTGCTTTCATGAACTCAAGGTTCGATACGAGCGACAGTGCGGTGGCGTGTTCGGCTGTGGTCTGATGTACGTCTGCGGTATGGCTACGCATAGCGGCTTCGATAATCGAAGGGCATACACAACCAGTCAACAGTTCGTAACGAATAGCCATTACCTGCTTAAAGAGTTCGAGGGTCAGTCGGGAATCCAACGAGATGTTCTCATTGATTTGACCAACTACCTTACGTGCATCTGCCATATGGTCTTCAGCATTATCGATAGCACCCTTAGTCGGGTCGATAGGGAAGTGATAACCTAGGGCGTTAGCCACCATCATGGCGCGCAGTGTGCGCTCGTTGCCATCGTTGGTTTTAATTTCTTTCAGATATTGCGTGATTTCATAACCAATGCGCATTGGGTTTACCTTTACAGTTTGCTGAGTTTATGAGCCTGTAGGAACAGGTCGTTATTCATGAGTGATTCTAAATCATCTTCTACCTTAGTATTCTGCCGCATCTTGCGGACACCAGGTCGGAAGAAGTTGATGATACCGTCGAACGTGGAACTGTTGGTTGAGTACTCTTTGATCATCGAGTCAATAGCGTCGATGTCATCAACTAAACCTTGTTTGTTAAGTGGTCCAGGTCGTTTCAATTGCGCAACTAGGTCACGTCGAATCTTAACGAGTCGATCCATTGGATCATCGTACCGACCATCCTGAGTGTAGGCGTCCCCACCGGCTGGATCGTATACCATCAAACCAATAACTGCGAATGGGAGGAACAATAGTGTTACGAACACCTTAGCCATCTCGCCAAACCAGAACGATCCCACTAGGGAAGGTTCTTCATGGTACTTATTCAGCTTGTGCAAAGCTGTAGCTAGATCACGACCGTAACCCAGACGGGTAGCGAACATGTCAGCTGTTTGTTCTTCACGTCGTTTAGCTGTGATCTCGTTCTCCGTCAGGTGATGACGAGGTAGCTTCTTAGCCACACTCAAGATAACACGCTTAGCGTTTTCTTCTGTCTTGTTAGCCTGGAAGTTCTCGTACTCATCCGCAGGTACGTTCTCACGTAACCATCGGTCATTGTAGAGTTCTAGTTCCACACGGTCTTTCTTACGACCCAGCATTACTTCAATGCCTTCCGTTAGATAGTAGTTAAGCCAAACATAGTCACCGAGGTACATGAAGCCATTGATGATGTGGCCATACTCATGGAGAAGACTAGCTGTATTTTCTTTAACAGTAAATCCTCCGAATCCATTAAGCATCTGGTGGGATAAGATCATGGTGTACGTGAGATCGTTAGCCAAGCTACCTGTAACCTTACCGGTCTTAAGGTCTACTTGAATCAGTTTCTTTAGGGAAACTGAATCTTCTGATACAATCTTTAAATTCTTGTCTCTGTACCACCTGGTGCCTTGATGTCCAAACCAAGTCACCTGACTACGTACACCCATGATGAGATCAGGGATGTCATAGATCTCTATTGCAATGTTCACACCTAGTACGCGTTTAACGTCCTTGATGTATTGAGCGCATAGCTCTTTGAACTTAGGGTGATTAGGATCAGCGTTATCTACGCTGACCTTTATGTAGTCTTCAATCCACTTCTTAGTAATAGGTCCAAGTTCAGACTTAGCTCCTACCATTAAGAGTTCATTGGAAATAGTTAGGTTGGACATGATGCTTTCCTTAAGAGTAATCATAAAGATTGTGTTAAAGAATACTTTCCATGCCTTATCTAATGTATCACTACACTAAGATCAAAGGAGGGGGGCTTTTATTTTTAAAATATATTAAGCGATTAGCTTAATAGCCTTCTGCTCTTATCTTCATACCCCGTATGAATAAACTCACCAGACCTACTGTATACAGTTCTATAACTTCATTGGGGCACTGCAATGGATCATTTGATCAAACTTGCTAAAGAGCATAACTTCACGAAGGACGATGTAGTAGGCATTGAAGCCAAACACATTACACACGTAACAGAGATTGGTGGGAGCAATGACATTCACGTCGTTAAGGAGGTTGTCCACTTAAAGGACAAACGACGTATCCCAGTCATCAAGCTTGAAGAGAACTACCTTCGTCCATTCTGGATTGATCCAGCTGTACAGAAAGCAGAACACCTACGACCGTACAAAGAAAAGAAAGACTACATGCTTAAGTCCAAGCTTAAGCAGTTCAAGACCACACAAGCTAAGTTGACTCGAGCCATTGCACGAGCACTGAACGATTATAGCCAAGGGCCAAACCCAAGGCTTAAACAACTCGCTCGAAGTCCTTACCTGTATGGTGCTGACGTATCGTCGGTATGCTGCTTAAAGAACGACTATCGTGAAGCTTACCCAAACCTGATTAGCCGTAACACGGTAGCAGGCGGTGACATCGAAACAAACGTGTATGAGTCCGAGAACGACGGGCAGATTATCTGTATGTCCGTTACGTACAAAGAACACGTATACCTCGCTTATCTGAAACACTGGGTGAGTGATATAGCTGATCCGGTACAAGAGACTCTGGATGAACTGGAACGTATCCCTGAGCTGGTAGCTTTGAAGAAAGCACGTAACCTGAACATTCAAGTTGAGGTTGTTAACACTCCAGCGGATATCGTTATTCAATGCTTGCGTAAACTGCACGAGTGGAAGCCTGACTTCTTTGCTTTCTGGAACATGGACTTCGACATGTCCAAAATCCTCGCATGCTTGGAACACTACGGCATTAATCCAGCTGATGTATTCAGTGATCCTAGCATTCCTCGTCAGTACCGTAAGTTCCACTATCGTCAAGACCAAGCTATGTCGGTAACGGCTTCGGGCGTAACTAAGTCTAAGGGTCCAGAAGACCAATGGCACTGGGTTACAGCACCAGCCTCGTTCCAGTGCATTGACTCCATGTCGACTTACCGTGTTACCCGTCTGGCTAAAGGTAAAGAACCAAGCTATGCGTTGGATGCAATCCTGCGTAAAGAACTCTCGGTTGATGAAGAAGCTGAGATTAAAACAGAAGCTGACTTCAATGCGTTCATGAAGACCTGTAACAAGGCGATCGCAGACCGTTCGGGTAGTTATCCTTACTGGAGCTTTAGTAACCCTGCTGATGACGTTGTAACCACTACCTCGGTTGAAGAATCCTTAGAAGCTGAGGAAGAGGAAGAAGAGGAGCTGGAAGAAGACGAAGAGAACGATACCCCTCAAGACTTCGATGACGATGATACCGTTAGTTTCATTTACGACTTTGAAGAGAACACAGTGATGCGTTCCCTAGAAGTACGTGAGCCAGTTTGGGTCCCTACTGAGGAACTCGTCTGGGGCGTTAACGTGCATCCGGGTTATCTGGTTAACATGAAGCTTAACTTTGGTAAGTTGAAGTTCAAAGAAACCGACCACCTGAATGGTATCGAATGGCACATTGAGATGCAGAAGCATCACAAAGTACGTTACGGTCTTTACAACATCATCGACAGCATTCGACTGGAACAACTCGATGAGCGTATTAACGACTTGGGTACATCGATCAGCTTGTTCTCTAAGTCTTCGGACTACAAGAACTTTAGCTCGAACCCGAAACGTTTGTGTGATGACATGCACTTCTGGTATCTGTCTCGTCCTGATCCAGCAGTGATCGGAACTAGCTCGGATCAGATGGTTCATGATCTCGATCAATACGTAGTAGGTCATGATGGTTGGATCGTAACACTGCCAACTTACATGGCGGGTCCTAACGGGATTAAGTGCGTTAAGGATCTACCGAACTACAAGTCGTTGATTTGGACACACGTAGCTGACTTGGACATCGTTTCTACTTACCCGAACGTGAGTCAGATCCTAAACATCTCCCGTGAGACCACGGTGATGGAGACAAGTGCCGTACAAGGGGTCTCTGACTACCATAAGCGTGAGTTGGGCGTAAACCTAACCGGTTGCCGCACTAACGTGATTGAGATCGCTCAGAAGGTTCTCAAGGGTCCTAAGCTCGATGACGTATTGGCAGCTTATTTGCTGAGTAAAGAAAACCCAAAGTAACATACCGGTGGAAGCGTCGCGGAGGATACGAATGTTCCTCCGTTGGCGACAAACGATTCAGTGCTTTGTTTGCACGGCTACCGGATGGGCGCACTATCGAAGAAGCTTGGCAGTTAGATGCTAAGGGTTACAGACAGTATACGAACAACTGGAAAGACGCTAAGGGTAAACCACCCCTGGAAGGCTTCAATCCGACGTATGAGCAGTATAAAGGTTTCTGGGCAACATGGGCTAAGGCTAACCCCGAACTCATGCGAGAACTCGCTACGCTAGCTGTGGACAAAGACTATTACTTGAGTGATGTCTTTGCTAATACTGCTGTATCTCAGGCTCGTGCTTTGAGTGAACTATTAAACGAGGGCTATTAACATGATGACGTTTGCGCAATACCTCCTTAGCAAAGTTGCAGAGGAGGCGGTTGAGTTTGCAAAGGAAGTATTGAAGGGGCAGCAACAAGGCTTGTACAGTGATCATCGCGGGATGCGAAACATTGATTACATTCGGGCTGAGTTCATCGACCTTTATGCTCGAGCCAGCGTACTAGAGAAATGTTCTGAGTTTGATGGTGGTGAACTTTGTAAGTTCGAACTGCTCCCCATCCGATTAGAGATGACTGAATCCAATATGCTTGACGTAGACGCGTCTATTGCTAAGATGTGTCACTATGCATTGATGGCGTTTAATAACTCCCACCTCTGGTTGACCAGCTCTGAACTAAAGTTCGTCGAAGAACGAGCTGAGTGGTATAAAGAGATCTTAGCAATGGAAGAACTGACAAAAGAAAAATGACATATTGTCCCTACCTTCGGGTAGGGACTTATATCGTATGTTATTAATAAATCGATGGACGATCCCATGAGAGAGCTATTAATGTTTTCAGGGTTTTGGGGCGACCCTAATGATCCAATGACTAAGGGTGGTCAAATTTCATATCCCACTCCAGGTACTTACGACTGGGTTGTTCCTGATAAGGTCACCGAGGTTAGCGTCTTGATTATCTCAGCAGGACAACAAGGTCGGGTACAGACAGTAGCAGCAGCCAACGCAGGTGCTTCGGGTGGGGTAAGATGGAAGAATAAGATCGCTGTTGTTCCAGGCGAAACTTATAGAATCGTAGTTGGTAACGGTGGTGTTCAGAAGACCGTACCTTATGGCACAGCCAGTTCACATCAATTGGATTATCCTTCGTCAGCATTTGGTATTAACGTCGGTATTAATGCCGCTGAGTCAACTCCAATAGGAACTGACATGGGTGGCGGCAATGGTACAGGTGGTGCGTCTGGTAACTCTGAAGGTCAGGTGTTCTTAGGTGGTAACGCTCCAGCTACCTTTAATAGTAACGGGGGTGGTACACCAGCTGGTCGTGGTATTACCACTATGGGTCTGGCTGCCAACGGCCTTAGTCCCAATGGCGGATTGCACGGCGGTGGCGGTGGCGCTCAGTCACGTGAGTCGGGTCCTCGAACTTGTGGCAAAGGTGGCGATGGGGTGGTTAAAATTATCTGGGGTAAAGGTCGTGCTTTCCCCAGTAGTAATATTGCTGACCGTTGATGACAACATAAAGTCCCTACCACACGGTAGGGACAATATGCCGTTAAGGAGCAATAATCTCAACCAGCTCCAATACCGGATAGAAATTACAGAACTGATTAGTAGTGATATCCCAGATCGTCCGCATCAGGTAGTTAGCGTTGTTGTTAAGTAAGATACCTTGTGTAGGGGTAGGTCCAACGGTTTCCATGGCAAGGGTAAGACCACCGATTGAACCAATAACTCCAGTTGGATACCATGTCCAGCCAGCAGGTGCATTGTTAGAGCTTAACCGTTCACGAAGTTGGGTATACTCAGATGCTACGATTCGGGGTTGGAGCAATCCCGTTGTAGGCGCCGGGTTGTCAGCGTAACCACTAATCATCCGCACTATAAATACAAACTTGGTTTGGTCGGCGCTAGTCAGTACCATCTTGGTTAGTTGATTAACAGGACCTGTCGCAGGGTTATAAATCCCTGGTCCATCAATACCGTACACCATGCCCGCCCGATAAATATCTGCCCAGGTCGTACCTGTGCGAATTATATTCCGAGGCATGTAAAGAACCTTACCCTTGGAGTAAAGCTTCATCCAGTAGTTAGCAGCTGTCTGATTTGCAGCCACACCTGGCAAGGGGGTCTTAGCAGCAGCTATCACATCGGAATAGGAAAAGAACGCCGTACTACCGAGGCTACCGAAGTACCCGGTGTCTGTGTCAGCATCATATTTAATAAGCGTCGATGGACCGGGACCACTACCCGGAATGGTAGGTAAACCCTTCTGCATAGTAGCTAGTAATAGCTCTCTCATGATGTTTCCTTTAAGCGGATAAAATGGCTCCCCGAAGGGAACCAGATTGGGATTACAACTTACTGAAGAATTCAAGCACACGCGATTGCAGGCGAGTAGGTACACCTTTAATCAAACTCGAAATATCAGTTTGCTCGCGCAGTTCAACCATTGGATCGGCGTAAGCCAAGAACAGGGTCAACAGAGCGGCATGGGATTCTTGCTCTTTCGGAGTAACACGCATGTTCTCGATAAAGCGGAAAGCGTAGGTGTCTTCGAAGATCATGCCTTCTGCACGGTTAGCAGCGAAGTGATCGAACAGTGCACGCATTGCAGCGCCAGCAGCTTGACCATCAGGCAGGCTGATCGCGTAGACGATGACTTCCTTCAGAAGCTTCTGTGCTTCACCACCTTTAACTTCACCAACAGCGCGACCTGGACGCATCACGTTATGGAATTCAGCAAGGGAGTTTTCGATGTAGGATTGGTTCATTGCAGTTAGACCTTCTTGGTTGATAGTAACTTTGGTTGGAGCGACTACAACAGCAGCTTTAGCTACGACTGGAGCGACCTTAGGAGTTGGAGCTACGAATGCAGGAACCGGAGGAGCCAGACCCGCCTTAACTTTGTAGCATTGGATAACAGCAGCAACATCAACAGTTGGGAGAGCCAATTGCAAACGTGCCTTGAGTTCGATAGCCAGACCGCTAGCCAGAGTGGAGCCTTCTGGTTCGATCTCACCACGTGCCCAAGCTTCGAGTTCTTGAGTCGACCAAGCATGCTCACGACGAGCAGCACGGGTAACATCATTAACCCAAGCACCGGTTGTAGTCTTAGCTGGTTCCAAACCGGAAGCCAAGAACTGTTGACACTCAGCTACAGTCCAAGCAGCAGACAGAGCTACGTGACGAATACGGTGTTCAGCGATAGCCTCAACTACGCGAGAGTGATAGACTTCAAATTGAACAGTACCGGTAATGTAAGCTTCCAGTTCCAGATCAGTCCATTGACGTACGTCAAGATCATTCAGGTCAGGAGCCGCTTCATCATCATCGGTAGTATTGTCTTCATCTTCACCAGCGTCAGCACCCGGATCGGTTTCGTCATCTTGATTAGGTGTATCAGTCAGATCGGTACCTTGATCAGAATCGCTCAGGGCATCATCGCCTTCATCAAACGCGCCAGCGTCATGCGTACCGGCAAAGTCATCATCGCCACCCGGAAAGTCAGAATCCAGATCATCATTCAGACCGCCTTGGTCTTCGTTCTCTCGTTCGTCTTCAACCTGTGGTGGAGCATCAGCGTCCCCGGTTTCAACGATGATGGTCGAACCTTCCCGACGAACCGAAGTAACCGTCGCGATCGTTTCTTTTGGTTCACTAACATCACCAAGGTCTTCGCCAGCGGCGTCAACAGTTGGTGCAGTCTTGTGGTACGCCAATTCATCAAACTGTGCGATCACTGGACTTTGACCGCGAGCCGGTTCAGGTTCAGTTGGTTTTATTTGACCCAGTTGTGCGAAACTTTTGAAAGAGTTATTTTTAGCCATGGTGTAATTAACCTTTAATTTGGGAGGGGGACCTGAGATCCCCGGTTCATATGATGGGTCACGTGAGTCGTGCGCGCATGTCCCATTTAACTGTACGAAGTGTCGAGCTGTGCATCTTAGACATGAACACCATCAGGAAGCGTCCACCTACACCAGCTGTGGCAGCAGGGATTCCGTTAGGGTTCTCAGCCAATGCCTTACCAGCACATACACCGCAGATGTTCTTACCTTTACCGATCGTACCTTTCTCAACGTCACGACCAGCCTTACAGGTCATAGGACCACGGATAGCAATGCGTGCACCCATTAACTGAGGCAGCATCTCTTTGGTGATCTCGATCGACTGACCGTTATCAACGTAAGCATAACCAACCAAGCCCTCAGCGTTGAACTCTGTAACCAAGGAAGGAATACCCAACCAAGTCTTACAGTCATCCATGATGATTCGTGCAGTACCAACCATCCGATAAATAGTCTTAGTGGATTCACCACCCAGAGCAGTCTGTGCACCACGGTTGTAAGAACCAAATCGCAGGGAGTTGTTCATTACTTCCATGTGATCAGTGTCGATACCTTCTTCGAGAGACTTCGAGATAAACTCAACAGTCGTACCATCGGAGAACGGAGATTCACCACCGAACATGTAATGCACTTTACGTCGTGCACCAGCCAGCTTCTTCTTAGCGGTATAGAACGTCAGGGACTCATCACCCTTCAAGTGTTCAGCATCAACCTTGTCAGCCAGTACGGATAGCTCAGCAACAGCAGCTGGGTCAGTAAGACGATGGGAGTTCTCAGCAATCCACTTAGCCCGAATCTCAGGCCATTCAGGACTAGACAACAGAGACTTACGGGTGGTCGACGTAACCAAGCCATCTGCATAACCGGGGATAGCCAAGCAGTGATCACAGAACTTGAGATACTGCCAAACGTAAAGCTTACCGTCAGGAGCCATCTCGGTCTCATTACCATCAGGTCGATCATCGATCATCCGTTCCAGAATGAACTCTTCGAACTTAGATGGAACAACTGTTCCCGCCACGAACGGAATCAGTAAGCCAAACGGTTCAACCAAACACAGCTGGTTAAAGAACACGTTACCGTAAGTGGTACGCAGTGGCTCAGTGCCTTGGTAGTTCAGGATCTCACTAGGTTGAAGGATGAACTCATCACGGAAGTGGATAGGGGCGCGATCAGGAATGTAATCCTCGATGTAAATCTTTTCAGACTCACCGGGTTTGTAGAAATACATCTTGTCGTTCTCGAAGAACGGCTTAAACATGAAGTCAGGAGTTTCAGCATTGTTGAATACGACACTCACGAGTGTATTCATCCACATACGCTTCCGCCCCATACCGGCCTTCAAGGCCGATAGGAAATAATCACGGAGTTTCATTAAGCTCACCTAGGTTACGTTTGATAGTAACGATCTCTTCCAGCATAAAGCGTCGTTCCATCGGGTTGTCAGTGTACTCGTCCAAAGATACATCGATCGCACGCCAGATACCCGCAATCGGCAGATCACTGAAGAATGCAAGTCCCACCATCTGAGCAGCTGCTTCAACCGCATTCTTACCTTCAAGGGATTCAAAGGACATACTGATCAGGTCATCGTAAGGGCGACCTACCCGTACACCGGCATTGGCCAGTTCCAGCATCATACTGAACTTATTGGCGTCGTTAGTAGCGATCAAACGGTTGATTACTTTAATGCGTTCAACCGGCACAGGTGTGCCAACGTACTCGGTCGTCGTGGACAACTTAGTATCGATGATCTTCTGTAGTTCGGTAATGCACTCAATGCTGACGGTATCGATTACCGGTTCAACATGGTGGGATTCCAGATCGGTGAAGTAAGGCACGAGTTGTGCAATGGTCTCAACCGTATCGTAGTCGGCCTGCAAGATGTGGGCGATATCTGTGGGGATGATGTACTGTGGGATATAGATGAGAGTCTTATAGACGTCATGCATAACCTTCAGCGTTGCTTCAGGCAACATGGTGATCCCATGGTCATTTAACACGTAAGTCATGGCGTAATAAAGGACATCATTAATACGACCAACCAACATAGCAGAGTCACAGTTGTCATCAGCCAGCATCAGAACTTGATTCAACTCATCAAGGGCAAGCTCATAGCCTTTCTCAGTGAGGGTATCAATTACATCTAGAGTTACCATCAAGGTCTCCGGTGTAACTAGATCCTGAATAGCTTCTTGAACTTCGAGTTTCATGTAGGGCACCTTTAATTAAATAGTTTAACATACCGTTATGTAGATGGGTATCCTTTATATAGAGGAAAGTATACCCAAGGTGTATTATCTATGTTAAACACCCAATCACGCATAGAGACTACCATGGACCTTTCCAACTTAAATATACAAGCTCCAACCGGACACCCACCTCATGCGTGGACCCCCGAAGAACGGGTAGCCTTAGACACCGCTTTGCGCCAAGTCGCAAAAGAAGAAGGCAGGTTCTCAACTATTCCGGGCGCACATGAATTTGCTGATGCCCCACCTCCGACTGTCGAAGACTATCGCCGTCTCGACAAAGCACTTGATACCATTTTTGATCGTAAGGATTCAACCATGACTGAAGTAACTGCAACCACTAACATCGACGACCTCATCGTAACTCAATCCGAAGAAGCAGCTACCGCTTTGCTGCAACAAGATGGTTGGGCTATCGTCCGCGAACTCCATGCTGCTGCACTGGATTCGATCAGCCAAACTGGTCTGGCTGTATTGCCGATCATGGCTAATCTCGATGACTACAAACTTATCCTGAAAGACCCAGTCGGTTTCGAACAACGCTTTGAAACGCTGTCCAACGATATCTCCATGGTAATGGTCACCGCTAAAGCTTTGGGCGCTAAGTCCGAAGGTAAGAAAGGTAAGCCTAGCCCATCTGACATTGAGCTTATCAGTTCGTTGACCATGGACTACACCAAAGTACAGGGCTACATCGAACGCACCATCCAACCGCTTATCCTCGTTCTGATTGATGAACTGGAAGCCGTGGGTGTAACTGAATTGAAAATCGAACAAGGTAAGTGAAATGACCGATATTCCCGATCGTTTTGAAGAAGAAGACGGCTACGCTAATGAGTTCACTGCACCAGCTGCCAGTGAGCAAGTTCCGTCTCCTGAAAGTCAGGGTATGCCACCTGCCATCGATATCCCTGAACTGGTACATGAGACCAGTCCAGTTGAAGAACCACTGTTCCGCCCTGAACAACCCCATGTGAACTTCACCGCTGAGCGTAAAGCTAACGGTACACCACGTGAAGGCGAAGACCCAATCCTTAGCTACGTGTGTGAAAACTTCGCTACGTTGAACAAGGTACTGGAACGTAACAACGAACTACTCACCGCGATGCGTAAAGGTCAACTGACCAATACCGATATCGATATTGAGTGGCTAGCTACATTGATCACCGGTTTGAACAACATCTCTCTGGATGCTGCCCCTACAGGCGCGCTGTCCCGTGGTGAGTCTCACTGGCGTGATGGTATCAGTACACCTAGTTCTGATAAGCTGCTTCGTCCTGGTCGCCCAGCACAGAAGTACGATCGTAACAAACGACACTCGAAAGAAGATGCTCTGGCCTACCTGAGTTATCGTTCGGGTATGGGCGGTACATATGAAACCTTCCTACCGCACTCCGGTATTTGGGTTCGTCTGCGCCGTCCATCCTTGGGTGAGATCGTTGCGATGCAAACAGAGCTTCAAGCTATCCGCGTTAAACTGGGTAACGATACCAAAGGTCTGGCTTTCTCCCACGCAAGCTTCCGCATGCTGGACGCTATCACAGACCTCGCTGTTAGTTGCATCACTGCCTCTAACCGTCAGTACAAAACTCCAACGGACCTTGAAGATGAGATCAGTATTTTTGATGAATCCATCCTCCATCACGCTCTTGCAGCAGTCATGTTCCCCGACGGCTTCAATTACTCTGTTCCATGTATTGCAGATCCTAAGAACTGCTCTGGTGTAACAAAGTTCAAGATGAACATGTCGAACGTGGTTTGGTATGATGATGCGGTGTTCACCACTGATCAGCGTAAGCACATCGCCAAGAAGTTCCAAGCTATTCCACTGGAAGAGTTTGAAGCTTATCGCAAGTCGTTTAGCATCGGTGCCCCGAAAGTATTCTGGATGGGCGAGATCGGTATTAAGCTGGCTCCGCCTTCGGTAGCTGAACGCCGTGTAGCGGCTAAGCTTTGGTACGAAACGTTGATCGAAATGTCTCAGGGCGCGTTTAACGAGTCCCCAGACGGTAACCAACGCTTCGACTACATCCGTCGTCTGCAACAGGCTACTAAAGCTACGCAGTATTCCCACTGGGTATCGGCTATCTACATCAAAGACGATGATGCTACTGATTTCGAAGATCAGTTGTTCACCGAAGATCATGAGATCATCATGGAGTTCATCTCCTCGACGGTTTCTGAGCACGAGTACTTCGATACGTTTGTTGAGAAGGTTAACTCGTACTCTAATGAATCGATCATTGGTGTAGTCGCCTTGCCATCGCATAACTGTGAGGTATGTAACACTCCACAAGGGTTGACCTTTAACGAGCGTCTTCCACACTTGGTCCCAATGGACATGCTTGCAACGTTTTTTACGTTAGCGGCCCGGAAAGTGTTGCAACAGGGGTAGAGTCAGTCGATCCTAAAGCGAGTCGTTTGAGTATTGACTTGAACGACAACGACGGTCACGTAACGATGCTCTCGTTCGGTCTTCAAGAGATTGAGAATTCAGCTCTTGAAGAACTGTACCTATCCACGGGGGCAATGCGACCAGTCGTCACACAGATGGTTACCCGCAAGGCTTATCACCAAGACCGTGGGATCTGTACCCACCAAACCAATGACCCATTAGATCTCGTTCGCATGCACCCCAAAGAGAATATCATTGAGGGTGGACCAAGACGTACTTGGATACGTAAGTTTATCAATTACCGTATTGCACAGTTCACTGGGATGAGTCTGAATGAATTCTTTGAACTACCTTACGACGATGCAGTCTTCATTGTGGAGCTGTCAGAGTCCAGTAGTATTCAGGAAGGCATTCAAGCTACTCAACTTATGCGCGGCCTTAAACCGACATAAAAAAAAAATAACATATCGCCCCTCCGCAAGGAGGGGCTTTATGCTGTTATAGAGCTACGCTCACCAGTCGAGAGATAATCAACCATAGGGCATAGAGTATCAGCGCCACAATGTGGATACCGACAAACAAACCCCACAGCAGACTCATCCGCTCATCATAGAACTTACTGATACGGAACTTAACCCGTACCAGCTGTCCTATAATTTTAAACACCAGCAAAGCGTAGTATGCAAGAGCGATATAGACTAGATACTCCATACGTCACCTCTTAAGCATGGTGATGGTTAGGTAGAACCACCAACTATCGAGACCTATTAGTAGTAACCCGGCTATTACGTAAGTTATCCGTCGAATCCAATCTTGACTTACTAACCCACCTATAACCATGAAGCACCCTATAAGCTCGAACAGGACAAACACCAGCACTATTAGACCCATAGAACCTCCTTTAGATCAAGAACGTAATATAGGCTTATAGATGGTTTAAATAGCGTGGTCGGTGTATAGCAACAAACCCGCAAGCACCACAAGGATGACACTCACTACCCCTTGGCAGATCAAGAACGAAAACTGCCATTCTTTCCACACCTTACTAACTGGTTTAAACTTAGACCAGACGAACATCCCGGTGTTAACGAGGATTGCAAACAGTGTGGTCACAATGAACGAGAAAACCCAACCTTCCAAATCAGTAAAGTCCATTCATCACCTCCAAGTTAACTTTATTGATAGCGAGCAGTAAGAAGAGTATCAACCCAAACGCTACGAACGTGATGATAGCACCACCCATACGACTCCGGTAGCGGAAGTCAGCTTCTATCCCTTCAGCATATGGCCGTGTAGCGTAGAGCATCCCAATCATAATCAGGATTACCAACTCAGCTAGTGAAAGGAAGTACACCATCGGAATCCACAGTTGACTTACATCCATGGCCAGAACCTCATGTGGATCGATTGAACCAACAGACCGAGTAGCATAATCCCTACCCCAATCAAGAAGTGAACGAACGTGTAACCTAACGATTCATGGTACTCGTTGGTTACGGGGTCAGGTGCATTGAACTTAATGATCATAGTCTGAATGATTCTGAACAAGGCATAGATGCCACCCGCCAAACAAATGAGTCGATACAGTGCTTCGTAATCCATTTAAACCTCTAACGTCATAAAGCCCTCCCGTGTGGGAGGACTATTCACATGGCGATACGCATTGTCTTGAAGACCAGTACGCGTCCTTCAAAGTGTTCTTGCTTTGAGCGTGCATACTTCATGTGTTGAGGGATTGACTCACAGGCCAAGAAGGTCAGGCGAGGTACCACATCAACGAAGTCACGCAGTTTACGCAACCGCCCTAAGATCTGGATGTTATCCTTCTTAGAGTCTGTAGCTTGTAGCAGACCTACTTCCCGCAGGTTAGGAATGTCCACACCCGTACCAGACGATTTGATCGTAGACACGGTGATGTCGTTAGCTAGCAACCTTGCGTAAGGAGAACCCGAGTAGTGACCATTAATAGCCAGATCTGGGAACCGCTCTTGCAGGTATGTAACCACGTCATCGATGAAAGCAACCGTCGCACACAGTAACAATTGTTTCTGACCGGGTAACCGATCATTAATGAAAGTACCTTGTGCAATGTTACCGACCATCTTCAGATACGCTCGCATCCGTTTAGGGTCTTTCATCATCTGTGTTTCATAACGTGCATGGTTGTAGGTGTTCTTGTAAGGGGTCAGGTAGTCTTGTGGACGAACCTTAGGCTCACAGTAGCGTAGACACATGCAATTGATGTAGACGTCCAGATTCGGTAACCGTACCATGGTTTCCGGCGGGAGCATCTTATCAATCATTTTCGTTACAAAGGCATTACCTGTAAAAGGAGTAGCAGACAGATAAACTTGAAGCTCAATGTTGCTATACATATCAATACGAAACACCAGACCGGGATCTTCTTGGATTTCGTCGTTGATCTGCATTCCAGCACCCACAGCTTCATGGAATCGCGGAGGCGGAGCGTTATAGCCAAGATTAACAATGTCATGCCCATACTTCTCAAAGTTGTCGATGTACGATCGATACGTGACGTTCGAAATAACGATGACGTCAACGCCTTCCAGGTCATTATCAATACCTCTGTCAATTAGTTTTTGGAGTTCCGCTGAACCTGAGACGGTCATGAACTTTAAAGGGTTCTCTGCATAACCCTTATACGTGTTCTGTAGGGCTTCAATCCAGATACCGAAGTACTTGGGTGGAACCATTACAATCGCACGCACACCGCGATCACAGAGCGCTGCAAGGGACGTCAGGGTTTTACCTTTACCTGTCTGTAGATCCACTCGTGCTGAGGGGCAGCCAGGTCGAAGGATATCTGCTTTAATCAGAACCTGATAATCCCGTAGAACGTATTTCTCGTGCATCTCATAGATAGCCTCCACCGCTTTAGGCAATGGAACATCGTTGATCTGAACGTGTGACCGTGGTACCCCTCTGTTCTCAAGGAAGTTCAATAGGTCTTCAAGGGAGTTCCGGTGGATGTAAACTTCTTTACTGTTTTCAAACACACCGTAGTATTTCTTTTTCAACTCCATGATTACCCGGTTACCTGGAAGCTTCCTGGGTTCTTTCAGCGCTAACCCCTCGAGGAAGCCGGTCATCTTATCAAACGTTTCACGCGTGAATTCAGATAATCGACAACCATGAGTGTAGCGATCAACTTTTATTAAGGGGATCATAAAAAAGTAAAGAGTATCCGGGAAGCCGAAGCTCCCCAGACCTCGACCTCCGTTTAGTACAGCTTCCCTCCCATCACGGACAGGCAATATGGGTGATCATTGCGTTGTGTATAAAGGAAGCTAGCAGGGTTGGCAAATGGTTCGTGTTGCTTCTCAAAGGCCATCGTCCCAGCCAAGTCACGGGATTGCATCAGTTTGTTATACTTCTCAAACTGACCATTGACACCCGGCTTAGGTAGGTTGAAGTCCTTCTGCTGAATGGATTTAACTGTCATAGCATATGCCAGCACTTCACAGTGTGTAAACGGCAAGTTAATCTTTTCATTCACCAGAGATGCAGTAGCAACAACACCTTCGATTACGGAAGAGTAGTTCTTAAGATAAGTCTTGCTAGTAAAACCTACCTTGTCGGAACTCAGTTTCGAACCCTCGGTGTCCGAACCAGAATGCAAGAAGCTTTGAATCCGCTTCATTACTTCGTACATGTTAACGTGCTTATAAGGCAGCGTCAGGAATGGCAGGCTAAAGTCAAAGCCCTCCAGATCGATCACGATGTTGTCACGATGGTCAGGAGTCCAACGTACTTGCTTGATGTGCTTGAGCATATCTAGCGACAACGATGCTTTACGGTTATACAACGAGACCGTTAGTACATCGCCAACATCAGTACCGGCTACATCACGGATCAAACCACAGCGAGTCATCTCAGAAGCAGATGTCGGTGGATAGGCGTGCAGGTTATCAATCATCAACACGTCAGCCAGGTTAGCTGCTTCGTTCCGAGAGATCACCAACTTGAAGCCTTTACCCGCAAGCTCTTTCCGAAGATACAGCGTTTCGGATTGAGAACCGTCCCTCAAGTACTGTGCCTCGATTCCCCCTAGCTTGTATTGTTCTACAGCAGAAGTAGCGTCAGTATGTTTAGTCGACAATACCGACGAAGTGATTTTGTCACCCATCGATACCGCAGCCACTTGACCGATGTTAGTACCATGAGGGATGTTATCCGCCAGCAGTCCATAACACGTCGAGCAAACACCCTGTGGATCTTTATGCATACAGCCGATCACAGAACGGATCTTCACACGCTTACCGATCAGATGGGTTTCATTCCCCGTCATCACATCCATCTGTCCGGTCTCTTCGTTCAGATAGAACTTACCGTTCATGGACTTGAGGTAACCTTTCATGATTGGAAAGGTAACGTAATCCGCACCACAGTCACCACGGTGCAAGTTCCGTACATACTGAGCGATCAGCTGAGACTTACGGTTGAAGTATTCGGTAACCCGAAGGAGTTCTTTGTTATACAGCAGAGCCTTAGTACCAGACCGAGACTCAACCATGTTCTCATACAGCCCCCAGATACCCTCAATGTAACCTTGCAGAACAGGCTCAGGAAAGATATCCGAGTTGATGTCGGTAGGGAAACCCCGTGGACCAAATGCCTGATACAGTTGTTCGATCTTCTGGGTACCAGACTTCAAACCTTCAATGATGGAGTTACCAATGAAGTTCTCTGGGTCCATGAACGCATCTTTCAACTGCTTATAGGCTACCCCTTCGATACCGTGCGTAGTCGGATCAATGTTGGTGTTAGCTGCCCGAATCAGTGGATGCTGATAGACCTCGTTAATCTCAAACATACTGAGCGTTGCGTGGTATGCAGGCAGCTTCATGGTTACTTGGTTATAGCAGTCGTTCTTAGCTTCGATCGCAAGCTTAGCCAAATACTCAGGATCAACATCGGTCGGGTTGGTTCGTTTGATGTGCCAGATGATCGCGTTCAGTAGCTTCACCAAACTCTTAGCTGTCACCCGTTGCTCTTGAAGGTGGTGTGCCTTCAGGATAGGGACATCTGGGAAATCACGAAACGGTTTCCACAGCAAGGCAGATTGCTTAGTGATGCGATCCTTACAGATCACCTCACCATCGGCAAAGACTATCTTGTGCCATTCGCTTGGGATAGCGAACAGCTGATCGTAAGACATGTTAGCGATGTCACGAGCATTATACGTGTTGAGTTGTCTCATGCCTTACCTCTTAAACAAACGCTTCTGGAGTCGGAACATACTTGAACTCAATACCACGAGTCTGAAGCATGTGACTCAGCAAGCTAACCGGACGACTGTTACCGAATGGAACTTTCTTACGATCTACCGCACGTTCAATGTTGGTTGGTTTCTTAGCCGTCAGGATGGAGTTCACAACGCTGGTGTGTGCCAGTGGGTTGTTAGTCTGATCAAGCAGCTCCATGGTCGCCTCAGGACCTACGGTGCAGTTATACGAACGAGTCTCAGACTCACCGAAAGAACGAATAGCCGATTCACGACCTGGAGTAGAACTACGGTCAGAGTTATTCAACTTGGATGGCAAGCCAAACTGTTGAACCTTAACCGAGCTTACAGCAGACCAGTCATCACCAATCTTCTCCAACAACATCATGTACAGTGGACCGATCAGCACCTTATCTTTAGATGTAGTCACTTTACCCGTAACGTCAGTGAAAGTCACCGGCGTGTAGTTCGGGCAGAACTTACCATTGATGATGGTGTCCATTGCTGTAGGCAAGTGAGTAGTATCGTCTACCGGTGTAAACACATACGCGAAACCTTGACGCATTATTTCATGAATGTACTCTCGCTTGTTAGGGTGTTCTTTCATCAACTCGTGCATGGTTGGAGCGATGATCCACCAGAGTTCTTGGAACTCATTGAATGCATACTCGATGAATGCCTGATCGTTGGCTTTCGGACTGGCATTAACCTCAGCTTGCTTCAACTCACCGTGACGTGGAAGATCAGCTTCAATACGAATTCGCTGAGCGAGGTCTCGTACTGCTGCACCGAACCCATGTTCATAGATGCGACCATAGTTAGAACGACGCATGGTCGAACCACCAAAGATCACTACGTCAGCTACGTTACCGAATTCGTCACGCGGCATTTGACTTCGAGGGAGAGTCTTACAGACAACACCTTTACCACCGTGGAAGTCGGTAATCTTGTAAGCACCACCTGGAACCTTCAAGGACTCATAAGTGATCTCTACACGCCATTCATCCAGCGGGTCAAGACGATACATACGCGACAACTTCCGCTGACCTTCTGCTTGTGGCAGATAGATCATAGCCTCAACCACCAACTGGTTAAACTCATCTGTAATACGCAGACGGTCTTTACGCTTTTGCTTCAAGCCGTTGTAGAACTTGAGGACCTCACGATAATACGTGCACAAGGCATCGTAATACTTCATGAGTTGCGTTTCCATACCCGATGGAGTAAAGCTTGGGTTCTGACGCTCGTCACGATAGATCTTGATATCTTTAACGATTGCACCCGGTTCACCGATTACCACTCGGTCGAATGTCCGGTCGATCTCACGTAGAGCACGTGGAGTCATTTCAGCTGGAGACAGATCATCATCGAGGTCTCGTGTTGCGAACACAACACCATCAGGACGGATACGTTCACCGATATCAGGGAATGGTTTATTACCATACGCATTCAACAGGAAACTCTTACGCCCACAACTACCGATAGCTGTACCGTAAGCATGTGGTGCGAACTCTTCAAGGATCTCATCGGAGATCAAGAATCCATCTTCAATGGTGGCATGGTGACCAAAGAACGCAGCTTGTACGTTCATGCCTGCACAGAAGTGACCATCTTTAGAAAGCCCTTTGGACTTACTGAGGATTGTGTCTTTAGGGATCATTGCACCTGGATGCAGGTTTTCCCATACCTCCTTATTACGTTCCAGTTGGAAGCCGAACGTCTGGTGGAAACTCATGTACTCTGGTACACGCAACACGCCTACGGTTTTGAACTCGTCGTAGTAGTGTTCGTAGAAGATCGTGGTCTCCGGGTTATGTTTGATTGCATCCCCACCCATACCGGTAGGATACTTACGCATTACGCTCAGGATCTGAACGTCTTCTGGGATACGCATGTCGAATGAATGTTCACCGAACCGAAGTTCAGCACCCGTTTGGAACCAACGTGGTTCAGCGCCTTTAATAACAGGAGCCTGAGTAATCTGACCCAAGAGCATAGCTCCACGGGCTGCGGAAGTAACACCAAACCATGGATCGATAATTGCGTTACCGGCATAGTGGTATTTGATCTCTCGCGCTACTCGTTTCATCTCGAACATATGGCTTCCTCAAAATCAGACATTACTGCATTGTAAACGGCATAAGCTACTGACGTCGGACCATTCTGTTGAACGTCCCGATGCCAAAGTGTACTGCTTCCTTCCTCTACATACATTTTACCCTCAGGTAATTCTTCACGGAGAACACGGTCCAATGTGATCGGTTCACGACGCCCTTCGGCTTTCTGTTCGTATAACAACCACGCCTCCATTGTAGGTACAACAACTTGCATAGGTCACCTCCAATTGTATACAGCAGTAATATAAATCTGAAATAAAATCTATGGTGAATCCGAATGGCATTTACAATCGTGCAACAAATGGAACAACCCGGTCCAGACATGTTCTATGAAGAAGACTTTCGTCACCTCATTGAAATACATCTACCTCAACTCAAAACTATGTACGCTGTTCGTAAACCGTTGCGACCGGAACAGGTCTACCAATATGAAGGTGACTTTAGCGGTTTCCTTTTAGATGAAGGCTATGGTCTGGAGATGTGTTGGGTAATGACCAGAGTTAATGGCATGACCAATCCAAACCAGTTCGGTAAGACTCTGAGAGACCCCTACAGCACCGGTGTACCAGAGTTCTATATCGAGCCACACCCTGAAGCTATCGCAGAGCTACAGCAGTACTACATCACCCTTAAGCAAGGTTGAACGCGCCATAGGTCTTGATGTATTCATCGGTGGCATAATGGGGAATCCCCAAACCGTAACGCTTCAGTTCTTCTTGAAATGCACCCAGTGAAGCGGTGTGCTTCTTCACGCTACCAAAGTTCAAACCTTTCATGTAGTAGATAACACCAGACGGCGTAACACCTGTAACCGTTAAGCAGTTTTGATCTTCGGCGTTGCGCCATGTATCACCTGCGCATGGATAGTCTACGCTTAGATTGTTTGGATGGGACATATGCGCCTCTAGAAAAAATGAAGGAATAGACTGGGGTCCGAAGACCCCAGCTTATGCCGTCTTAGATCAGACCAGTGGAACCATTACCCTGTGCGATACTGCTTGGTGTTGCACGCATGAAGGGGTTCTGTGGAACTGGGTTGTGAGTAGGTTGACCACCCATCCAAGTTGGCAAGCCTACCGGAGCAGGCGAGTATGGACTCGATGGTGTAGCGAAACCGTACTGTGGTGCAGGTGGTGCAAAGCTAACCGGCGCATAGGCTGGTTGCTGTGGCTGGTTGAAAGTCACCGGCGTGAAACCAGTGTTCAACTGTTGAGGCGGCTGTTGACCGAAACCTACTTGAGCAGGTTGTGGTGCAGTAGCGTTCATGAAGTCAGCCATGGATGCAGCTGGACGACCAGTTGTTACAGTGGTCTCTACCGGTGCCAACGTAGCCGACTTACCATCACGACTAGCCTGAACAACTTTAGCTACAGGAGCAGCATTTACTTTAGCAGCAGCTTTCTTAGCCACGGCCACAGTTTCATGTGCTTCAGCAGGTTGCTCATTGGTTGCACCCTCGTTACCGGAGTAAGGTGGGATATCGCTAAAGTGCTTGGTGATCGTTTCGATGACACTCATCTCGTAAAGATCAATAGCTTTGACCGGGATGTGCAGTTTATCTGCATACTGCTCGATCAATACGTTCATCACGGATGCAGTCTTGTGATAAGCGTTCAGCAACGACAGCAGATATGGAGCCACACGTGCGGTAGTACCGAAGCTATATTCCTCAGCCTTATCGCCATTAGGAACTAGCAGTTGGAACAACGCTACCAGAGTAGGACGTTGCTTCTTCGGAATCACAACACCCAGCGGATCTTTGGCGTCGGAGAGCAGGTCTTCCAGAATCGGGAATCGAATGATCGCCGAACGGTTAACCTTCTTACCTTCATAAGTACCACCGTTCTTCAGATACACAGTCAGCAGACGGTTCTTCTTAACCGCAGCACCGATCAGTTTATCGAAGAGTTCTTTGGTGTTCTTATCGGCATTGGAGAGCTTCTTCAGGAACGCACTGCATTCCAGTGGAAGATCCTTGTGGGTTTCTTTGTCTACGGCTACGGCCAACAGACTACCACCCATTGATACCAGCGCATGGGCCAATACAGCTTTGGCTTGACGCTGGAGCATTTGCATTACAGGCGACGTACCTTCACGGGACATCACTTCACAGCTTGGGTGGAAAGGCAGATAGTCTTCACCATAGCCTTTACGTTGCCATGCTTTGGTTGGGAGCACCAACCGGCGCCCCTCAACTTTCAGTGGTACCAGAGTACCGGTTGGATGAACCTGAGAGATCAGACCTTCATCATCGGCTGCCAGAGAGAAGGCAGTGAGGATAGAGTTATAGCAGTCCAAGATTGGCGACATTGTTCGCAGCTCCGGTGTGATTGAATGCTTGTGGATTGAATTGTGCAGCTGGTGCTATAGGGTGTTGGTAACCAGTGTAAACTTGTTGAGCTTGCTGTTGTGGCATTGCAGCAGATTCACCATCGATAACCTGCTTAACAAGCCAAGTGATGTCGTTAGCGATCTCACCAGACAGCTGATGGTTACGTGTGATGACCGGAGAGAACAAACTATCCGCAAACGTTGGAGCAACGAAACGTTCTGGCTGCTCTGCACCGATAGAGATATCGATTACAGATTCACCAGCCAAGTCCGAGATCATCGAGATACGGAATGGGAGTTGGTTACCACGGGTGATGTTGTTGAGCACGTCCACTTTAATTCGACGTTCCAATTCCATCACGTAAGGGCGCATGTCAATACCTTTAATGATACTGGCAGTTGCACCTGGGTGGATCTCGAACAGGTATTCGTTAGGACCGTTACCGTTAGTTACCGCGAAGGATACTTGACGGAAGAACGTATCCATCATGATCGATGGAATAGTTTGAGCCAACAGCGAAGCACCGATGGAAGTGTAGTCTGCACCGTTCCAGTTTTGAGACTGGTGAGCTTGAGACACTTTACGGATTGCTTGGCCATCGTCCATTGCAAACTTAGCACACTGCGAGTTCAACAGTTCTGGGAACAGACCCGACAGTTCACCCCAAGTAACGTAACCACGTTCCATGAAGCCAGTGTGTTCACGCAGTACACCGAGGAAAGTGTTGCTGGTGATAGAACTGTTACGACACATGGAGGCCGCTTCACCAAAGAGCACTTCAGCAGAATCCGTACCACGGTTGAACAGGATGTCATCGGTGTCATGCATCGACGAGTTGTATTCTTTACGCGCATGTTGATATGCGTTCAAGGAACTCGACAGATAACGAACCGGAGAAGTATCCTTACGCATCGAATACTTGAAGCTACCACCTTCACCAACCATCGAACGAGTATCGTACGACGAATCGATATGAACATCGACCAGACCTGTGTCACGCAGATTCTTGGCAACTGCCTTGGTCTGCATCAGGTTGAAGTTATCTTCTGGACGGATCAAGAAGCTGGATGGCTTAGCGAACATGCCATTGTTACCACCAACCATATTCACCGGGGAGATGATTTGGTTAGAACCGATGATCTTAGCCTGGGACTGTGGACCAGATGGCGTATTGATGATCGACTCAGTGATGATGGTTTCCGAGTTGAAGTAGATCCGCATGTTCGGATCGATCAGGCCCGATGCCAGTGTTACATCACAGTGATCCGAATAACCGAAGAAGACTCGTTGCGTGGTGGTACCACGAATGAATGGATGCTCTTCGAAGACACGTGCCATGATGCGAAAGCGACGGGAGTTAAAGTTCTCAGGGATCATTACTTCCCCTTCTACCATTGCCTGTGGGGTGATTACGTCCGCAGCCAATTCTTGCACAGCACCGACACCCAAGTTCAGGCCACCGTTGGTAGCTTCACGCAGTTGATCTACAACAGGTTGGCTAGTGTTACTTTTAAACGGTCGCAGATACTGCGCCTGATAAGTACCGGTCTGGACACCAAGGAAGCCATACTCGCCGAAACGAATCTTGGAGTTACCAGCCATACCTGCTTGAACGCCCATGTTGAAATTGTGCATGTGGAACCTCTTACTGATTAATCTGAGCTAGATGGATTACAACTTCAGTCAACGTATGCTTGATCGTCTGAGGAACCATAAGGACGCGGTTATGCATCGTCTGATTGGCTTCAACGTACAATGCATCTGGACCGTGATACACCCAGTTAGAACTGCGAACGGATTGGTTACAGCTATTAATAGCTAGACCGGCCATGTTCTCAGGCTTAGGTGTCTCAGATCCGTTTTGCGGAGTCTTCTGAAGCTTCATGTTTGGATACAGTTCATCCAGCTGTGGACGGAACCGATTTGCGATACGCGAACCTTGACGAGTTTGGCTCAACTGGTTAGTCGAGTTATGTTCGCCGTGACGTAGTGGCTCAACCTGCATCAGGATGGCTACGTCTTTGAAACCCCAGTGCCATAGCAACGCTTGACTGGTCGCCAACAGATAGTTCACCGGCAACTTAGATACGTGATAGAACGCTCGTGCTGGAAACGCCTTAGCCATTACCCATTGTGCAATCAGGATTTGGTGTGGACGGATCTCAAGACTTGCTACCTGTTGTACACAGCTAATACACTGCCGCAGTTTTTCTTTGCAGATGGTTGGATCTACTTCTTCAGCCAACAACTCGAAGTCCATGGCATCCACGTTGAACGCTTCGATGTCACCTGGACTGATGCGACCTTTAGTCTTGTGAGACTCGATGAACGATGTTTTATCCTCGTCATCACCACCGCCACCTTCTGGTAGTTTCTTCGCAACTCGATCCGCAGTGCTACGCTCTGGGGGATTCATGTTGGTAGTCACGTAACGGAAGATGTTAGCTACGATGGAGTGGCTGGTTGGATCATTCAGAGGGATCAATGGTAGACGACGTACCAAGACCTTCGACTGCAATAGCACTCGCACGTCGGTAGAACTCATACCCGCAAACCCACGAGCCAAGCTCAAAGGTTCACCATCCACGCAGTACTTGATATAGCTTGCAAGCTTATCGAATACCGTTTGGATCTCTTCACCCATCAGATCCGTTTCACCCATCGGCCAGTTGGCCATCTCAGTTTCATTGACCAAGCCTACGACGTGGTTCTCTTTATAGAGTTCCTGGTCCGTACACTGATCCATGTACTCACTCCAAATCGGGATCAACGCTTGAGCAGCTAGTGCTTCAGTTGCGATGTTGATGTAATCCGCTTTGAGGTAAGTCTGCTCACGCTTGTTATAGCGGGAGTCCTGAGTGATGCTCTCTTGCACGTCCGCAGGGATATGCAGGTTACCAATAGTCATCAACCAACGACGCAGCTTACCCATAGGCAGGTGCTTGTTGATCTCACCGATGTGGTGCACCAGAGACGCTACAATCATCGATGGATCATAACCCAATCGATACAGCTTATGAACCTCCTCGTAGGACTGGAACATTCTGGTATGAGTAGCTTCATCCACTTGTTCGAGGTATTCGTTAAGTTCCTTAAAGACCCGATTAGGATCTGCCAATTTCACTTTGCTGTAAGCACGTGCAGACCAAGTTAGCTCTACATCACCATGCGTAACGGCAACTTCTGTAAAACCACTACCTTGGACATTACTGACCCTGAACTTCATGCGTGAACCTCTTCTATGTGCATCACTTGAATGATATAAACTTGAAATAATTTCTATTGGGCTCTGAACTGAGCAAGAGGGCATACAGCCATTACGATTGCTCGCAATGACCGTAGTTAGGAAAGGGTATTAGAAACCGAAGTCTGGAAGTTCGGCGTCGAAGGAATCACCACCAGCCGGTTTAGGGCGTGGAGCTTGTTGGTTATTGTTGTAACCGCCACCACCGCCACCTTGACGTTGTTGACCGCCACCGCCACCAGCACCGCCATTGAAGTTCGCTGGGTTAGCAACGTTCTTGGCGTTAGGATCGAATGCACTACCAGTCAGGAGTTGCAGAACCATTGGCTCTACCGAACGACCGATACCACGAGCGTAAGCTTGGGACAGCTTATCAGCACCGTATGCACTACCATCACCAGCTTTCAGGTTATGGTACTTAGTAGGACCAAAGAAGAAGCGGATGCGTGGCCGGGATTGTTGCGAGCTGATTACAGCCATGTAGATACGGCCATCGGTAGCTTTACCGATTACCCAAGTAGCGATGGTCATCACGCGATCCAGTTTCTTACCGGCTACGAAGTCATCCTGATACTCGAGTTTCATTTCAGTTGGGGTGTCTGGCTTGCCTTCAGCAAGATCGTTCAGGTACGCCATACCAACGGCGAAGGTTGCAAGGTCCATGTTGAAGTCGATCTTACCATGGTTCATATCACCTTCAACGTTAGTCTTAACGGTAATACGTGGAACGTTACCATAAACACCAAAACGGATGCTTGGACGCTTCTTGCTACCGTCCATTGGATCGGCGAACATCCAGTTGGACATAACGGAGAAGATGTTCAGAACTGGTGCTGGAAAGTTTTGCTGTTGCGACATGTGTGTAACTCCGATCGGAAAGTTTTAATGTACACTAAATAAGCTAGCCGAGTATTATCTCAGCGTAGCGTAGGCTTCTTTGAGTTCTTTGCTGCCATGCGTATTAATGTCATGATAGACCTTTGACTCAGCTGTGACAGGAGACCACTTACGGTTCTGTGCCATCAGTCTTAGTTGTGCAACAATAGCTCGGGGTTGAGCTACTAGATCTACGCCATCACCGAATACCTGAAGGGTAAACTTAGAGAAGGGCATAGGCGTGTCTTCTTTTACATTGTGCAGTTTTGTGTACCATAACTGCCATGGCTTAAACTTACCGGTGTGGGATTCAAGCAACAGTAGTCGATTAAAGTTATCCTTCCACAGGAGTTCATGAGGGTAGTGTGTAAGTAGAGCTACCGTACCATCGCTTGGAGGCGGCTTACGATCAATCTCCATTACATCAATACCTTCGGCTTTCATACGCTGAGCTAATTCAATAGCGCAATAGCGTTCGTAAACTTCATATGCCATTTGCTTAGGCGTCTTGGCTTCTTTGAAGATAGCTTTGGGGAACAACCACTTCATCGCATTCTTACCTGCAATGTAGTAGCGTACCTTAGCCCTAGCTCCAGCTTGTGCCAGTGCAACCGGAATAGTTTGAACCTCCTGCATGAGTACATCCACAGCCGCAGCTGGGTTGAGGTTCGCTACTTCTGCGGTGGGGACAGCAGACCAAAGATTCCGAGCCAACGTTCGAAGGTTGACCCAGATCTCTTTAACCGATTTAACGTCAATTGGTTGCTTAGGGTTTTGTTCATGAATCCCCAAGTAACCCTCAAAGGCAAGAGAGGTTCCGATACTAACGGGTATCTTACCGACTTCTCTTTCCACGAGGTACATGCGTTAACCCTTAATGTGTTCTTTAAATCTCCGTGCACAGCGTTCCACTGTACTCTCGGAGTGCCCTGCCGTCTCCAACTCATACATCAATAGTTCTAACAAGTTGTCCTTAGTCAACGGGACGAACTCAGACATGTCGAAGTTACGAATAGAGTCCAACACAGTATTCTTCTTGGCAGTAGCTTTTTCCACAGTGATCTGCCAATCGTAAGCTTGATACTCACGACGATAGGAATCAATGTCTCCATTAGCCACATCACCGGGTTCACATCTCAATCGAATAGACGACCCTTTAGCTATCCCCTTCAAGCGTTCTTTGATAGCGTGGTTAAGTTCCTTGGTATCCATGCCATGCACGTCCCAAGTTACGTACTGCCTAGCGTGACTGTTCTCTATAAAGGTCGCGGTAAAGGTATCATCCTTATTAACCGTGAAGTGGAACATGCCTTTAGGGATCTCATCAGCGTGACAGATCCGATCAAACGATCCAGCAGCGTAGATCTTATCCTCATAGACTGTCATGTTGTGTACGTGACCAATCAGGATTTGATGCTTCACCAAGCACAAGTATTCAAACTGATCGTGGGTTGGTTCCTCAACGATACTCGGTAACTGATAAGTGAATGCTCCGTGCATTACAGCGAAGTCCACCTTCTCAATACCAAGCTCTTTCATCTTGGCTTTTACTTGACCCAGAGTTACAGCGGTAGAGGGATTCCATTTGTCAGGGATAAAAAGGAAATGAGCGTCAAAGCGCTCGTTGTACAGGATCTCGAGTTCCTTTGCATAGTGCAGGTCTACCGGGATATTGGCGTTAGCTTTCTGTTCAACAAAGAACTGAGACTGCTTACGGTCATGACTCGGTGTCCCTTCGACTATATAAAGGTGTACGTCATAGGCTGCACACTTATAAAGCATGTTGGTGATCCAACGGTTGATCGCGTTAACATCGTCATCACCGTTTTGAAGCTGACGGTCAAACAGATCACCAGTAATGATGACCATGTCCAATGTCTTTAACAGATCATCCGTAATCAATCGGGTCAAATTACGGATGATGTGCGCAGCTGGAGTTAAGCGATGTCCCAAATGAACATCGCCCAAACTAATGTATGTAAATACCCCAGGCTTTTTAGTCCGGTCACTCTTCATCCAAATATCCATCGCTCTCAAACGGGTCCTTACCACCAACCGTGATTACTTCACCGGCTTTATTAGTGATAGGGGCAGAACCATCTAGACTGTAGAGTGGGAACCCTCCATCATCTAGGAAGGTCTTGTCATACAGAGAGAGGATACCGCCGATAGGAACCAAGGTAGATTGTTCGACAGGCACAGTCATCGAGATCATTTGCAAGAACTCGGATACATACTGGTCTACCGGCTCACATGAACCACGTGCACGAATCAGATCAGCTTGGTTAACAAAGTGACCAACTGTGATATCGTGGATGCTACCCATGGACGTATCCACACGAGCATGTAATGGGGGAACGGTGTAAAGGATTACAGTTTCACCGTCTCGAACGCCAGCAACACGCAGTGGCATGGTCAGTTCTTTAACGTAGCGTTTGTAGACAGCTTGGTTACGTGGGTCCCATGGTCTTTGCAAGAGCGGAATAACCTGACTGATAAAAACGTCCTCTCCAATAACAGGCGTTTGATACTCGTCATTGGAAAGGATGTCGCTACAGATTCGGTCGATCTCTTGACCAGTGACCCGCATACCGATGAGGTAATTGGGTTTGCCCATTATGCTTCTCCTACTTCACCCGGTGCAAGTACTGGGGCATCTGGATCAGCCTTAGCGGTCGTGTAGGCGATGATGTTAACCAACAGCTCCTTACGGTCACCCATTACTTCAGGGTTCTGCTGGAACCATTCAGCGAAGTGTTCGGTACCTTCGTTGTGCAGGGTCTCAGGATCAGAAGCCAGTGCGAAGTTATAACCGGTCTCGGTGCGGGTAACCAGAATGGTGCGATCATTCTCTTTGACGGTGTGACCATCAACAGGGAAGATATCGAAACCACGTTCCAGTTGTGCGATAGACTTAGCAGTCTCGCTGATCGAATGTTCCAGCTCATGAGTGATGCCACTCATTACGTTGTGGAGTACTCGGGCCACACGCAGTTCAAAAGCTTCCTCACCTACCTTAAAGGTCTTGAGGATTTGCAGGATTGTAAGTTCGATGCTCTTCGAACGTTTCACCAAAGAAGCAACATCCTGCTTCATTTTAGAAACGTCTTGAGCAAGTACATCGTAAGGGGAATTTGGTGTGGTATCCATTGTGTTATCCATTGTTGAGTTGTGCAATTTTAACGACTTTACCATCATCAAAGTAAACGATCCGACCTACTGTTAAGGCTTTACCTTCATCGTCATGAACGACACCGGTAAACTTAATGGAATATTGTTCCGGTTTGTTTTGATCGTCAACCGTCATGTCTACATAGACTTCAGCAGACGGACCAAATACAGACTGAAACTTAACCTTGAGGTCTTGGGTCAAATCTTCTTCAATGCCAATGGTGTCGTTGGCTTTTACCTTCAATGTATATTGCATCGAGGTATTCTGTCCCCGGTGTAATACCGAGTCAGCTTGAAGTGTGGTAAGAAAGCAGGCTAATAGATAGTCGGCTGTTCTTGCAGTATCGTTCGACCATCCAGTTACTCCGAGGGTCGGTAGAAATTTAGCCATGGGATCACCAAAAAGAAAAAAATAGAAGCGGAGCCGTATGGCCCCGCGTTATGACGCTTAATTAACTGCGTCCTCCACTGGTGGAGCAGGGTAGTCCTCACCAGGAATACCATTTGGACGGCAGCACATCAGCAATGGGTGGTCACCCGGTACGATGAACAACTGTACGTTAAACATCTGGTATGGGTTAAGCACCAGATAGTTTGCCGAATACATAACAGTGGTATCCGCTGCTGGAGTCAGGTAACACACATAACGTAGTCCATCGTAGTCCAACATGAATTGGGCTACACTCGCCATCTCGATACCTTCAAATGGTTCAGCACCATCAAAGATACTTAGGTCAAACCAAAAGGTTGTTGCGCCATCAATACCCGGTGGATGTTCTTCACCTCGTGGTGTATAGTGCCCACTACTATTCTTAGCAAACGTTACACGCTTTTGTGGGTCAAGTGGGCCATGTTCTGCGATGTAGTCTGCAAACATAGGCATGTCATTTACGCTGGTGTATTCACCATAGCTCATAGAGTATCCTCAGTGCGAAAAAAAAAACAGGTGATGCGGAACCCGAAGGTTCCGCTACACAAGATAAGACTGAGTTAGTCTGGGGTATCGTCTTTAGGATATGGCCAAGGCTTCAGGTTTAATTCAGGGAGCAGCATTGTAAACATTTTCAGACCATGATCAATATCTACACGACCATGGGTGGTCATCAACTTCGCTCGAGCCAACACGCCATCCAACACATAAAGTTTCAAGGTGAGTTCGAGTTTACCCCAACCTGCGGTATCTATAACCGATGGGAAGTGGTAAACGTTTTCACCTGTTTCACAGTACGCGTCTGGTAACCGGTCTCCGATTACCTGAGTGTCGATATCACCCGGTTCGAGGATCATGTCACCACTACCGTGTTGATCGTAAACCATCCAACGCCCGTCACCGTGGCGATTGAAGTAAAAACGTTGCAGTGCGCCACCAGTCATATTAAACCTCGTCTTCTAGTGTGAAGTGTTGAATGTCATGGATCAGTGGCGTACCCAGTACACGGTCATGAATAGCTGCACGGACCAATCGGTTCCCATCAAAGAACACATGGAGTGCGACTTGCATGATTCCAAGTTCTGTAGCCAGTTCCACGTCATGCTTGAATAGTGTCAACCCACTGGCCAGTTCACCGAACAAGATGATCTTGTTATGGACAGATGCATAATCAGCAGGTACCACTTTTCCATCTGGGGTCTTTACTGTCCAACCTTCAGCACCATTTTCAAACAGATACCACATATACACCTCGACATAATGGAGGACCGAAGTCCCCCATGTGTTTAGAGCAAGTTACCGATCGGAGAACTTGGGTCCATCTCGTTGGCATCCAAAGCTACGTTCACCAAGTTCCAGTTACGGATCATGTCAGCTTTCTCGTACAGCTCCAGTTCTTTATCATTGTCCGGGATGTTCTCATAGAAATCATTCCATTCAACGTGATCTGGTTGCACCAGCAACATGCCGTCAGTTACTCGACGATAATCGTACTGAGCTACACCGACTGCATTGCCTTGCAGGTTAATGTACGAACCGGCGAAACCTTCACACGACTGATTCAGATACAGTGTACGTAACTCGGGGTTAGCCATCAAATAGCGCTGTTGTACCGGGTTAGAAGACTGAATCTGACTGAGGCTATTACACAGGTGAATGTTGTTACCTTTCCAACTAAGATCGGACTTAGCGGTTAGGTTACGCAATGCCTGCACAGCATCAGTTTCGGTGATGGTCTGGTAGAACGTTCGGGCTTTGTTAAACCATCCTGCTGTTGTTGCACTGACGGTACTCATAAGAGCTTGAGTTCTGTCTTGAATCCAGCTCGTGGTGGAGTTATCAAGAAAACCGCCAGCAGCGATGTCCATCAGGTCAACGCCGTAGGCTTGTTGCATCATAAGTCATTCCCCTTTTTCACTTAACTCTTTATACATCTGAGTGATAAGGTCGATCACCTGAAAAGGAGTCGGTTTACTCATCTGTTTTAATCGCGCTTCCAATTCATCAAGACTGATGCGACCTTTCATATTACACCTCAGTGATATAAACTTGAAATCGGATCTAGTCCAATAATTGCTGTTGGTAATCAAAGTCACGTTGAACCCGCAATCGCTTCTTCCGAGCTAAGCGTACTTCAACCGCGAGTTCTTTACGTTCTTTGATCGTTCCCCGAGTAGTGATGTTGTGTAACCAACGTTCAGGGATCTCAACTACCTTACCGCGTCTTAGTCGACTTGCCATTAATTGCCCTCATAGCGGAGACCTGTACTATAAGCAAGTCCAGTAGAACATGCCCTTCGATCACAGAAAACGATTCCAGCGTTTCACGCGTATCGGTGCGAACTACTTTGGTGATCCGGTAATCACTGTCGTAAGTGATCTTGAGTGGATGGTTTGCACCACGCTCCAGAGTGATCATCCCATAGCCTTCAGCGTTGAAGTTATAGAACGGTTCCATTACCAGATCTACATGGCTTGGACGGCCACCTAGGATGACTGGGACAGCTGTATCACCGAGAGCGATAGTCCACTCACCATTAATCAATCGGAGGTTTTCAAATTTAGCACGTTGCAGGCCATCAGCCATTTTACTCTCCACTAGCTGTTGAAAAGTTTTCGATGATGCATCATCGCGTTCACGAACCAGTTTTTCAATACGTCCGCGTTCCATGATATCATGGAGGTGATTACTCAACATTCGACTGAGCCGGACATACTGACCCGCATCAAACACCTGGTGCGGCTTTGTTAGGTCAGCCATATCGAAGAAATCGTACCACACCCGTAATTTGAGCCAGTATGGGATTTCACCACGATACACCCATGGGTAACGATCCTCTAGCAATCGAACGATTGGATGTTTCTCAGCAACCAGATCAGCCGGGTATTTGTGGTGCCAGTAGTTATAGAGATCCCGATTCCCCCAAATGAAATCAAATGCTGTAGTAGCTTTATGTTGGGTAACCTCCAACTCCTTAAGCACTTGCTCATTGGTAGGTAAATCACCAGGCTCCACCGGCTTGTTGGCTTTACGATCCGCAAAGTACTTACGGACTCGTTCACACAAAGATGGCTTAGGTGGCTCTACGGGTTTATCTGGTATCAAATTCGACACGGTGTGCATGCGTCGAAGTTCCAGTCTTGTATTTTCACTTTGCTTACGTAACGCCTTCTTGTAAGCGTCTTCAACAGGTCCAGTCTCAGGCAACACCGGAAATACAACGACGGTATCAACCAACTCCACTACGTCAACGGGTAACCAGAGTTTATCCAGATCCAAAACATAGGGAGGCTTGAACTTAGGACAGGTACAAACCTGATTGACTTGTTCTTCGTGCAGGCAACCATACTTCGGTTTAACCACACGTTCCCAACGCTTACCATTTTTATATGGTGCCAATCGCCAACTCACACCCGGATGATCCTCCGGGTTGTTTATTTCGTCACGCTCGTTGGCTGACATTTTACACAGGTGGATATACATACCCGTATAAAAGAAGGGTGTACAGCAACGATAGCTTGGAGGACCCATAACTTACTCCACTGGTTTAAAGAAACTGTATGCTCCATGGTTAGCTGGAACGTACAGTCGATCAATACTGCGGAACCCCCACTCGTCTCTACGGACAGATACCCCCGTAATCAACCGATCAAAGCCGATACTTAGGCTATACTCTTTATCGGTAATGAACAATTGCATAACCAATGAGTGGTTATCAGGGTCATCGTCGATGCGATCATTGTAGGGTACTTCAACTTCTTCCAGTGACCAGTCTGGAGTAGACAGTATAAAAGAGGCCAGCCGAAGCTGACCCTCTTGATACATCATCCACTTGCCGTCATGTAGCTCAAGTGTCAGTGCCATTCAACCATTCCTCAAGTGATGGGAGATAATCTTGGTGGACATAGTTAACTGCGGTTTCTACCACAGGACCTTGTAGTTCCAAGTTACCGGAGATCTGATGCGGGTCATCCGTACTAAGCACCCACGTGTGTGGTGCAATCCGATCTGTTGCGTCAGCCAGATAGTTGTCTGGAAGCAGCGTCAAGTTCAATTGGTCGCCATCGAAGTCAGCGTTAGGAGACTTCAAGCACAACACGGACATACTGATAGAGTTGTCACGCAGGTCAGTTTTGATCTGGGTGATAAAGAACTGTTGCGTACTACCACGTTGCAAGGTCGGGTTACGGTGGAATGTGCAAGCAGGACCTTTATACTTAGCCTCAGCGATAAGCTCTTTAAAGATCTCATCGAGTATTGGGTTGTATTGCAGTACGTGTTCATAGATGAAGCTCTGTGCCTTACGAGTAGGCATTCGATGCTTCTTCTTCAACTTGTTGATCAAGTGATACTTAAACAGTTGACATGCAATGCCCCACGGGATATGGAGTTCATCGTAATCATGCGGATCACTGATCGAGGTAATTACACCACGAGCGGTGAAGTTCAAGCGCCCACCCAATACGTGTCGTCGACACAGACCAGGCTTCTGAGCAATACGCGATTTAGCCAGCGTCTTGTGATACAGGGAATAGTTCTTCAGAGACTCTGCAACACGGTTCTGGACGGTCTGCGGTTTAATCGGGATAGGACTAGACCCGATACTACAGAATGTCAACACGGCCTCGATAGCTGGTCCAATCGGCTCATCCATGTAGTTACCGGATGTAGTCGATTCAACCACAAAACATAGCTTCGACGGAATCGGGATATGCTTAGGGAACATCAAGTGCTTGTTACGCTGGATGAATTCGTTCATCTCAGTTTTGTTGTTGTTAATGATGTTCGCACTGAGCAGGAACTGGAAGATCTCATCGAAGTTACGGATGAAGTTATTCAGTCCTCGTGGGAACTCACGTTGCAACATCCGATCCAGCTTACGCTTAGTCTCTTTAGAACTGATCGCACTATAGTCGTACGTATAGCTCGTGTTCGTCAGATACTCAAGGAAGTCAAACTCCTTCATGGTCAGATAGTCGGATAACATAATCCACAGTTGTGGTGAGATCAGACTGTCTACGCCTTCAGGTGCACGAATCCACATGGACGGAACAATGGGTCGGTTACTGGTGGATACAACAGGACTACCGCAGTTCTCGCAGATTACCCCTAAGCGGTGAGCATCAGTAATGTGATCACAATCACAGGCAGCAGAGTTCTCTACCGCATCAGCATCGTGATAGTGAGAATAGAAGTGACGATGGAACGCTTCTTTACCTTCAGTGGTGCTGGTATTAAAGTCATTGGCATAAACGATATTGCCTTTGAAGTTGTCATGCACTTCATCCAAATCAATTACTTGTAGATGTAGACCCATTACTTTACCTCGGTGCCAATTACAAAAAAGGAATAAGCAAGCTGCTCCCGAAGGAGCAGCCTGTTATTCAGTCCAGACTTAACTGGTTTGTTGGATGATCCCACCATGGCAGGTTAGAGCCGTCATCCGACTAGCTGGTGTATCTTAGTAGAACGAACCAACACCAGCGCCTGGCTGTGCACCGTAGGACTGCTGGCCACCGTTAAAGGTCGAAACGTTAGCCTGACCGTTAACCATGAACTGCTGGATTGCACCGTTACCGGTGAAGCGCTGACCGTTGTTCAGCACCGAAGTGTTGTCCATGGTCACTTGCAGGCCAGCTGCGCAGATGGCAGCGTCCAGAGCTTCGATGAACTTCGGGTTGAAGGTGCAACGTTCGGCTTTGCCGGTGTAAGTTACGGTTGCGCCGAGGTACTGACGGTCGTAGTTACGGGACTGCTTGTTACGTACAGCTGGGTGCAGTGCGGTGTTCTGCTGGGAACCGTAGTAGCCCCACCATTCTTGCACGTTACCTTCAGCGGCGTTCAGAGCGCCCAGGTTGTCGAGTTCACGACGGTCACGTTTCTCACCGTCTTCGTCGAAGTAGTAGCCCAGGTCTACGATCTGACCAGTCTTGATCAGGATAGGCTGAGTGGTGTAGTCGAAGAACTGCTTGAAGTCACCACCGATCAGGTTGCTGATCTGGCGAGCGATTGCTTGCACTGCTTTGACTTGGTTTGCACCACCACCGGCATCCAACAGCATGCCGTCTACTGCGCCGTTCTCACCCATGCGGTTGAGGTCGATCTGGAACACAGGAGTCTGCTGTACCATTTGCAGCATCAGTTGACCGAACTGAGCGTCATCGAAAGATGCAGCTTTGGTATCGATCTTGTTTTGCAGCTGGCTCAGGTAGCCCAGTGCACCGATGTCACGCAGGTCTTTCACTTTACCGGTCTGTGGAACGAATGGGCGAGCCCAAGCGTGGCCGTGAGTCGAACGGTAGGCGTTAGTCATTGCCAACCAGTACATTTCTGGAGTGTTGGCTTTGATCCAGTCAGCCTGACGAACGTCAGTTACAACTACTGCTGCAACGCATGGAGCTACTGGTGCTTGAGCCTGTTGGCCGAATACCGGAGCAGCTACTTGAGTTTGCTGATACTCGAGGTTGGTGAACATCGAGACTTGGTTCAGCTTAACGTCAGCTTCGTAGAACTCGTTCTCTTGAACCTGACCGTGACGCTTAACGCGCTGCATGCTTACAACAACGTCGGAACGGATTGGGTTACCCAGAACGTCGTGAACTGGTTGATCGCGGGTATCGATCTTAGCGGCCAGGCTTTCTTCTTGACCTTTCAGGATACCAACGGTGAATGGCGACTCACCCGACTTACGACGGAGGAAGTCTTCACAGGCGTTTACCGATTTGATCAGCAGGTCGCGCAGTTGCAGTTCGCCGGTCTTCAGATCGAACTCGGCTGGGATCGGGTATGCACCGGACAGTACGACTTCAGCAGTCGGCTTGCCGAACGATGCTTGGACGAACGCTTTCAGACGAGCGAAGTACTGCTTGCTGAATACGGTAGCGACGTCTACTTCCGACTCGATCACTTCTTGATGCAGGCCAACTTGCAGAGTGTGCTTGGTGGCTGGCAGTTCGATGCCTGGGTTAGGCATGATCAGTGGACGGATAGCGATAACAGGCTGACCACCGATGGTGGACAGTTTAGCGATAACCAGCGAGGACCAACCTACTTGGTTCTGATCGCGGTCGAAGCGCAGGATCTGGAAATCGTTAACCAGGTCTTGTTGCGAAACTGCTTGATCCTTCAGGCGAGTGAAGATTTGCAGAGCTTCGCTGGAGCGGGCATCGCCGCCTTGGGTTTTACCGGAACGCTCGAAGAACGAGTTAACGTTACCGATACCACCGTTGAATTGATTTTGTTGAGTCATCTGAGGTGCCTGTGTTGGTGCTTGTTGAACGAATTCAGTTGCGCTAGTTGGAGCTTGTTGAGCGGATGGAGCAGCTGCGGTGTCGAGGTCACGAATCATGGTACTTTCCTTTAAAGGTGGTTTTATTACTTGATCAAGTAATTGTTACTAGTGCATCTGATTATCAGATTCACCTTAGTAATATAAATCTCAAATCTTTTCTGATAACACAATAAACCATGTATCAGGCAATATTTGCCTGTTGGTGTAACACAGTTTGTGCATTACATAACATACCACAAAAAGTATTCCTTAAGTTTATCAGGGAATAAGTTA